AGCAATTGCCATCACTGACCACGGTACTTTATCTGGGCATAGGGAACTGCACCGTATTGCAAAAGCAAAGGGCATTAAGCCAATTCTAGGTCTAGAAGGATACATGTGTGCAGACATATCTGATACAAGAGATAAGTCTGAAAGAGAAGGTCAACAAGATCTTGTCTACAATCACATTATCCTTCTAGCCAAGAATCAAATTGGTTTGGAAAACCTTAACAAAATTAGTGAACTTTCTTGGACAGATGGTTTCTTCAAGAAGCCACGATTTGATTTTAGTATATTAGAAAAATACAAAGAAGGAATTATTGTTTCTTCTGCTTGTCCAAGTAGCGTTTTAGTTAAAGCACTTGAAGAAGAAGAGTTTGCTCTTGCCAAGAAATACATATCTTGGTTTAAAGAACGCTTTCAAGATGATTATTATATTGAAGTTATGCCTCATAATGAAGCACACATCAATAAGTATTTAATTGAACTTGCAGATGAGTTTGGAATTAAGGTTATTGTTACACCAGACTGCCACCATGTTGACTCATCTCAAAAAGAAGTTCAAGAGTTTAAGTTGCTTATGAACACACACGGCAAGGTAATAAAAGAAGCAACATACGAAAAGTCAAAGAAGAAGACTGATATGATGGAACGCCTAGACTACCTTTATGGCGAAGACCGTCAGATAACATTTAACAAGTTTGATATTCACCTGCTCTCATACGAAGAGATTAAAGCAGCGATGGAATCGCAGGGCATTGATCGACCAGACATATACTCAAACACAATCCTATTAGCAGAGACAGTGGGAGACTATGGCATTCAAGAAGGATTAGACTTGCTACCAGTGCAGTACAAGAATCCTGACAAGGAACTTGCAAAGGCTGCACTAGAGGGTTTGGTAGAACGAGGTTTGTCAGAAAATCAAGAATACCTGGATAGACTTGAAGAAGAGTTGCAGATTATTAAAGATAAAAAGTTTGCACCATACTTTCTTGTTGTAAGTAATATGATTAACTGGGCAAAGAAAGAAGAGATTATGGTGGGCCCAGGTCGTGGTTCTTCTGCTGGTTCTCTTGTTTGTTATGCACTAAAGATTACAGACATTGATCCTATTGAGCATAATCTTTTGTTCTTCCGTTTTATTAATCCAGAGCGTAATGACTTCCCAGATATTGATACCGATATTCAGGACACCCGTCGTGAAGAAGTTAAAGATTATCTAGTTAGACAATATCGACATGTTGCGTCTATTGCCACATTCCTTCAGTTTACTGGAAAGGGAATCGTTAGAGATGTTGCACGAGTGCTAAACATTCCTTTGTCAGATGTTAACAAGGTTTTAAAAACTGTAGATACTTGGGATGACTTCTGCACATCTAAATCTACAAGAGAGTTTCGTGAAAAGTATCCAGAGGTAGAAATTTATGGAGAACAACTTCGTGGTCGCATTCGTGGTACAGGAATCCATGCTGCTGGTGTTGTAACTGCAAAAGAACCAATCTTCAGATACGCACCACTTGAAACAAGATCTTCAACAGGATCAGATGAAAGAATCCCTGTTGTTGGTGTTGACATGGAAGAGGCCGAAAGAATTGGTCTGATTAAGATTGATGCTTTGGGTCTTAAGACTTTATCTGTTCTTAAGAACACAATTGATATAATTAAAGAGCGAGATGGAAAGAAAATAGATCTTCTTAAGATCAAGATGGATGATGCAAATGTTTATCAGATGTTGTCAGATGGGTATACAAAGGGTGTGTTTCAATGTGAAGCAGCCCCATACACAAACCTTCTTGTTAAGATGGGTGTTAAAAACCTGAATGAACTTGCAGCATCAAATGCTCTTGTTCGTCCAGGTGCTATGAACACCATTGGAAAAGACTATGTTGATCGTAAGCATGGTCGTCAGAATATTTCTTATACTCACCAAGTACTAAAACAATTTACGGAGGACACCTATGGCTGTATTCTTTACCAGGAACAAGTTATGCAAGCATGCGTACACCTTGGCGGTATGTCCATGTCGGAAGCAGATAAAGTTAGAAAAATCATTGGAAAGAAAAAAGATGCTAAAGAATTTGATCAGTTTAAAGAGAAGTTCGTAGAGGGAGCATCTAAGTTTATTGCTCCAAATGCTGCTCGTGATTTGTGGCATGACTTTGAGGCTCACGCAGGGTACTCATTTAATAAGTCACACGCAGTGGCATATTCAACGCTATCCTACTGGACAGCATGGTTAAAGTATTATTACCCACTTGAGTTTATGTACTCAGTGCTAAAAAATGAAAAGGACAAAGATGCGAGAACTGAATATCTTATTGAAGCAAAAAGAATGGGCATTAGCGTTAAGTTACCTCACATTAACGATTCGGATATCGATTTTAAAATTGAGGGTAAAGGCATTCGGTTTGGACTCAGTGCTATCAAGTTCATATCTGACAAAATTGGTGAAAGATACATATCAGCACGACCATTTAATTCATACAAAGAACTTGAAGAATTTACCTTTACAAAAGGAAACGGAGTAAATAGCCGTGCACTTCAGGCACTAAGAGCAGTAGGTGCTGCAACCTTCAATGATAATCCTAGAAATGATCAAGAGATTAAAGAGAATTTATATGAATATCTAAACCTTCCAGAGTTTAATATTACAATACCTTCTCACTATTATGCATTTATTCAGGAGATCGTTGACTTTGAAGAAAAGGGATCATACATTTTTATGGGTATGGTAAAATCAATTAAGCGAGGAACTGGATGGTCACGAGTTGAAATTTTGGACAAGACTGGCAGTGTTGGTATATTTGATGATGAAAATACCACTATTGAAACAGGTCGTTCTTATTTGGTTCTTTGTAATGACAACAGGATTGTTTCTTTTATACCTTCAGATGAGATAAAAGAGTCATCTCATGCTCTTGTAAAGTTCTTAAGTTATAAACAACTTCCATACAAGGATGACGAAATGTTTGTTGTTTCATTTAAGCCAAGGATTACAAAGACTGGAAAGAAGATGGCATCTCTTACTCTGGCAGACACCAGTAGAGACTTGCACTCTATAACAGTATTTCCTACATCCTTTGCAAAGGCTTATATGAGTATTGAAGAAGGAAAATCTTATAAGTTTGATTTTGGAAAAACAAAAGACGGAACAGTAACATTGGAGGATGTACATGTCAGTTAGTTTAGAAGAAGCATTAGCACAACTTGATCCTAAGTTAAGAAAAAGGTTAGGAAGTGGGGTAGGTATTAATTATGAATATCAACCAACCCCTAGTTTTGGTTTAAACCGTGCTCTAGGAGGAGGCCTTCCATATGGTAGGCAAGTTCTTATCTGGGGGTCAAAGTCGTCTGCAAAGTCCTCTATGTGCCTTCAAATGATTGCTCTAGCACAAGCCGAAGGAAAGTTGTGTGCATGGATTGATTCAGAAATGTCATACTCTGAAGAGTGGGCTAGAACTTTGGGGGTAGATCCAGAAAAACTAATCTACTCACAAGCAAGAACTATTAGTGACATGGTAGATGTGGGCGTTGGATTAATGAACGCTGGCGTTGACCTGATTGTGGTAGACTCTATTACATCAATGCTTCCAGCAATCTATTTTGAAAAAGATACAGATGAAATGAAAGCATTAGAAAACACTAAACAGATTGGAGCCGAATCCCGTGACTTTAGTAACGCATGGAAAATGCTTAACTATGCAAACAATAAAGTTAAGCCAACTCTGCTTGTTCTTATTTCTCAGTCTCGTAACAATATCAATGCTATGTATACTAGCCAGCAGCCTTCTGGTGGTCAGGCTACTAAGTTTTATTCCTCATGTATTGTTAAACTCTTTTCTTCAGAGTCAGACAATCAAGCGATTAAGGGCAAGATCAAGGTAGGAGATAAATTAATTGAAGAAAAAATTGGTAGAACTATTAAGTGGGAACTCCAGTTCTCCAAAACCTCTCCAGGGTTCCAGTCTGGTGAGTATGATTTTTATTTTAGAGGTGACGATATTGGTCTTGATACCATTGGTGATCTGGTTACTACCGCAGAGTTGAATGGCATTGTAGAACGAACAGGTGCATGGTACATATTGCCTGATGGTTCAAAAGTCCAGGGTAAAGAAGCATTTGTAAACCGTGTAAGAGAGGACCTTGACTTGCAAGAATCTATCAAGAATAAACTAAATGGATAAGTATACAGTCTATCAAGGTCAATGGACATGTCATACCTGTAAGGCAATTGTTCCAACACTAAGGTGTTATGCTGCAACAAAGACATTGACTTGGATGTGCAAAGAAAAGCACTTGACAACAGTGTATTTAGGAAGAAGAAAAAAGAAGGATTTTGATGACGGAGAAGAGTGAGTCTAAAAGAATAGGTGCCAAGCAGCACAAAAACTCTGGTCGTAATACTCAAAAGGGTGATGCTTCTTGGAATAACTTTGTTGTAGACTTCAAAGAAGTTGGAAAATCTTTTACTTTAAATAAAGAGGTTTGGGCGAAGGCTACTACAGATGCTATGAAGAATAGTAAAGATCCAGCAATAGTGGTCGTAATTGGCGAGGGCAACACAAAAGTAAGACTTGCAATAATTGAAATGAGCATACTTGAACAACTAGTGGAGGGTGTATAATAGTAATATGGAAAACATGATTATCAAGAATATATTGACACAAGAACAGATAGATCACATATATAGTGTTATTGATTCTACTCCAGAAGAAAACACTAGAGTTCAGACAAGACTTGGCCATAGGGCATACCTAGTTGGTCTGGGAGAAGACTTAAGAAAACACTTTGAAGAAATTGTTCAAAAATACTATGGAGACGAATGGGTTCTTACTGACTATCAGTTTGCTCGATACTCTAGTAAGTTTGGGTATAAACCAAAACTTTATCCTCATTTTGATGATGCTTTTGATGTTCATAAACTAACTTTAGATGTTCAGGTTAAGTCCACAATTGATTGGCCATTAGTTGTTGAGGGCAAAGAATTTTTGCTAAAAGATAATGATGGGCTAATATTTTCTGGAACAGATCAGATACATTGGAGAACTGACGCTGAGTTATCAGAAGATGATGTGGTAGATCTTATATTCTGTCACTGTGAGCGCAAGGATGGTCCAAACAAGTTTATCTCTGAAGACCATAAAGAAAAAATGAAAATTCTTGAAAAGGAATGGGAACAAAAAGTTTTAATAAGTCGTGAAGAGGAGTCTTCTAGTGCAAACTGAAAATACTACTATCGATATGGTTAATGGTCTTGCAGAAATAGCAGACTACATGCAAGATGAAGAACTCACTCAGGCACTAACCTTTATTGCTAAGATTATTATTAAGCCAGATATTCCAACACAGGTTGCAACTATTGAGATTGTAAGACTACAAGCAATAGCAGCAAAGATGGCCTTTAGAGCCACATGGATGGCTAATGTTGACAAGTCGGATCGTGGAAAGAAAAACCTTTACTATACTGCAGCAGAGTCTATTAACAATCTTGTTTCTGCACTCAAGTATATAACTCGCTAATCTGCTATACTTATACTAATAGAAACGAGAAAAACATGACAAAAAGTTTACTGCAACAAATTATGGTAAAGCAAGAAGTTCCACCAGCCCATCCAATTGATACTGCTGGCTTGACTGAAAAAATTCAGTCTGGCTATACAGTTAATCGTATTGATAAACAAACTCAAAAGAAAACTTTTGCTCCATCTACAATTGCCTACGGGCATGGCGAGTGTCCAAGATACTGGTACCTTGCTTTTGATGGACAGATGTTTGAAGATGACGCAACACCATACAGTGCAGCAAATATGACTGCAGGAACAAAGTCTCACGAAAGAATCCAAGAGGCTATGGGCAATGTCCCAGACTTCTTAGTTGATTCAGAATTTAAGATTACATATACAGATCCACCAATTTTTGGTTATGGGGATGTTATTGTTAACTGGCAAGGAGAAGAACTCCTTGGTGAAATTAAGACAATGATGAACGAAGGCTTTGAGTACCGAAAGGCACATATGAAGCCAAAGAGTGGTCATCTAATTCAATTGCTCATATATATGAAAATTTTAAAGAAGCCTAAGGCAGTTTTGATTTATGAAAATAAAAACAATCACGAACTGCTAATTCTTCCTGTTGAGGTAAATGATTATTATCGTAAATGGGTAGACCAGACATTTGATTGGATGAGATCAGTTAGAAAGGCTTGGGTTGATAGAACACTTCCTGAAAAGAACTACAGATCCAATTCAAAGATTTGCAAGTCATGCCCAATCAAAAAGGCCTGTGCAGATGCTGGCAAGGGGGAATTTAAATTAAAATCTATGGAGCCATTGAAAGATGAAGCATTGTAAATGGTGTGATTCAGAATTCAATACAGAGGTTAGTTACCAGATATATTGCTCTGTTCAATGCAGAGAGCAAGCAACTAAAGAAAAAATTGCAGAGCGATATCTGGTGCTTCGTCGTCAAAAAAGAATTGGTAAAGAAAGAAAATGCAAGGGTTGTCAAAAAAGTTTATCAATATATAATGATGAACCGCTATGCGTAGAGTGTTTTGTTAATCCTGTAATTGTTTTAAAAACATTAAAAAAGATTAAGGGTATGGGCAACAGTGAAGAATAAATGGGGTATGGAGATGATGCCAAAGACTATATGTGCTATTGATGCAAGCACAAACAGTCTTGCTTTTGCTTTGTTTGATACCCAACAAAAAGCGTTGGGCACTGTTGGAAAGATCAATTTTGAAGGAAGCAATACCTATGAAAAGGTTATGGACGCTGGTAAAAAAGTAAAGGCGTTTCTTGATATGTACGAAGGTTTTGAGGCTATCGTTATTGAGCATACAGTATTTATGAATAGTCCTAAGACTGCTGCAGATCTTGCACTGGTTCAAGGGGCTATTCTTGGAGCAGCAGGACAGTCTGGAACTAAGGTTATAGGTAGAGTAGCCCCAATCACTTGGCAAAATTTTATTGGAAACAAAAAGATATCCAAAGATGAGAAACTATATATTAAATCACAAAATCCAGGGAAGTCAGACTCATGGCTTAAGTCCTATGAAAGAGATCTAAGAAAGCAAAGAACAATTAACTTTATCAATATACAGTATGACAGAAATATAACAGATAATGATGTGGCAGATGCTTGTGGCATTGGTCATTGGTCTATAAAAAATTGGGATAAAGCCATTGGGCTTGACAAATAACTCCATGGCTGCTAAACTATATACATCAGAAGTCTTTATGCGTAAGAGGTATCTTATGGACAAGAAGACCCCAGAAGAGATTGCAAAGGAGTGCGGAGCCAGTGTTGAAACTATCTACGTATACCTTGCTAAATTTGGATTAAGGAAATCAAAGCGATGAAAAAAATTAAGTATGTTCTGTTTGTCTTGTCGTTAGTATCAGCAGTGGGACTTGCGTATGCAACCTTCACACTAAAAGGAATGCCAGAAACTTTTGATTGGGAGGAAGATGATGAGTGATAACCTAAACATAACTGTTGACCAAGTAAATAATCCAAGACATTACACATCTGATCCATCTGGCATTGAGTGTATTGAAATTACTAGACACCGCAACTTTAATATTGGGAATGCGTTCAAATATCTTTGGAGAGCAGGATTAAAGGATGAAGCAAAAACAATTCAAGATTTAGAGAAGGCAATTTTTTATATCAAGGATGAAATTAATAGACTAGAGGGCAAGTATGTCAACTGAAGAAGATTTAGTTAAGCACCTTGATCAGGTTAATCAGGTAGTAGAAGAATACCTAAAGGGCAATGACCCAACAGTAATTTCAAAACAACTTGATATTCCAAGACAAAGAGTTGTGACTCTTATTAATGAGTGGAAGGTTATGGCCTCTGCTAACGATGCAATTCGTGCTCGTGCCAAAGAAGCACTAGCAGCAGCAGACACACACTATAGCAAGTTGGTATCACGAACATACGAAGTTATTGATGAGGCTTCAATGACAAATAATCTTAGTGCAAAGACTGCTGCAATTAAACTTGTTATGGATATTGAATCTAAAAGAATCGACATGCTTCAAAAGGCTGGCTTGCTTGAAAACAAAGAACTTGCAGAAGAAATGATAGAGATTGAGCACAGACAAGAAGTGCTGATTAATATTCTTAAAGATATAGCAACAGAGCACCCAGAGATCCGTGACGAGATTATGCGTAGGCTTTCTAAAATCTCCAGGGATGATGAGGTCATAACAATTGTCCACGAAGTTTAATGAGTTCTTAGAAGTACTTAAAAACAATAACTTTGAAGAAACTCCTGTAGACGCAAAAACATTTGTTGAGTCAGCGTCCTATTTGGGTCAGCCACCTTTGTCAGATATTCAGTATGACATTGTTGAGGCAATGAGCCAGATATATCGTAAAGAGGATCTTATAGATATTATGGGTGAAGAAAAAGGCTCAAGGTACTATGAAAAGTACACAAAGAACGAAATCATTCTACAACTTGGCAAGGGATCTGGAAAAGACTTCACATCAACCGTAGCATGCTCATACATCGTATATAAACTTCTATGCCTAAAAGACCCAGCAAAGTATTTTGGTAAGCCATCTGGAGATGCTATCGACCTTATCAATGTGGCTATTAACGCACAGCAAGCAAAGAATGTTTTCTTTAAAGGTTTTAAAACAAAGATCGAAAAGTCACCATGGTTTGCTGGAAAGTATAACGCAAAGGCTGACTCTGTTGAGTTTGATAAATCAATTACTGTTTACTCTGGTCACTCAGAGCGTGAGTCACATGAGGGTTTGAACTTGTTACTTGCAGTGCTTGATGAGATTTCTGGTTTTGCATCTGAAGTTGGAACAGGTAATGAGCAGGGAAAGACTGCTGATAATATCTACAAGGCTTTCCGTGGATCAGTAGACTCTCGTTTCCCTGACCTTGGAAAAGTTGTTTTGCTTTCATTCCCTAGATATCCAGGTGACTTTATTTCAGAAAGATATGATGCAGTTATTGCTGAAAAAGAATTAATAGAAAGAACTCATGAATTTATAATCAATCCGTTACTTCCAGATACAGACCCAAGTAATAAGTTTCAAATTTCCTGGGACGAAGATCAGATCATTTCATACAAATATCCAGGAGTGTTTGCACTAAAGAGACCAACCTGGGAAGTAAACCCAACAAGAAGTATTGATGATTTTAAGATTGCATTTATGACAGACCTTGGAGATGCCATGATGCGCTTTACATGCGTACCAACTTTTGCTTCAGATGCATTCTTTAAGCAAGCAGAAAAGGTAAGAGCATGCATGACTCTTCGTAATCCAATAGACAATTTTAGAAGGTTTGACGAAGCATTCAAACCAGATCCAAATAAAAAGTATTATGTACATGCTGACCTTGCACAAAAGCACGATAAGTGTGCTGTTGCTATTGCCCATGTAGAAAAATGGGTAAACATACAAGTCATTAACAACTACGAACAGGTAGCACCTATTGTAGTAGTAGATGCAGTAGCATGGTGGGAACCAAAGATCGAGGGTCCAGTAAATCTTTCAGAAGTAAAACAGTGGATCCAAAACCTTAGAAGACTTGGGTTTGATATTGGAATGGTTTCGTTTGACCGTTGGCAATCGTTTGATATTCAAAATGAACTTCAGCAAGTTGGAATGAGAACTGATACTGTTTCTGTTGCCAAGAAGCACTACGAAGATATGGCAATGCTTGTATATGAAGAAAGACTGGCGATGCCAGCAATCGAACTCCTATTTGATGAACTAACACAATTGAAGATTATGAAAAATGACAGAGTTGACCACCCACGCAAAAAGTCAAAGGACTTGGCTGATGCTGTGTGTGGTGCTATTTTTGGGGCTATATCTCATACTCCAAAAAATAACAACACCGAAGTAGAGATTCATACTTTTAGAGACAGATCTAAGAGTGAATTTGACATGAAAAACGACGGTGTGATACAATATAAACCTATGCCAGATGATGTAAAAGATTATCTGGATAGATTAAATCTACTATAAAAAGAAAAGGAATAAATTAAATGAACTCATTTAAGAAAATCGCACTAGCCATGGTTGCAGCCATGACTTTGGGCACAATCGTAGCATCACCTGCAAGTGCTGCTGTAATGTCAGTCGCTGTAGAACTTGCTGGAACGGCCAATACAACCGCTTCATCAATCTCAACACCTGCATCATTACCAGTCCCTGCAGACAACTCAGTTGACGCTGCTGACGCACTAAAGTTCGTCGCAACTGTTGACACAGGAACAGTAGTTTCTGTAGTAGCAACAAACGCAACAATCGTGTCTGCACTACACACATCTGCTGCACCAGTAGGAGCATCTTCAGGTTCTTCAACCTTGACAATTGCAACTGGTACAGGAACAACTGCAACATTCTGGGTATATACAAAGACCACAGCAATTGGAACAGTAACAGTTACCAATCAGGGAACTACTTTTACATACTATGTACAGGGTACTGCTGGTAAGATTAATAACCTTACACTTTCAGCACCAGCAACAGGTGCTGCAGGAACAAAGCAGGACATCACAGTAACTGCAACAGATGCATTTGGAAACAAGGTATCTGGTAAGTCAATTACTGCAACAGTGTTTGCTGCTACAGCAACACTAGATTCAGCAACAGCAACAACTGGTGCTACACTTTCAGATTTTGGAGTTGCTACATTTAAGGCAACACTTCCAACAACTGGCACACGCTCACTTATTACATTTGCTCCAACAACATCTTCAGATGCTGTGGCTGCTGCTGTAACAGGTTTGACTGCTCCAACACTTGCACCATTCGCAGAGATTACAGTTCGTGATCTAGCATCAGAACTTTCTGCACAGGTTGCAGCAAAGGATGCAGCACTTGCTGCAAAGGCTGCTGCAGATGCTGCACTTGTTAAGGCAACAGCAGAGCATGCTGCTCTAATTGCTGCTGAGAAGGCTGCTTCTGCTAAGGCACTTGCTGATGCAAAGATTGCTTCAGACAAGGCACTTGCTGATGCAAAGGCTGCTTCTGACAAGGTTATCCTTGATAAGGATGCAACAATTGCTAAGTTGACTGCAGATAATGCTGCTGCACTTAAGGCAATTAAGACATCATTCAATGCACTTGCCAAGAAGTGGAATGCAAAGAATCCAAAGGCTAAGGTTACTTTACTTAAGTAATTAATCCAACAACTAAGGGGATTGGCTGAGTGCTAGTCCCCTTTTTTGTGCAATAAAATGGTATAATCATCCTATCAGACATAATGTCTGCAAGGGGGAAAGGTAAATTAAAAGACTAATACGCATACTAGCAGCCACACTTCTAGCATTTGGCTGGCTTATTATATCCCCAGAAGGTGCACACTCTGACGACCCACTATCAGTTGCAGCCCAAGAAATTCAAGAACTTAACAACAGCATAGAAGATCTTGGCTATAAGGATGAGTTTATATCATTAATTGAAGAAGCAGAAGATAAATATGATCTTGCCGTATCTGCAAAAGAGACCCAGACTCAAACCTCTGACCTATATGACGATGCTCTTGACGCAAAAGCCACGGCACTTGAAGAAAAAGACTTAGCCCAATCAGCAGTAGATGGACAAACAGTAACAGTAGCCACTGCTTTAACTAATAAGAACAATGCCTATGATGCACTTGGTGTAGCCAATATTAATCTACAGACAGCCCAACAAGCATTGAATAGTGCTGGTGGAGAAGGGCTTTCTTATACGGTCTACAATCTATTAAGGAGTGGAAATTCAGCAGTCCCTGGATCTGTAATCTGCTCAGGCACATGGAACTCAAACTATATGCAACTTCCAATATGTGGAAATAGATATGAAAATATTGTAGTTAAATTTGCTGGACAGATAACAGTTCCATCATGGTTCACAACAGTAGCATTTGCAGGATATACAGATGATGGATTTAGAATGTATATTGACGGACAGCCTGCTGTTAATAACTGGGTGGAGCAAGGAGTTAGATGGAGTGCATGGTCTCCAACATACGATGTAACTGAAGACAAAACTTTGGATGTAGAAATATGGTGGTATAACGGAGGAGGCCCAGGTTCTTATCATCTTGGGTGGACAATTCCTGGTGGAATGACTGGAGCAGGTTGTGACTATGCTGGAGATCCACGAGTATGGGGAGAAAACTTTAGTTGTAATTTAAATACATTTTCTTCTGGATCAGGTCCAACACAAGAGCAAACAAATGCGTACAACTCTGCACTTGCTGCAAGGAACTCAGCACAAGATGTATATAATGATAAATTAAATATTTATAACCAAGCAGTCTCAACACTTAATGGCTACAATCAAACACTAACCAATAAAATAAATGAATATGATAATTCAGTTTTAAATGTTGCAACAGCACTACAGAATAAAAATAATGCAATTAGTGCATACAATCAAGCAATTAATAATGTTGACAGTGCTATTGATAACGCATGGCGTTACTATGATGAGCAATCAGAAAGAGAATTAAATGCTGCTATTGCTCAAGCAGCAGCCAATGCTGCAGCCAATCAGCCTACCCCAGAACCCACACCAGAACCTTCTCCAGAACCAACTGAAGAGCCAACAGATGAGCCAAGCCCAGAGCCTTCACCAGAGCCAACAGATGAACCAACTGAAGAACCTACACCAGAGCCATCTCCAGAGCCTACAGTAGACCCTACAGATGAGCCTACACCTGAACCTACCCCAGAGGTTACACCAGATCCAGAACCATCTGAGGAGCCAGTTGTGGACCCAACTGAAGAGCCTACTCCAGAGCCTTCCCCAGAACCTGGACCAGATCCAGAGCCAGAAGATAATCCTTGGGCTGAGCCAGATGTAGAAATTAAAGATGAAGTATTAGCAGCCCTGATTCCTGAAAAAGGAACGGGAACCTCAGAAGATTTATCTGGAGTTATTGCCAACCTTACAAGCAAGGATAATAAGTTAGTTAAACTATCCCCTGAACAAATCACAGCAGTTAGTCAAACACTTAGAGCATTAACCCAAGAAGCAAAGGCAGAGGTTGCAGAAGATCTTGGTATCAAGGCTTCAGAAGTTGCACAGATTGCTGAGCAGATGAAGTCTAACCCAGCACTTGCAGAAGCATTCGTTGAGTTCACAGACAGAGCAGAAACTGCAGGGGAGACACCAATGCCATTTACATTAGCAGATGCAGTAACAGAAGTACAAACAGAAGCATTCTTAGCAGACCCACTTGGAGCAGTATTTGCAGTGGATGTTACAGAACTCCTATCCAATTTCTCTGAGTTGGGTATGGACATGACAGACGATCAGAGAGAAAAAGCCCAGGAAGTCATTATCCCAGTAATCATTGTTTCACAGATTGCAAATGTAATGATTGGGATGAGGAGGTAATATGAAAATAATCAAAAAGGTTGTGAAGGGATTCTTCACATGGCTTAAAGATGCAGGGGTGGAAGTGATTGCACAAGCCTTTACTCTCCTTGGCTTCTTCATCGCATGGCTAACTTTGACGGGATCAGCAAGAGACATTGTTGGTATTGCAGTACTAATAACAACAGTAATCTGGCTTATCACAATCCCGCTAAGAAAGGAGGACTAAATATGGCAACTAAAAAGGTAGTAGAGCCTCCTAAGAAGGAGCACCCACAAAAGGCAATCACTAATATCCTTATGCGTATTGTCGCAGTCTTTGCAGCATCTGGTCTATCAGTACTTGGTGCTGGAGCAGTAGTTGGAATTGACACAGTTCAGGCAGTATTCTTAGCAGGACTATTAGGAGTAGCAACAGTCATTGAAAGACTGGCAAGGGCTTTTTTGGACGATGGAAAACTCACATTGGCAGAGATCAATGATGCGTTTAAAACGGTAGACAAAAAGGCTAATTAGTCATTATTGACCTTGCTTGACAGCCCTCTCTAGGCAATGGTATACTTAAGTATCACCTATCTGGAGAGGGCTTTTGCCATGACTTGTATTGCCGTAGTAAAACATGAAGATAAGATCTACATGGCTGGAGACCGTGGGGCTTCAGATGATGGAACTATTTTAGCACTTGATGCACCAAAGGTTTGGAAGATAGGTCCATATCTTATTGGGTATGCGGGGGCAATGGACGGAGAAAGAATCCGTTATAACTTTAAGCCAACAGCACCTAATATTAAAGACACAGACAAGTTTATGCAAACTAAGTTTATTAAAGAACTTAAAGAATTTTATAATGAGTTCTGGGTTGACACATCTAAAGATGGAGATCTTGGTTTGATCATTGCGGTTCGTGGAGAAATCTATGAGCATAGTTCTGCTGACATGTCTTTATCTAAGTACACACTTCCATATCTTGCAATGGGCTCAGGAGCAGAGTACGCTTATGGAGTTCTGTACGCAACAGACAAACAAAAAAATGCAAGGAACAGAGTAGCACAAGCAGTAAACGCTGCAATTAAATTTAACCCATCCTGTATGGGCCCAGTTGACATTGTCAGTCTTTAGGAGTATACTTTAAATATGCATACAGAAGACGAGACAGAAGACGCAGAATTTGGTATCTGGCTAAGAAACGGTATTGAAAGAGGATGGATATCAGATCCATACTGCAATACACATGATGGTGGATATGAATTCATGGGTGAAGACGAAGTACAAGAGTGGGAAGACGGTGGAGATCCGTGTTGCCATGTAGTCAGACTAATGATTTAAAGGAGACAAGGTGTTTAGTACTTTAATTAATGATCAAAACATAAGTAAGTTTAAAAACAATACCCCTTTTGTTATTCGTGGCTCTAATTTTCCAGATGTTTCTTGGCAAACAGTTCTTGAATTATTAAATTATGATGTATTAAATGGTGGTCAAATTGGAAGTAAAATTTATAAAGACTATGGATTTAGACTTATTGAAGCAACCAGAATTCCAGAAGTTAGACTACTTGTAGATAAACTATATTCTGTTTTTGCCAAATCTCCTCACTTTGAAGATTTAGATGAAGAAGATTATGCTCATCAGATATACATAAGTCTTACAACACAAGAAGGATCTTATGGTGGAAAGCACCATGAACCTGAGCATGTTATTTTTTGGCAACTACAAGGTAGCAGTACATGGACAATTTACAAAAATGAAACAGATATAGACATTGTAGAGACACTTAACCAAGGAGATATAATTTATTGTCCACCAAGTCGTTGGCACGAAGTGTCTGCAAACTCACCTAGATGCGCCGTATCTATGGGCTTTGGATCGTTATCACAGGAGTAATATGAAAAAATTTATATCGATATTGCTATTCTTTACTTTTATTACACCTTCTGCAAATGCAATATATAAAGGAGAGGATGTATCAGATAACACTCTTGTTGCAAAAACAGACTCTGGCTGCTCTGCAGCACCAATCTCTACAAGAATCTTGATCTTAGCACAACATTGCTCAGTCAAAACTGGTTCAACTTTGATTAGTTTTTATGAAGAAGGCAAAAATAATAAAGTTATGTATAGGGTAATATCAAGTTTTGTTCCAATCAAAGACTATGTTAATAACAGAGAAAATGACATTATGGCAATTGTTGTTGATAAAGATATGCCAATAAAAAATAATATCAAGATAGCATCTTATGAGGATATCAAAAGGTTTACAGAGTCAGAAAGCATTGTTTATTTTTATGGGCATGGATTAATAGATAGATATTCTTATGGCTCTACTCCATCTCGTGCAGCATTTAGGTTTGTTAAAAATCCTCCTGCGTATATGAACGGGCATGATGGATATACTGAGTTTTATTCAATAAATAATTTATCTGAAGTATGTAGTGGAGACTCTGGAGGACCTTCCTATGTTTTTGATAATGATTATGTATACTATTTAGGAGCAACAGTTTCATCAAATAAGCCATTCTGTTCATCAGATAGTCAACCAATTTCTTTAGCAAGAAATGCTCTAATCCATCATCATTTATATCTGATAGATCAAGCAAAAGAATTTTTATTGGCAAATCCTTTAATTTTAGAACCTATAAAGTCTACAAAAATAGAAGAAACAACTACTGCTGTTGTTGCAGCAAATTCAGTTTCTACTAAGCCCAAAGTTATTGTCAAAAAAATAGCAGCCAAAAATAAAAAAATAGTTAAAAAGTTAGGAGTAAAAAAATAAACCTAATAAGAAATCCAGAATATTTCTACAATAATAAAGAACTTTTCACAAAGGTTGAGTTTTCAAACACTATAGAGCCTTCTTTGCAAAACATATCTTTTAATAAAGAGTACAGCGTGACTGATGTTTTTAAAGAAAGAATTAATAAGATTAACAAAAAAACTATACCAAAAATAAAATATAGGATGAATAATTTTGGCCATAGATCTGAAGACTTTGATGTATTAGACAAAAGCAAAACAAATATTTTGTACGCTGGTTGCTCAATGGCATTTGGTGAGTATCTACCAGAAGGTTATTCATGGCAGTACCACGTACACAAAGGCATGTCAAAAAAGTTTGACACATCTAAACCATTCACGCTTTCCTATCCAGGAGGAAGTGTGCAAAAAATAATCGATAATATTTATAAATACATTAATTTATTTGGAAAACCAGATTACATATTCTTATTGCTTCCAGACTTATTTAGAACAAATTGGCCAACTACAGATGGAGATTTGTTTGTTATTAAAATGCGCCACCAAAATGATTTAGATAGTTCTAGCACTATGTCTGAGCACTCCATGATATATTCTTGCCAAGCGTACTATAGATCTTTTGAGATATTCTGCAGTCAATTAGGAATAAAACTATATACATCCTCTTGGGATGATGAAACAAGTCACATATTTTCTACTTTAGGGTTTTCAAACTATGGTAATATGGACCTTGAAAGAGAAGAGGATTTTCTAATGAGCCTTAATAAAGATGATTTAGACGGATACGATAAAGACTTTTTAGTTAGCGCTGCAGACTCTGTGCATCCAGGAGTTATCACCAGTATGTATTTTGCAAAACATTTTTTAGATAGGGTAGAACAATGAGCATAATAAAAAAAATAATCTTAAAGTATAGATTAAGAAGATTTAATAAAAAACCAAAGAGGTATATATACTGATGATTATTCTTGGAATAAACGAAACCTCTCACGATGCGTCCGTATCTTTAATCAAAGATGGAGAAATACTTTTTGCTGGACATGCAGAAAGATACAGCAAGAAAAAAAATGATTGGTATGTGAATGATAGTTTAATAAAAGATGCTTTACAGTATGGTAGACCAGATCACATAGCCTATTATGAAAAGCCTCTCCTAAAGGCCTCCAGACTGGCTTTAAGGGGTGGATCTGGGGAATGGAAGCCAAGGTTTAATATAGATGGAATACCAAGAAAATCTTTTAGTCATCACTATTCTCATGCAGCAGCAGGATACTATACAAGCGCCTTCGACAATGCCGTTATTGTTGTACTAGATGCAATAGGAGAATATAACACTTCAACCATTTGGGTTGGAGAGGGAGATAAAATAAAATTAAAGTATAAGCAAAACTATCCAGTAAGTTTCGGTCTATTCTATTCTGCCTTTACACAGTTAATAGGCTTAATGCCCAACCAAGAAGAGTATATTATGATGGGAATGGCTGCTTACGGGGACTGGAAAAGATATTATAAAGAGGTCGATGAATACTTCCCGTCATATTCAAACCAAAAGTACAACTTTCATAAAGGAATCAATGACTGGGGAATGGAGATTACAGAGCAAGACAGATTTGATATTGCTGCAGCAGTTCAGGTTGTCTATCAACAAAGGCTAAATGATTTTATGCATATGGCCTATTCCATTACTGGTAAAAAGAATTTGGTATTTATGGGTGGTTGTGCACTTAACTCATCAGCAAATACGCTACTTTGGAATATCTTTGACATGATTTGGATTATGCCTAATCCAGGAGATGCTGGCAGTTCTTTGGGTGCAGCAGCAGCACTGTATGGAAAACACCTTGGGTGGAAGACCCCATATCTTGGTTATGATCTTGGAGGAGAGTATCCTGTTCAGCAAATTGTGGACGGTATACTAAAAGACGGAATCGTAGCAGTAGCATCAGGAAGAGCAGAGTATGGTCCAAGAGCATTAGGGAATAGGTCAATCCTCGCTGATCCAAGAGATCCTAATATCAAGGATAAGGTTAATAGAATTAAGCAAAGAGAACTGTTTAGACCTTTTGCACCAGTTGTATTGGCTGACCATGCACACAAGTGGTTTGATATGGACTTTGAAAGCCCTTATATGCAGTACACAGTTAAATGTTTAAAGCCAGAAAAAATACCTTCTGTGGTTCATCAAGATGGAACTTCAAGAGTACAAACTGTAACAAGAGAACAGCACCCAGGTCTATATCGGGCAATTAATAAGTTTTACCTACAAACAGGTGTACCTATACTACTAAACACAAGTTTAAATATTAAAGGGCAGCCGTTGCTGAATGATAAAAAAGATATTGAACTATGGGAAAAAACATATGGAACAAAGATTATAGGATCAGAAAATGGATAAAGACTCTATAGTAAAAGCAATACTCAATACAAATAGTAACTCTCTCTTTTTCTCTGACCTTGAAGGTTCAGAGCACCATAACGCTACATTTGCAATTCATCCAAAAGAATTTCCTATGTTTAAAATGAACAACATCCCAGTTCCAGAAGATGATGGCTCTGTTTCCTATCATTACAACAGTCTGGGTTTTAGGTCAGACGATTTTGTAAAAAAAACAGATAGTAAAAAAAATAGGTTTGTTTTTGCTGGGTGCTCTGAAGGTGAGGGAATTGGTGGCAACATAGAAGATAGTTGGACTGGAATGACGTATAATGCTATTAAGGATGAACTAAGTCTGGACGGATTCTATAATCTATCTATTGACAACTTTGGATTTCAAAAAATAATAATGAACTGTTTGCTTTATGTTAAAGAATTTGGAAAGCCAGATGCCTTCGTAGTACTTTTCCCAGATGTTGCAAGAGTTTTTAAGTGGTTGGATAGCGAAAACTCTTATACAATTGAATGGAAAGATCTTAATCATTTAGAAATAAAAGAAAACAGAAAACTATATATGGACTCAATGATAGATTTTATTTTATATATAAATATGTTTGAAGAATATTGTAGAATAAATCAAATAAAATTATTTTGGAGCACATGGAGTAGATTAGAAAACTCTGTATTGTCAGAATTAAACTTTTCTAAAAACTTTATTGAATTTAATTATCACCCTGAATTTTTTGAATATAAGCAAAACGAGGTCATTAAAAGAGATGGTCACCAAGGGCTAAACGCTCATAAGGTATGGTCAACTAATCTAATTAATGCTATAATAGATTATGCAAAAAATAATAAATAGGCTTAGGATGGTGTACTTTAGAGTGCGCTACAGGAAAATATACAAGAAAGCAGGAAAAGAAGATTTCATCTATTAACCCAAACTCACTCTACGATTATTCATCTTTTAGATTTATCAAGGATGAACTTTTGTCTGATAATTTTTCCCTACTTGATAGTGCTTTGGATAGGAGAGAGATTGAATACCAAACTGGAGAAAATTTCAGTAAAGTAAATTCTGATCTAGAGCAATCCATAAAAATTGATGAAGATGACTATATGGTAAAGTTTAGACTCTACGACCATGAAGTTATTTCTGACGGACCATACTTTGATTATAAGATTAATCTCGATGGATTTAGGACGAAGCATTTTGAAAAACTTAGTGGCGAAAATTTAAATATTTTATTTTCTGGTTGTTCATTTACTCATGGTGCAGGCCTACCATCGGACTATGCATGGCCAGCAAAAGTTATAAAGATGATATCAAAAGTTTCAAATAAAAATGTAGAGCATAGAAACATAGCCCTTGGTGGTAGTAATGTTTTTCAAATTTGCAAAAACCTAAGAATCTATATAGAAAAATATGGAAAGCCAGATTATCTTTTTGTATTATTCCCAGGGTTTGAAAGAACAATAAAGTATCAAGATCAAAATAATAGCAGAAGTTTTATTAAGGTAACCATAACTCAACCACACCATGAAAATTACAAAAAAAATAATGGAGTAAAACATTTTATGGAAAGTTATGTGATTGAAGAAAGTATTTTATTTGCAACAGACTACATTCATAATTTAGAATTTGTTTGTAGGGCCTTAGGTATAGACCTTATTTGGTCCACATGGTCTGAAGATTATAAAAAGATGTCAGAAGAACTTGGCTTTAATAATTATATAGATGTACCAAGTCGTGAATCATACACTATTGAAGAAAATACAGAAAATGACCCATATTGGTATATGGCAAGAGATAGAAATCATCCAGGAATTGGATATCATAAACTAATTGCTGATAGATTTTTTGATGCGTTTTCCTCAATATATAAAGAAAAGGATGTGAAAAATGTTTAATTGGGATGTAAGTAAAATTCATGAAAAGAAAAATTTTGTAACTAAAGATGAAGCAGATTTAATTATATCTTATGCAGAAAAGATAGCATCCAAAGATAAGTATTCAGATGTGATAGATCAGTATGGAAGAATAGTGTTTCCCTTTGTTGGCATAAAAGATAAAGAAGTTAAAGACTTAATGATAGAGTTAGAAAAAAAAGCATATACCTTTATTATTGGAGAATACGCTGCATCCCATGAACTAAGGGTGACCAGGCTAAACTGGAAAAGAGATATTGAAATAGTTAGATGGACTAGCGGTGGCCTACAAGGACATAGAGATGGTCACGAAGGCATGCCAACAGAAGATGACAAGTTAAGGCTAGGGCTACCAATTAGTTCTTTGGTTTATCTAACTGATGATTTTGATGGAGGAGAACTATATTTTGAAGACTTTGACTATGGGTTTAAACCTTCTGCAGGAAGTCTCTGCATGTTCCCATCATTTTATATGCACCAAGTCACTAGCATTTTCCCTAATGAGGGTAGTGTCGGAAGATACACACTGCCATTCTTCCACGGATTTGATGTAAGAGAATACGGTGCGGAATTTTTAGAAGAACCAAACCATGGTGGATATGAGTACCAAGAAGATAGTTTTAATGAGATCGTTATGCGTAAATAATGATTGAGGTTAAAAATGGAATGCGTGGAAGTGAATTTTGGCTAAATAGTTCTGAACTTTCTTTTAGTCAAATACTTACGGGATCAAGGGTCCCAGCAAAATGGTCAAAATACTCTCTAATTGAAGAAAAATATAGAAATAGTATAGTAAAACCAGTCAATAGATATGTGTCAAATCTATACCCAAGACCAGAAATATTGTCAATAAACAATAATACTGTAAAACTTAGACAAAAAACCCATGCTGAAATTTGGGTAGATATAAAAAGTGACGATCTTTATGCCTTAGATAAGTGTCACCAAAGACAGTTCTATCCATCTGAAAATAAAATTGACGACCCAGATTCTTTCGAGCCAACATATAAATTTTATATGCCATGGATAATAGATCTGAATTCTATGATAGAGATTAGTCCAGCAGGAGACTGCTTTTATTCTGAGAAATCAATAATTAATACAAAAGAAAATGATATTATTTTAGATTTTATAGATGTGCCTTTTATTGACTTTAAGATAAAAAGGTTCGGTGCTCATATGAAAAATTCTAATTATGGTATAATTGAAATAGGAACACCAATGTATGACATAACGCTAAATCTAAACGACAAAGACTTGGAAAAAATAAATGAGCAATACAGATAAAGAAATTGATATTATTTTTGTTGCTGGAAATCACCCAGACTATTTACCACCAGAGCCTGCATATAAAAAAATACCTCAATGGTATCGTGATCTTGCAAAGCACTATGTTTCAAATGATTTAGAAAATCTCGATCCAATTAATGATAGGGGTGGAGACGGATCTAATGTTTCTACAAAACTGTGTCTGCCATTTCAGGACGCAATGTCTCTTGGGTACATGTATTGTCTAGAGGGAAATCTTACAGTAGAACTTTCTAAGAGTGGTAAGCCAAGACTATCTTGGGACTCTGACCTAATGCTTATTGACAAAAGGCCATATGTAGATATGGCTATACCCGATGATGTTCATCCAATACATTTTGGTGTTAAAATGAATTGGTTTTATGAAACTCCACCAGACTACTCTTTACTAATGACAATGCCACTAAACAGACCAGACCTGCCTTTCTGGACTCCATCTGGTATTGTTGACTCTGATATATGGGGGTTGCCTGCTTTCCTTCCGCTGTTTATTAAAAGAAATTTTGAAGGGGTAATACCAAAGGGAACTCCAATTGCTCAGATGATTCCAATCAAGAGAGATAATTGGAACCTGGTCATTGATCAATCACAGGAAATGTTAGACAAGCATGAACTACTATCTGAAAACAGAAGGTCTCACATTACTGCACATTATAGAAAATTTGCCTGGCGCAAAAAGCAATACACCAAAAGAGATCTGTAGTATAATAGTTATATAACAAAGGGGAAAAAATGATAGCAAGCAAGACAGTTCAGGTTTCAACTAAGCCTCATAAATTTTTTGAGCGCTACCTAGACAATGACCTGGATAAACTTTCAAAATTCTTAACAGAAAAATATGAATTAATCCAATCAGCAAAACTGCGTGGTGTAGATGAATTAGGACAGGAAGAAGCGTGGGTAGAATCTGGAAGTCTTTCTACTGTTAAGTGGAGAGAGTACAATGTTTTTCAGTTTTCAAATAATGAAATCTATAATGTTTTTAAAGGAATTTCAGAAGCAACTCGTGAAGCCTGTGAATATTATGGAATTAATTTTGAAGAACAAAAGTATATGGTCCAGGGATGGTTTAACATAAATCACTCAGAGGTTGGTAAGTTAAACTGGCATGATCATGGCGGACCATTTGCTCCACATTTTCATGGATACTATTGCATCGCAGCAGAGCCATCTATAACTCATTACCAAATTAATGATGGAACTAGTAGGGTTGTAGATAATGTTAATAAAAATAATAGGCTAGTTATTTCTGAAATGGGTCATCCTCATGCCATGGGAGACTGGAACTGGAATGGAGCAAGAATCACACTTGCATACGACATTGAGCCTCTTCAGTCTTTGATTGATAATCCAGGTACTATTGAGCAACACTGGATTCCGTTACTATAAAATGAAGAGCATATTTGTACATGTGTATGGATACAAAAGTAAAGAACTTCCAGAAGCAGTATCTTCATTAATTAATAATCAGAGTGGTCATCACAATATAGTAGTTTCAGTGTATGACCAGGTTAACATAGATAGAGAAGAAAAGTTTCCAGATGTATCATATAGCCATGTTTACTGGGACTCTCTAGAGTCTCCCTTTACATATCTAAACAATTCTTTATTAGAATGTGACAAAGACTATTTTATGTATATTGATGGTGCAATCATGTTTGAAAAAAATTGGGATTTAGAATTGGTTATGGGGCATGGAGGAAGACCTTGCGTACTTAGTGGAAATGCTTTAATAAATTTTGTTCCACAATATAAGTTTTATCCTAACTATTTTAAAGCAGCACTTAACACAACAACCATGACTAATTGGATATCTCAAGATTTTATTTTTATGACAACTGAAATGTTTAAAGATTTTCCAAACTTGTCTAGACTAAAGCATTATGGATTAGAAGAAGTTTATTCAATGTATGCTTGCAGTAAAGATGTTCCTATTTTTGCAATTGCCAGCGCATGGTGCCGTAGACTTGATAGTGGCATTAGTGGAGTAGACTATGTTCCTTTTTCTTTAAAGCATAACTATGACCTAGTGACAAGTCTATTTGTTAAAGAGTCCAATGCCTTTTTTGATGGTCTTTCATGTGTAGATAAACTATATAGTTTGACAGGCTTTGATTTTAGCAAACTGTCATGGCTTCCATTTTCTCATGATGACACATCGTATAACACCGCTATGGATCTCGACGAGATGAATGAAACAAGATTTATCAGCAATGTACGAAGTATAGAGTAGTGGTATAATATGTTAGGAGGAAAAAAATGCTTACAGTTCCAGTAGTTGTTGAAGATTTTATATCTGCAGAAGATGCAGCGATACTATTAGAAGAAATGTCTACACCATCTGAGGTAAATCCTTATCCAGAATATTATAAAACTAGGTTTGGTGGAACGGGATATCCATACAACAGTCGGGTTTTAGCAATACAAAAAAAATATGCTCTAAAGTCAAATGAGTTATTGCAAAAACTAAATCCAGAAGAGCCAAATGAAATAAAAACATTCAAGTGTTTTGGATCTACATGGAGCCCAGGGGGATATGGCTTGGTTCATGTTGATGACCAAGACCCAGAACCATTTATTGAGTACAGCACAGTTATATATTTGAATGATAATTTTGAGGGTGGAACAATATTTTTCCCTGCAAAAAACTTTGAGTATGTTCCAAAAAAATATTCTGGAGTATTCTTTATTAGCGATGGCAGCGATTGGAAGCACGGAATTACACCAGTTGAAAGTGGAGAACGATCTACTCTGCTTTATATGCACACAACTCAACTCGAACATGTAGATCCAGACTTGGACTAATTATGGTAAATTTTAGAGATACAACATTTGCAATGCTGGAAAATCATCCAGATGAGAGCATGATCGACTGGAAATTTTGTAGTAGAGATCATTACCTCAAATTTGAAGAAATGTTTAGAAAGAATGTTTTATTCTTTGATCCATTTCTAGTAGAAAACTTCTTTGATAAAAATGATTTTGAAGAATTAAAGGGTATACTAGAGTCTAAAGATGTCAAGGATATTGCATATACAAAGCAAATGAATAAATGGGAAGATGCAATCACTATTCCGCAACATTTCTTTGATAAGGCTATCAAAAGAACACAAGACTTGCTAGGAACAAAAGATGTGGAGTTAGGCTATTATCTATACGCACATCACCAAATAACAGCAGAAGGCCGTAAGCCATTTTTGCAAGTTCACCTAGACTGGTCTCCAGGATGCTATATGGTTGATCTTCATATTGGTGGAAATCGTGACTGGGGTTTTATTGCACACGATAAAGAATTTATAACAAAGCCAAATGATGCAATTATTGTTCAACCAGAACTAGACTTTCATTACAGGCCAGCATGGAATTCGGATAATCCAGAAGAGAACTATAAGGTTTTATTCTTTCATTTAATTAGAAAGGATCATTGGAAAAATCTTTATGGCAACGAGTACATACAAGATAAAGACTTCCTTGATTTTCAAAAGCAAAGACTTCACATTTGGCAAGAACTATATGTAGATCATGTAAAGAGTGTTGATGGATTGCCAGAGCCAGTTTTTGGAGATGACTCACAATTAACTGAAGACGACAAGAGAATGTTCAATGTAGAGAAGAAAGTTGGAAAATAATGTTTACATATGAAAAATTAGGAGATGGTTTAGTTTTTTATAAAAATCTTATTGAAGATCCATATCAAATTATTTCAGATATAGAAGAACTAAATAATAGGATAGAAAACGATATTAAAAATGGAGTACCAGGCGCTGCAGAAAGTTTTGTAAAGCCTTGGCACAACTGGGATCATGACAATGGAACAATGACTCTTCATTTTTGCAAACAGCGTTGGCTTCCAAGAACAGAAGATATGAATGAAAAAGATATGTACTATGCAGAATACTCATCAATATCCGATAGACTATTCAGCGCACTTGATTCTAGTTTTAAGCACTATTCAACAGAAATTTACCCATATGCATCTAGAAACTTAAAGGGCAAAGAGGATAACATGAGTATATTAAAGTATGAGACAGCAGGGTATTTGCCAGCGCATACTGACCATGGCAGTAGCAGTAGAACGCTATCAGTTGTCCTATATCTAAATGATGATTTTGATGGAGGAGAGATAACATTTCCATACGTAGGGAATGGGGTTACAGTCAAGCCAGGTGCTGGCAGTGCCATCTTTTTCCCATCAATGTTTGTATATGTTCATGAAGTTGCTGCAGTGACAAAGGGAACAAGATATGCCCTTCCTAACTGGTATCATAATATGAGTAACAAGATATATACAGATGGGACAGAGTAATGAGAAATAGAGAAGAAGAACTTTTATCAGAACTTAACTTTATGTATAAGAAATATGAAGAACTTTGTATTGCTTATAAAAAACTTGCTAAGCAAGCATTAAAAGTAAGTTTTGAAGAAGTTCATGATATGAGTCATATGACATTTAAAAATGAAAAGGAGATAATGTAATGAAAGAAGCAATATCAGGAGGATCTAGTAAGCCAGCAAAGGGATCTGTAGAAGCAATCATTGCGGTTGCAAAGAAAGAACTAGGAACCATTGAGGGTCCTAAGGATAACGAAACAAAGTATGGTGCATGGATGAAGGTTAACTTCCAACCATGGTGCCAATCATTCGTTTCTTGGTGTGCATTTACTGCGGGAGTTTCAAAGTTTCCAAAGTCTGCATCAACAGTAGCAGCGTCAGATCAGTTCAAGAAGGAAGGCCGTTGGTCAGATGCTCGTAACGATGATCCAATGCCAGGAGACTGGATCTATTTTGATTTCCCAGAAGACGGTGTAAATCGTATTTCACATGTTGGTCTTTGCATTAAGAACAATGGCGATGGAACTATCCAAGTTGTTGAAGGAAATACATCAGGAACTGCAAAGGGAGATCAGCGCAACGGAGGAATGTGCGTTGAGAAGACTCGTGGCTATGTAAAGAACAATAAGAAGAAGTTGGTTAATGCTGTAGTTGGTTGGGGTCGTCCAGTTTATACTGGAGAAGAAAATGCTCCGTTGCTAAACAAGGTAGCATCAACACCTGCAAAGCCTGCTGTAAAGAAGTCATCAGGTGGCGGAGGAAAGGGTTCTGTGGCTCTATAATGGAATCAACTAGAAGAACTTTACTAAAGACAGCAAGTTGGGAAACATTTCACCTTGTTGGAGTTGCTGGTGTGATTTATTTATTTACTGGTGAGTGGGAGTATGCTAGTCTTGGTGCTCTTATTTATATCGGTTGGGAAGCACTTGGATATTTTCTTCACGAAAGAGTGTGGGCAAAGTTTGGAAATAAGGTAAAGTAATGAGAATTAAAATTATTAGACTATTTGTTTCTATTCTTGGCTACAAACTAGAAGATACTAAGATTAACCTTCCAATTTGGCAACTTAAAAAGAAAAAGTAACATTATGCCAGCATATGAATATGATTGTATGGTTTGTGCTACGAGATATTTAAAAACTCGTGGTATTTCTGAAGAAGATCCAGGGTATGAGTGTGAGACTTGCAATAAGCCTTTAGTTCGTGTATACTCTAATGTAGGAGCCGTTTTTAATGGTTCTGGATTTTATTCCACCGACAACAGAAAGAAGTAGTATAATGTTTACAATGATTAAAGATGAGGTTAAGCAAGATTGGCAACTATCTCCACATGACCGTTGTGATAGATGCAGCGCTGAAGCCTTAGTTAAAGTAACGGGTATCAGTGGGGATCTCTTGTTCTGTGGACATCACTATAACAAGATTATGGCAATCCCAGATGGCTACAATAGCATGATGTCTTTTATGATCAGTATCATTGATGAGCGAGAAAAACTTGTTGAAAACAAGGCAAAGGGTAAAGACTACTAATGATTATTCAGATTATTGGCCTACCTGGTTCTGGTAAAACAGAACTAGCAAAGGCCCTAAAAGAGCGTATTAATGCCATTCATCTTAATGCAGATGAAGTCCGTGCAACAGTCAATTCAGACTTAGGGTTTGCCCCAGAAGATAGACTTGAGCAGGCTCGTCGTATGGGTGAGATGGCAAGACTTATCTCTAAGCAGGGTGTAGCGCCAGTAATTGTGGATTTTGTTTGTCCAACAGACCTAACTCGTGCAGCATTTGGAAAGCCAGATATTCTGGTCTTTATGGACACAATTGCGGAGGGTCGCTTTGAGGACACAAACAAGATGTTTGAAAGACCAACAGAGTTTGATGTATCATTTGTTGGTCACAATCTAGATGCAGAAGCAAAGGCATCCCATATCATTGATAAGTTTGGGCTACACGATTGGTCTGCACCTACAACTCTTATGCTGGGTAGGTATCAGCCATGGCACGAAGGCCACCACGCTCTTTACAAAGAAGCGGGGAAGAGAACAGACCAAGTACTACTTGGAGTCCGTAATACATATAATACAAGCGAAAAGGATCCACTTAAGTTTGATCAGGTAAAAGAGTATATTGCTAAGGATGAATTTATGGATGGCGCATTAGTACTAAGACTTCCTAACATTACCAACATTGTATATGGTCGTGATGTAGGATATAAGATTGAACAAGTGGATTTGGGGGCAGACATTCATGCTATTTCGGCTACGCAAAAACGTAAAGAGATGGGTATCTAAGGTGTGGAACTTTATAACTAAGCCAAACAATATTGAGTGGCCGTCATGAATGTAACCAAACAAAGATCAGCACTAAAAGCAATTACATGGCGTGTCATTGGAACAGCAGATACCTTTGTTATATCTTGGGCCATAACCAAAGAGCCAGTAACAGCAGGTGCTATTGCAAGTTTTGAGGTATTTACAAAAACAATTCTTTATTACTTCCATGAGCGTGGTTGGAATAAAATAAAATGGGGGAGAAAGTAATGTATGAATACTATGTAAGAAAAGTAGAGAATGTTGTAGATGGAGATACCATCGATGTTCTTATTGATTTAGGGTTTGATATCCTGTTTGCATCCCGTGTTAGACTGGCTGGTATTGACACTCCTGAGTCACGCACAAAGGACCTTGCTGAGAAGGCTCTAGGTCTAGAGGCTAAGGAGTATTTAAAGAAGTCTCTTAAGGATGCTAAGTCTGTTGTGATCAAGACTGAGAAAATGGATTCATCTGAAAAGTATGGTCGCATTTTAGGCTGGGTATATGTAGATGGTAACACCATATCTCTTAACGATATGATGATTAATGATGGTTATGCATGGGGATATCTTGGAGATACTAAGGTTAAGGATTTTGGAGCGCTTGCAAAGGCTAGAAAGAAGTCTGGAAAATGAGACATGTCCTTTACTTTACTGCTGATTGGTGCAACCCATGTCAGAGAACTAGGCCTGTTGCTGAAGAACTAAAGCGAGAAGGATTAATAGATTTTTTATTTATTGATGCAGATACAGAGTTAGATCTTTTAGAAAAGTTTGGAATTAAATCAGTTCCAACATATATACTTATTGAAGATGGAAGAGAAGTATCCCGTATGAATGGAACAAAAACAAGAGATCAGTTCTTGGAATTTTTGGGAGAGTAAAATGAATCCAAGAACAAGTGCAATGGTTGATCACTTAGTAGACCAAGGCGCAATTAAGATTCATAGTATTGATGAGGATGGGCAAATGCTTTATAAGATAACTGATAAACTCAGAGAAGTTAATCCAGATATATATAAAAAGTTAGTCAATCAATACAATGATCACATGTTTAGGCTAATAGATAAAGGTCCAATGACTATGGTTTGGAAACTAAATGGATGAAGATAGAATCTTTGAGGATTTAATTTTAAGTGGTGCACTAGAAGTTGCTGGTGTAGACATTGACACTGGAGAAATGCTGTATAACTTTACAGACAAACTAAAAGATATTAATCCTAAACTTCACAATGAATTTTCTACATATTTCTCAACAGAAATATCTGGTCTTTGGGAAAATGGTTTTATTGAAATGGATGTTACAGAAAAAAATCCTATGGTTTCTTTAACAAAGAAGGCATTAGATGAAAAAGAAGTAATGAAACTAGATAAACAAAAACAGTATACTCTAAAAGAAATAATTAGAGTTATGCTAAACCATAGGAGATAGATATGGATTTTCTTATTGGTGCTGTCACAGCCACAGTAATACTTTATTTTGCCATGAAATATTTTGAAAGACTTTTTAATATTTCAGAAGAACCAAAAAGATATAACTTTACACAAAGCGCACTACACGAAATGATAAAGCCTTTGCTTCCAGAAGAAATATTCAGGGTAGAGAATAAAAAAACACAGTCCTATGAGTATGAAAAAAAGACAAATGTTCGTGTTATTGTTCTAGACGGAATGGCATACTGGATCAAAGATAACAAATTCTATGAGGCAGAAATAAATGATCAGGGGATTAACAAAGAAGGATCAAGAGTAGTTGACACAATAGGCATGGATAAGGTACAATTAGATAAGATGCTGTTTATAATGGACAAACTAAGAGAGGGGCTATCAAATGATAGTGGGGATTCAGGGGACTAATAGTTTTAAAGACTACAATGTTCTGTTGCGTGGCATGGCTGTAGCAATGTCTATGATTAATCCAGCAGACTTAAACTTTGATATTTACTCTGCAGGACCAGGAAATGTAAATGATATGGTTTCTGAATTTGTAAACCTGTCAGAGCGTGGACTAAAATCTCGTGGTAAAAAAATAAAAGTTTACAAGGTAGCACCATCATGGATTAGCGATAATATCAATGATTTTAATTACATTGCATACTTTACATCTGCAAGTGAGCAACCATCAAAACTGGTTGAAATTGCAAAAACAAATAACATCGAAGTCGGAATTTTTAAATACTAAGGAGATAAAATGATTGTAAAAACATTAGAAAAAATGGAAAAGATTGTATCATCAAACAAAGATTTGGTTTGGTCTGGTTGGACAGTTACACATTTGACTAGATCTGACTTAGCACAAACATCAAAGCATGGAGTATATGTAAATGGCAAGTGGTATTTGCAAAAGCAGTTTGCTCCAACAAGAGATGGTTGGAATATACCAGATAGGTTTACAAAATAAAACATGAAGAATGACTGGAAAGATGATGCTGCTTGCTTAGAATATGATACTAACCTATTCTTTGACAAGTATGAGGAAGATGAGTTACTAAGGCCAGCGATTGACAAACTCTGTTCTCAATGTCCAGTCTCCAAAACTTGTTTTGCAGTTGGGGTATCTCAAAAAGAGTGGGGAATTTGGGGAGGAATCTATTTAGAAAATGGAGAACTCTCCAAAGAATTCAGTAAGCATAAGAATAGAAATGATTGGGCAAATACATGGAAGTATTTGACTATGGAGAACTAGATGTATACAGATCAAAATAGAAGAGCCTTTAAGTCCGTATCTCATTTTTCTCCTGCTAACTTTAAACTAGATGTCATTGACAACGATCACTTTTTAACATTAAGAGCGAGTGAAAAAGATTTTATGTTGCTTACTGGAGAAGACAAGGTTCGTGCAGTTGAGTATATGGTCAGAGCCAAGAAAGCCTTAGAAGATACTGGGGCAATTGTTTTATTAGTTAGGGAAGGTGGTAAGGAATGATATTAAATTTAATATTAATATCAATTATTATTTTTTTTGTTTTGCTATCTGCCGTTCTAGGAGCAAGACTAATAACATTGAGGAATGATCTTGCAGAGTTTTCTCTTAGGGCTGCCCTACTAGAGCAGGGTGTCAAAAAGGCTTTAAGCAATGAGATAAAGCCAATAGAGAATACAGAAGGATTTATGAAATTTATTTCTGAGTCTAGAGAATGGGCATTTGACTATATAGATGATGTTCAAGTGGCTATTCAGGAGTTTAAAGAGGCTGCAGGGCCTGAAATAGAGTACTTCAGGGAGTTTGGCAGCGTAATGGATCTACCAACAGATGGACTAATTCAAAGAATAACTAATGCATATGATAAACTTATACTAATGTTACCAGAGGAAGAAAAATGAAAGATGTTCTTTTATCAACACTAACAGGTTTTGGGTGTGGCATCGTGTTTGCTGCATTCAAATTACCAGTACCAGCACCACCAGTTTTTGCGGGAGTCGCAGGAATTATTGGTCTATGGATTGGTTTCACAATACTAACACGATTTATATCCTAGGAGGAATAAAAATGAATGAACAAATTAAAGCAGCACTAGCGTCATATGGACGATCAGTACTTGGAGCAGCAACAGCAATGTATGCATCTGGTGTAACTGATCCAAAGACACTAGCGTACTCACTACTTGGAGCATTAATCCCCGTAGCATTGAGAGCAGCCAACCCTAATGACAAGGCGTTTGGAAAGATGCCTTCAGTAGATGAGGTTGATGTAGCACTTAAGACCGCTAAGGTGGTTAACAAGGCTGCAAAGAAGGCTCCTGCTAAGAAAGCAGCAGCAAGAAAAGTCCCAAGAGGCGCAGCAAGACCAGAGTAATCAGTTAGATATAGTTAAGGGGGTCAATTTTTTGGCTCCCTTTTCTATTTCTTTATATTCATTCATAAGAAGGTAAAACTCTGGCATTTTTTTAAATTTCGTTAGTACTCTATTTTTTAATTCTGGATACTTTTCTTCTCTTGGTAAATGATAGTTTCTATAAAAATTTTCTGGATCTCTATATCTTTGTTCATCTATTTTTAAAAGATTTGCTTTTACTTTTTTTGTGTCTATTTTATTTACATACTCTAAGTCTATAGCCTTTAGTATTCTTTCAAGCACACTGTCTATATTATTAATGATATCATCAAATAAAATAACCTCTGCATAGCCATACTTTATTTGATTTTTTAAATACTTGTGATATTCGGCACACGCATTTCTTATTTTTGATTCTAACTCGTGGTCACTAAGATTTTTAATTTCTTCACTAGAATAGTGAAACATAAAAAAACTAGGAATAAGTTGTTCTGGGTTCCTAAATATTACAAAATGTACTGTTTCATTGTCTGGATCTTTTAGTTTAAGTAGTGCAGAACTATGAGTGTGGTTCTGAAGATTCCATTTTGTATTAAAGTCAAATTCATCAGAAATGTTATTTTCGACTGCTTCAAGAAAGGCAAACGCCAGATATGTATTGGCAGATCTAAACATTCCATTTAATAGTATGTCTTTTGAGTGCATACTTTACATTGTATCACAACCTATGATATAATATATATACCTGCCCAAATGGGGGGTAAATTAACTTATTCGCTTGAAAGGGGAATAAAATGGTAAACAAACTAACTATGGATCTATTCAATGATCCCTTTTTTATTGGCTTTAACAGAGAGTTAGGCCGATTAAACACAGCATATAAAACAAACTCACAGTCATATCCTCCGTACGATCTTCTTAAACTAGATGAAGATACATATCAGATTTCTCTGGCTATTGCTGGATTTTCTAAGGAAGACATTGATGTATCAGTAGACAATGGAACGCTTATTATCAAGGGTGAAATTGTAGAAGTAACAGATGCAGAGGTAGTCCACAAGGGTATTGCAGGAAGAAAGTTCGTAAGATCTTTTGCCCTTGGAGAATATATGGAAGTAACATCTGCAGAACTGAAGGACGGCATGTTACATGTTCATGTAGTTCGTATTGTTCCTGAAGAAAAGAAGCCTAAATCTATTAAAATTAAGTAGTATAATAGATACTATTCCGTCATGATACATGCAGTTGCTTTTAGCAACCCTATTGCTGAGTACGGATAAGCCCAAGATCGCAACTTGGGGGACCTGAGCAAGTCTATAAACTGCTCATTTCCTATGCTACAATATAATTGTCCCACACAGGACCTTAGTGATGGATTAGTTACCCATTGGATAGAGACCGTGGCGCAAGTCAGGTGAATTGCCTGTGTGGGGCCCTAATATTGCAGGGTATAATAGAAGCAATGACTGACAAAGAGTTAGATATCTATAATAAGCAAGAGTATAAAAGAAAACTTGCTAAGATAAAAGAAGATTCTGGCTGTGTAGATTGTGGAATCAATAATCATATTATCTTAGATTTTGACCATATAAGAGATAAGAAATATAATGTGTCAAGAATGATTCATGATGGTTTTTCTTGGAAGTCTATAAAGAAAGAGATCGAAAAATGTGAAGTAGTGTGTGCTAACTGTCATAGGATTAGAACTCACAATAGGCTTAATGGTCAGTCATGATATAATAAAGTATGTATAAATATACCAATAATTTTTTAACACCAGAAGAAGTTGTTTACTTAAAAAATAAGATACAGGGTTTACCATATCTTTTTGTGCGTCCTAACGCTGCAAAAGATGGAATTGTTGGCTTGACTGGAAGTAAGTATTCTGACAAGGGAATCTTAGTTAATGAGCCTTTGGATAAAGATATTGTGGACTATATTATAGAAAGGTTTGCTGCTAAAAACAATGTGACTGTTCACAAGATTTTGAGAGGCAGGGCAAACTTAACCTGCAAGACAAATGATCCAAGGCCAATGGAACCCCATGTAGATCTAAGAAGAGTTGTTAAAAACTATAACCTTGTTTATTATGCTAACGATGCCGATGGAAGCACAAATTTTTATAGCAAGAAGTATACTGGAGAACATGTAGATGGGGATAGCCTAGAATTATATAAGTCATTTACCCCAAAGGCTGGGTATGCCTTATTTTTTGATGGTGATATTTTCCATAACTGGGAGTTTCCAAATGAAGCAGATTTTAGGTTTTCTATTGTTATTAATTTAGTCTGTGATGTTGATGAGTCTATGCTGGAGCCAGTTGATTTTTAAGTATATGGTATACTAATCTAATGATAGATGATTCAATGATGCCTACAAGCACATATCAGGGTTGCGAATGTGAGACTTGCAAAGAACTTAATGTAGACTGCCCAGACTGTCCTGTATGCTCTCCAAACACCGATTCAGAGGTTTCTATGGCCATGTATGACTCATCAATTGGAAAGGCTGATCCATGCTGGGAAGGTTATGTACAGCGTGGCATGAAGCCAGGAGATAATGGAAAACCAGTTCCTAATTGTGTTCCTGCTGCAAAAGCAGATGATCTATTTGAAGATGATGATACTGTTGAGTATGATACAGACACGGTTTCAAAGGCTGATGGATACTCACCACCTGCTGGAGCACGATCTGCTGCTCGCAGAGCAATTAAGTTTAAGGAAGATGGTAAGGCTAATGGTGCTGGAACATCTGTAGGTTGGACTCGTGCAGGGCAGTTAGCAAGAGGAGAAACAATCTCTCTTAGTACTGTCAAGAGAATGTACTCATATTTCTCACGCCATGAAGTAGATAAGAAGGGTAAGGACTGGGGCAACTCAGCAAACCCATCTAATGGCTACATTATGTGGTTAGCGTGGGGTGGAGATGCAGGGTTTTCTTGGTCAAGAGGGATTGTTAATCGTGAAAAAGATAAAGCCTTGTTTGCTGACTTTGGAAAAGATTATACAAGAAATCAAACAGAAAGACACACATTATAATGCCAAAGAAAAAAGCACATGCATTTAATCCAATGCAAATTAAAGATGGTTGGATTGTAAGACTATATAAAGATGGTCGTATTAAATCTAAGATTGAACCATACGAACCAAAACATCCTAAAAAGTAAAGTACCCCTGGCAAGAATCGAACTTGCGACGCATGGCTTAGAAGTCCATCGTTCTGTCCACTGAACTACAGAGGTTTAGTATCTCCAACGGGATTCGAACCCGTGTTGCCACCGTGAAAGGGTGGAGTCCTAGGCCACTAGACCATGGAGACATTGCTGGGGATGCAGGCCTCGATCCTGCGACTTGCGAATTAACAGTTCGCCACTCTACCAACTGAGTTAATCCCCATTAGTACACCAGATAGGACTTGAACCTATGATAACCGAATTATGAGTTCGGGGCCTTAACCAACTTGGCTACTGGTGCTTAAATTTATTTAATTAGTAATGTTGAAAATACTCCAATAAGAAAAGAAAAAAGACCAACAGACCAATAATATGTTGTCTGAAGATATTCTTTTATAACTGCTTTTTTTACTTCTCTAGGCAAGTTATCAACTATTTCTTGTGTCATTAAACTCATGTATTGGTATCCTCTTGATCAACACCTTGCGTCATTATAAAATAGCATACAAGGTATCCAGCAATAAAAGCAGGTATAAGTAGTAGTAAGTTTGTCATATTATAAGTATACACTAAGGCCCAGTCTTTGTAAAGTCCATTATATGATACAATATAACTGTATACTAAGATATTTTAGGAGAAAAATGGAATACTGTGATCATGATAACAAAAAGCCATATGTTTATGGATATATGACTAGTGATTTTATAAAAGAGAGTTGGGATGGGCACTCTTATTACGGAGGAATGCGTCACTCTGACGGTCTTCCAACATTTTTTTGTCCAGATTGCTTGGAAGATTTGTTCGAATAGTTACAAGAGCATCATTAATAATCTTATCCCTGATTCTTTTAATCTTTCTTTCAAACTTAGATGTATTTGGCTTTTTTGATTTTCTCTTAAGATTCTTTTTATGTCTTTTTTGACTCAAGATGCCTCATGGTAATTGTTACAATGTTTTTTGCATACACCAGTAACGACATAGTTGTCACCTTCTTTAACCAAGTCATTATACTCAGCAGTCTTTTCGCAATAGAAACATTTTTGTGCCATACTTTATTATATCATATCTAATCTGCAGCATAAATAATTGCAAAGTTATTGGTATATATCATCTTTAGACCATACATGACCATCAAATGGTGTCCAGAAAATGCATAATTGTATATAACTAAAGACTTATTTTTCTTAATGTTTTCTATATTGTTATCTAAAAAGTCTATCATGACATTGTTACTAAATGGATTAAACATAAACACATGAAGTTGTTTGTCTGGCAAGATGTAATCTGATCCAGATCCATGAATTATTTCTAATCTTTCATCATTTCTTGCTAGGTCAACCAATTCTTTTTGTATCTCAAGGCCCATTACATTCTTGTACCCAGCATCTATGCCAATCTTTAGTACTTCTCCAAGGCCACAGCCAATGTCTATTAGTGTGTTACAGTAAGAAAACTCTAAGGCTTTGCCAAGAAGTTCTTTTGTCATCTCTGGCTCACTTGCTTGATATGCAAACCAGTCTTTGTTCTCTGGTATATGAGTTCTTTTTCTAATCTCTGGTAGTTTATCTGGGTAGAGGATCTTTATATCTTGCAGGGTAAAAACAAAGTTAAACTTATCTAACTCATGTTTAACACAACCAGTCTTACCAAGCCAACCATGCATCGTACCAATAGTAAACCAATAGTCTACATCATCTACGCTTGAGAACTTGGTGTCGTATATGTCTACATCATCATAAGAAAAGTCTTCAATGTATCCACCAATAACACATTCATTTGAGTTAGATGGTTTTAGGATACTTTTGTTTACCGCAAAGCCAAGCCACTCTTCTTTAGTTAGGTTTAGATCTTTATTCAAAGTCGACCTGAGATTCAAACATTTTAGTCATATAGTTATCGTCTCCCCTTGCTATTTGAGCAGCAGCAATACGCATGCCCAAAGCATTTGTTTTTGATGGTTCAATGGGCAAAGCCTCAATAGCCCTTGCAATTTCTTCTCGCAAAATCATTTCGTCTATACTCATATACCAATTATACAGGTTCGGCGGATGGATGTCAAGTTTTTAAAGTTCGGCGCAAAATAGAGATACTTAAACAACCCTACGAGTCTTGCGACTCGCTATCTGTTTCTTTATCCCAATATGCCTTACCAAACTCATCATAATCATCCCAACCAGAGCCAGACATGTCTAACTTCATCTGATCTAACTCTTCTCTCCAAGCATCCATATCTATGGTGTAGTATGTTCCCCACCACTCATAGGGCTTATTAAGATACTTCCACATTTTTGCGTGGTACTTATAGGCAAGGCCATGCTCTTCATCCTCATCCATATTAACACACTTAACTAAATGATTACCAGCATAGCCACCAAGAAAATTTCCTATCCATCGTAAAGGCCATATCTTAGTTCTTTGTGTCTTTGTCGAATGATTTATCATCCTTAGGCACCCACACTTTCTTTCCATCTTTCCAGATAGGCCAGTAACCTAGGCTACGCCAATCCATCTGTGCAATCTTAGGCTCTTTCATCGCTCTCCCATATAACTAGACACTTAGTACATTGTATACCATCCTCACGCATATACCAAGTATGCTGACACTCTTTCTTAGCCTTAGGAGAGTTCTCTTTCCTTAGCCTTCTGGTAGTGCCATTTCTTACCTGTGTTCTAAACTTTCCATTTGGATCATGTACATGGCAAAGATCAACGGTACGCCAGTCATCAACATAAATTGGGCATGGCTTTTTCTTTTTCGTAATGGCACTACAAGATCTCATTGTCTATGTCTTTTCTTATTTCCATAGCGAGACTTAACATCAGCCTTAGCCTGATCTACAATGGCTTTCGTAATCTCTTCAACACTAAACTCTTGATCGAAGGTTTGTTCAGTATCCATTTAAGCACTCATTTCTACTGTGGTATAGGCGAATCTTTGTCAATATTTTGCGGGACGGACCAGATAAAGGCTCTTTGCAAGCACCACAGGTATAAGACCATTCACCGCTAAAGAAGTCATAGACAGCACCCTTAGCGTTAGCATATTTTTTGGCTACAAAGGTTTGGAATGGATCAGGTATCTCAAGATTTCTTAGCACACCAAATCCAGTCATCTGTCATAGTCTGATGTGTATCCCAGAATAAAGGATCTTTGACTTCCATCTTACACTTTACACACTCTTTAGGCTTCACTCTTCACGCCTCCAGTGTAGGTATGACTTAAGATAAACTGCTGCATAGGCAAGTGCGCTAAATATAAAGCCATACTGGTTTGTATATAGGGCATAGGCTATCCAAAGAACTTCGTTGAATAGGAGTACGAACCATCCCCAAATGGTCTTACGACCAACAAAGAAGATGCCTGTGACTCCAATGACAGCGAGCACCCACGAGGCATACTCGCTCATAAATAGTTGCATATATCCAGTATACCTTAAGTTGAGGGTTTAGTCAAGTTTAGAAACAAACTGAGCAGCCATCTTCAAACCCTTAACCAGTCCATCATGGTAGTCTTGGTTCTTAATTACTTTAGCAGTGTCCCAAACCTTGTAAGATTCTTTATTTAATAGGTCAGATATCTCTTGATTAGTCATACTTCAAGTATATCCAATTTTGCACGGTATGTCAAGTATAATAGAGTAATGACCCTACTATACATCCTATACAGCCCAGTATACAAGGCTGTCAAGATAGGGATATCTGATGTCTCAGGCAAGAGGTTTGCAAGCCATAGGACCAAAGGATGGATACTCGTCAAGTATTGGTATTTTTTCGAACGGGATAAAGCGAGAACAGTAGAAACCCTAGTACTAAGAACACTAAGGGCAAAGCATGGTTATTTTCTAGATAAGGCGGATATGCCACAAGGGGGCTATACGGAGACATTTGATGCTAGTAAGATCACTAGACGAGGTTTGATCCGTATGGTCAACAAGGCTATAAAGGAGACTTGATCCCCTGGCATTTTGGACATTGTTTAGTAGGGTTTGGAGTTTCATATGATACCTGGAACATACCACCACAGTCAAAGCATAGGACATTTAGCATAGTTATAGTATAGCAGTTATCCACAGGTTGTGAGGTTTGGGAGATATATTGTTAGGTTCGTAATGTCTGGTTTGTAAGGTTTTGATCATAGTTATCCACAGGTTTATCCACAGATAAATGTTACTGATTATTTAATTAGATAGTCTAGAAGTGGAGTAAAGTGGAGAGTAGTGGAGGATAGAGCGCTTTTATAGAAGGCGTCGTAATCTTCTTACGGCCAAACCTCCATATCCCAAACCTTCAAACCTTCTTACCACATATTCCCGATATTGTCAAACCTTCTTTCCCATAGTAAGGTTTGGGCATTATACATGCAAAACCATGGTTTGTCAAGTCCTTCTATGCATGAATATGCCCATAAAATTCATATGAAATTTGTTCGAATTTGCTCAGAAAATAAAGAAAACCTTTATAAAATTATATAAAGGTTTGGATAATATTCTAAAACTCTGGGAAAAATAATCAAGGGTTCGTAATCTATTCTATAGAGGGTTTTATACTATAGAGGTTTGTTATCAGGTAGTGTTTGATTGTATACCTTGCCTAATTCCCGCCCGATTTTGGTGGGATCTAATGCTTCAAGATCTGCTTCAGCAAAAACGCCAGATGCCTTGGTGAGCGGGGGCGCTAAAAATTCGGGGGTGAATGAAAAGAATCTACCCAAACCTATAGTATGAGTAATACCTACAAAACTATTCCACATGTTATCGGAGAATGCCTGATATTGTTTAGGATATTGTTTTGCATAGTTTGCAAAGTGTCTTGGACTCATATCTTTATTATAACACCAAATATAAAGGTTTGACAAACAAGGTTTGATATGGTATAAGCCATGAATGGGGAAAGGTTTTTGTGCTACGTAATCTTTTTTTGAGAAAGATGGTTTGTCCATGATTGGGGAAAAGAAAAAACCCCTTCGTAATCTTATTTTTAGAAATATAAGGTTTGAGAGGTTTGTCCGATATGTCCGATTTGACGTCCTGAGACGTCCCATAACCCCAGGCTTTTGTCAAGCCCAGGGATCAAGGATAATCTTGTTACTCTTCTTCGTCTGGTGTTGAGTTTTTCTTCTTATTGTGAGCAAAGACCAAGATAGAACCAAGGTTCTTATCTGGAAGTACAGAGTCAATCTCTTCCTCTGTAACATTAACTAACTCTAGAAACATCTTAAATGTTTCAGTAATCATCTCTTCACCAATAGGTGTAAGTTCTTTAATCAAACCTTCTGCCACCATGTATGCCATTGGACAACCTAGGTCGTTGTAATCCATGAATGCCGAGAAATCTTCATCATTACGGAACTCAATCCATAACTGACCAATCGCTCCAGCCTTATCTGCAAAATCCATTTATAGTCTACCCTTCATCTCTGCCATTAGTTTATCATACTCTTCTTGTGCTGTCAAGGCTAAAACATCAAATCTATGAAACACGATTGTGGGCATGTTTCTTACTAGATAGTATCCAACCCGTTCTAGGTCTATGGAGAAATCTTCTGTAAGAAGTTTTGCCAACTGCTCTGCTTTTCTTGACTCTTTGTTATGCTCTGCTTTCCGTCTTACTGAATACGCCATAGTCCCTCCTCTCTTCCATTATACCGCAAAAGTTAGGGGGAGGCAAGCCCCACGCTTACCCCCACCCTTAGGCACAGTCTGACCCTAGATCTATGCCTGCTCAACTAAAACTGGTAGATATGCATCCATGAATTTATCAAACGGTACCGAAACTCTATCAGTAACAGTATTGGTAGTGAAGTCGACTAGTACTGTAAGGTCACCTAGGTCAAGGGACCCGTCATTGCTAATAGCGTAAATACCAAAGCCTGTCTCCTCTAGAATGCTGTCTTGCATAAGATAACTAATGATCATCCGTGTACCATATGCAGAATCTTGCCAGCGGGGTTTTGCATGCTGCAGCGCCATTGCTAGGTCCCGCTGCCACTCAGTCTCACCCCAATGGCTGTATAGAGCAACCATAGGGCCCTGCTCACTGTCTTTGAATACGTAGTTAATCCGTGCTCCCATTACTCTTCATCCTTCCAAGATACAATTGATAGTTGGTTTAATACTTCTCTGCAGAGGTCCTCTTCATTGTCTGATTCCGCCTCGTATCTAAAATTCATGTAGTCGCCTGTTGGCTCAAAGATTACTTCTACTTTGTATGTTGACATTACTTACCGTCCTTGCCTAAATCAAACCAAACATCTTTTAGCAGTTCAGGGTCTACTAGTACTTCGTCTACTTGCTCATTTTCTTTCATTGGGTCTCCTTTTTCTATTTGGGTCATTTCTTCAAGTGTAGCACAATTTGGGCATTTTTCCAAATCGGCCTCATCAAACTTATCTCTGATAGTATTATCAGGGTCTTCAAACTCAGCCCCACAGTTTTCACAGTAGAACCAATTGTAACTAACTCGTACCTGAATGGTCACATTATCTGGGCAAGGTTTATCAGTGATAAAATAACCAAGCCTATTAACAAAGCCCCAACCAGACCAGATATAACTTCCACCGTCGTCTCCGTCCCCATACATCCATATCTTATTAGCGTCTTGCTGCTTTACAAACTCAACCTCGTCGCCGTAGGTCTCAAACATAATGCCACCCTCGCCATTGTCAAATGAGGCATTTGTATCTATATGATTAACGATTGGCTTGTAGGTCTCACACCACTCGTCAAAGTCCATTTCGATAAACTTATCCATTGTTCTTTATCCTGTCACTGAGAGCAAATGCTAGTTGATAAGTTAATGCATAGACATGGGCTAATGCGTCGCACTGGCCTTCCCAGTACTTACGCTCCATAGACTCCATAGCGTCTGAGTAGTCGTTGTCTTCTTCAATCTGTTGTGCCTCAAGGAATTCCTTTTCGGCCTCAAGCATTAAGTTCTTGAGTTCACCATGGAGTATGTCAGTGCCTGACTCTCCTAGGTCAATGAGTCTTTGCAGTCTTGGCTCTAGTTGTGTTGTTTCCATTACTCTATCATACCCTGAGCCACTGACAAAAGGTGGGCGGTAGCGATAATCTGACCATTAGTAGAGATATCTTCAATCTCTAGCATACGGTAGTCATCATCCTCATAGTTAGAATAAGCATCCATTTGCTTTTCAAGGTGAGCAGAGTCTTGTTCAAGACTGAGCAGGTGTAACTTCATATATTCTATAATTGTATTCATATATTAATTATACGGGTTCGAGTCGATTTTGACAACTGTACGGGGTGTGACCTTGCTCACATCTGTAATGATCGGTTGATAGGCTTCTTCATAACTAATATAGTTTAACATCCTACCACAAGGGCATCTCATTTCGACAACTCCCAGGGGAAATCCAAAGTCATCCCTAGCAGTAAACTCAACCAGGGCATCACACTCATCAGGATCACAAACAAAGGTATACCTACTCCACATATTAGTCCTCTATGTATTCTACTGAGATGTTACCCAATACTTCATCATACTTTACCATAGTGTCTATGTCCTCAGCAAAGCGAGCCATTAGATAATCTACTTTATCTTCAGTGCTCATGTCAGGGGGACCATAGAGTTCAAACCCTATATCATTAGACATAGCATCATCTATATCAATGGTTTGTTCAAGACTGATTCTAACTTTCATTAGTCAAAATACCCTTCTGCCCATAGGCCATCAAAGAAAGACATAGCCTTCTCCAAACCATCTGTTATCTCATCAGAGAGCCTACCTGATTTGATAGCGTCTTCCATAGCATCTGTCATTACTGCAATATCAGTTTCAGTATAGCCTAACATTATCCTACCTCAATCCCTGCATACTTAGCAATAGTGTTTAGTGTAGTGTGGATATGGCAGTCACAATCGATACCGCCCATATTCTCCTCAAACTCAAGGTGAGAGAAGTTGTCGTCATAGATTTCGTTTATAAGGTCATTTATTGTGTTCATGCATTTATCATAGCACTAGGCACTGACATCTTGGACTGCCACAGGGAACAGTTCCTATCTAGTCTGTCTCCAAAGACACGGACATAGTCTGCAATGTCTTCTGTTTGATCTGTTAGACATTCCTTAACGGTATCTACTGATATAAATACTCTTCCATTCCATAGACCCATTTGGCCAATGTTAGTTGGTACTTCTAGACATCCATAAGTATCTTGCTCCCAGCCCACTCCTTCTGAACAAACCAAGGCGTACTTGTTGTCTCCAAAGACATTGGTTTCTTCGAGGGTAATGAACAGTAGATTATCTACAGTACACTCACTAAAGTCATTACTATACTGTAGGCGATAGATATTATTTGCAATTGTGGCTAACTTTTTACCGTCAACGATTTGACCGATATATCCTTTTGATCTGTCTCTCATGGGGTTTTCCTTTTTTAGTGGGTTATATATTAATTATCGCATGGTTTGGGGAAAAAGTCAAATCTATCGTAAAGAATTTTTGGGGAAAATATCACCCTATCGTAAAGTTATTTAGTTAAAAATCTCATGTGATGTAAGTCACAGGGGACGTCCCAAATTTTTATACATTGCGTTGCATATTTATTTACTTGCGATCCGTATGGGACTTGAACCCATGACCTCCACCGTGACAGGGTGGCGAACTAACCAACTATTCTAACGGACCAAATGGTGAGCAGTTTTTATTCTTGCTCAGGAATTTTTTTATTATGCGAGAGACATTACATTCTGCACAACTTTTAGTAAGCGATTTTTTTCTGCGTTGATAGCAGGGTCAAATCCGCTTGCGCTTGCAAGGATAGATTCGTTAGAACCACCACGAGCAGAACGATACCAGTCAAGGCGTTCGGTTAGTGCATTGAAAGCACCCCACGCATTACCCGCAATCATTCCATTGAATTCACCAGTGTAAATATCGTTGATAACATCAACTTTATTTTCCCACTTCTTTAGTGAACCCTTAGAATCCTTTTCAGGCTTAGCGTAAGCAGCAAGAATGATGTCGTTGAATTGCTTAGCAGAAACTTCTTTCTCAATCATTGCCTTAGCCATGATATCGAATTCGTTCATGTATGCATTAGCAAGACCAAGAGTCTCACGAGCAACTTGCACTTTACCATTTGCAGTTTGTGTATGGCGAATCTTGAAAGATTGCTTGATACCCTTATTCTTCTTACGACCTACGCCACCAAGCGCAAGATTGAGAGTGTTAGCGCACACGACACGAACGGGTGTAATGCTTGCTTGAATAGCGATTGAGCCATCATGTGATGTGTTGATGAGCAAATAAGTTTTTACCTTGTCTGCAACACCATTAGGGTCAAGAATTGTTTCACGCTCTAGTGCTAATGCACCGAACACGACACGACCACCCTTGATTGAGCCAGCAGTCTCCCAACGACCTCCGCCGTCAAGAATGTTATCACCGAATGAGAATAAATCTTCATTCTGCAAAACATGGTATCGCTCACCAACTACACCAAGAATATCGGTTTGTGTGTTGTCGGTAGGATTTGTACGCAAGACATATTGGTACGCCTTGTCGCTTGTTAGATGTGTAGGGGTTTCCAAATCCTCAAGACGAACATTCCAACCATTGAGGTTTGCAGCCTCTAGCATTTCTGCGGTTGTTTTCTCTTCTGTGAATACGGTACCCAATCCATGCCAAGCAGGTTCACGGAAAGACGCAAAAGATGTTTTTCCGTTTTGAGTTTCTAGGTCATGTGCCATAGGTTTTTCCTTCTTTCTTTTTGTTGTTGAATTCTAAGTATAGCAGGACTGACTGACATATGCAAATCGGGATAGTTAGATGTGGATAAATCGAACATTGTGGCAAAGATCACCCTTCGTAAACGGCGTGTCGATTTGACAATGACTGGTCGGCGGGACGTCCCAAATTTTGAGGGATTTTAAAAATGAGCAGTTTACGTACAGACATGCTCAGGTCTTTTGTTAGTAGCCCCCTACTAAATGTCAACTCTATCAATTGAGGATGATAGATATGAAATTGAATCTGAATTGTAGTCTACAGTATCAAAATCAATATCATGAATTGCATTCTGTGCATCCTCTTCAGTGCGAGCATTTACGGTAACCGAATACATGACTGTGACTTCAACTTCGAATTCTTTCGTTAGTTCAAATCCACAGATGTCTGCAATTTCTTCTGCATCTGATTCATCAATGGTGCCGTGCTCAAGGGCCCCAAGGGTCCACTCTTGCATTGCTTCAACGATACGATTCTTATCTGCAGACTCTGCATATGAGCGCTGCGTAACCTTAGAGATGTGCTCCTCTAATTCTGTAACACGCAATGTTGCTTTGGCTAGTGAGTCACGAAGAAAGTCTTCTGTGGCATTCACTACTGTGTTTGTTGTTTGGTCCATGGGGGCCTCTTTCTGTTAGTTTGTTTAATTTAATTGTACACGAGACCACTGACATTTGTCAAGGACCCTTGCGGGGAGCAGTTTTGATACTTACTCAGGTAGTTACACTTCTTGCAGTTGGTGTGAACTGGCTCTATAGTATTTCTGTTATCGCCCTAATCAGCCTGGCGAAGGATCCCCAGGGGACACTTGCTATAAATAGCGTGGAACTCAGGGGATAATGAGTGGGGCTTTTACACCCCACCCAATCTCACTTAGAGATAGCGAGCAACCGCATTGTATGTGGAAGTATTTACAACTTCCTCATCTGTCATTTTGAGGATACGAATTGCATTTTGCATTTCCTCTTTTTGCTCACGATAAGTGTGCTGATGGATAGTTTCGTGTTGCTTCTCAGGTTCAGCAGGGAAATTGCTTTCGCTACCAATAATGTCGAAGTCAATGTTGAGGGTCTTGTTCCAAGAACGGAAGTTTGTTCTAATGTTCTCAGCCTTTGAGAAATTAGCAATAGCGAAATCTGCTAACTCTTTCTGCCAAGCCTTGTATAGAAGTTGGTACTGTGCTTCCTTTTGTTCTTGTGATGCGTAGTCTGACTCTAGTTTTGCTAGTGCAGACTCTAGTGCGGTGATTACTCGTTGAGTAGGGATTTTTACTGAGATTGCTTTGCCTCTTGCCATTTGTTTTTGTTTCCTTTTCTGTTAGTGGGGGTGTTGAGCCTTTTTGGAACTTGCTCAGGTTCGTTCTCGCCCCTTATTTATAGTGCCTGTACGCCCGACACTTAGTAATTAGATTACTTAGCCGTCCAAGTTGTGTAGCGTGGCTTGCCATCTACATCTAACTTTACTCGGACATTTCCGTTAGCCTGTGGTGTAATCTCTGTGATTACTCCGCTAACCTTTGACTTCTGTGTCGTGAAAGTATCGCCGACCTTGTATGTTGCTGTATTTACTGCCATTTGTTTTTTCTCTTTTCTGTTAGGGGTTGTTATTTGGTTATACCTAAGTATAACATTTTGCTTGTAGAAATGTCAAATCCATTTCGACATTTTCTCACATTTTGAGATTACTTAGAGGTCTTTACCATAGCAAATCGGTGTGCGCCGTTTGCCAAGCGTAATGAAACTCTAGTTAGTTTAGCATTGACAGGGGTGAAATCGCTAATGCGTCCCGTAATGCCTGTTTTGCTGGTTGTGAATAAATCACCAATTTGGTAAGTGTATCCGCCTAGTGTCATTTGGGTCTTGCCTTTCTGTTGTGGGGGTTTTGCTTATAGTATAATTTTAGCATAAAAATGTCATAAATCCTAATCCAAATGACATTTTCTAGTGTGATAAACCCCACATTTTTTATGCGTGTCGTAATTTGACAAATCAAAGATTTTGCGACGTCCCCATTTTTCAGGGGATCATCACCAACCACCACCACCTAATAAACTTATTAGTAGTATTAGCATTATCCAAAAATAGAATGCAGTGCTCATTTATTTTTTACTCGCAGAGAATATGATATCACTCTTAGAGTATACACAAAGTGAGCATGAAACGCAAGCGCTACCGTTAGTTGAGATAAGTGGAATTTGTTTATTATTCTCAGGACACTTAGCAGCAGGTCTGCCTATCATTTCTTTTACATCGGCTTGACCAATAGCAAAGTTCTTAGCAAGGTATGCCATACGTACGCCACTATTAATTTTTAAGTCAACGGCGGTTTTTACATTCTCACTATCTGCAGAGAAGTACAATGATAGATTAGATACATCCTTAAGTATAAGTGCAGCAGACTTAACACGGGTATATACCCAGAATTGAATATCAGGATTGTTATTGATTACATTCTTCCATGCATGAGTGTATATATCATTAAAGAAATCTCCGTCCCAATGGATACGGAATAGCATAGGGGCGTCTTTCTTTACACAGTCTGCACGGAAATCGTTAATCATTTCAGTTAACAGTGTCTCCATAGTTAATTGATCGGCGTCCTTAAGTAAGGTCCAATTGTGTAAGAGGTTAGCCTTTACGCCTTTGAAGAGTTTTTCGAGTTTTCCTGCATAGCACACGCTTTCACATACGCTAGTGGCACCAGGGCACGAGAAAGCCTTTCCAGCAGGTAGTCCAAAGGTATTTGCGATTGCGGCTTGCTTTCCATTTTTTGTGACAAGATTAGCCACCTTTCTATCATTAGAGCGTTTAAGTTTAAGTGTATCAGTAGTCAAGGCCAAGACTCATTTCTAGAGCAATGTCTTCGTTATAGTGGACAGACATTTCTTCTAGTAAGCAATGAGTGCATTTATCTTCATATGCGTCTACCGCATTTTCTTTGCATGAGGGGCATACAGTTGCATAGTATTCATCTAGCATTTCATCGTTTTCGTAGGTCATGGGCTATTCTCCTTTTTGTTGATATTTATATTGTAACAGTTCGGACTGACATTTCTTTCGATTGTAAGCCCTTTTAGAAGGCACGGCAGAGGCAGCGTTGCTACGGCGTAGTTCCATAAGCCTGCGGAGTTCCTCATTTGTTTTTTTCATATAACAATACTAACACACATATCATAAAAATGTCAAATCCTGATCGTGTGATAAAAATCACAAAAAATTTTGCCCAGAATCGGGGAAAATAAAATAAACTATCTTAAAGAAATATTTAAAGGGTTACTCATGAGTAGCACATAGTTATCCACAGGATATACACAGACACGCCCGACTGCGGGACGTCCCATTTTTATGCGGGGAAGTGCATAAAAATAGTTTTACTTATTCATCGTAGTCAATAAAAACATACAATGGAATAGAATCAGTATAAGCAAATTGAATTATTTCTAATTCATCAAATTCATTTTTTACTTGTACATCGTAGTTATCTCCAGTAGAATCACTTTCAATAAAAATAACTTCAAGAATGTCATTGTTTACTTTTATTAAATCACCAATCATTAGTTGGTCTGGTGCAAGTGTATCTGCCTCGATTAGTTCCATGTCGCTCATTGTAGCATTCATTTTATTCCTCATCTTCAAATTCGTCTACTGGGTCAATAAACCAAGACAAGTGGTGTTGGTCTACAATTGCGTGGGCAGGTGCGTGGCTCATTCCCTTATAGAATACGCCTTCAGGCATAGCAATAAATCGGTCATAGTCCTCATCATAGTATGCGTCAATTGCTTCTATGCAAGGCTGAACCATAGAAAGTGGTACGGGTGGATAGTGATTACCCTGTAAGTGATACGCCAATTGAGTTTCTAAATCCAATACGCTATCCGCTAATCCAATTGCTGTAACTGATCCCATTATTTATTCTCCTCAAAATCGTTATCTGACATTTCTGCATACTGATTATTTTCAGTTTCTTTTAGGTTAGTATAAATAATAACCTGACCATAGTTATCATACCCTATGCCATAATTCGGAGCAATCTTGCTCATTCCTTTTGCAAAAGTAGTTATGTCCATTTACTTACCTCCCACAATTCCACTGCGATACAAAATTTTTGTATGCATTTTGCCACTAGGCTCTGATAAATTTACTGTACGGAATTCGTTAGCAAATCCGTGGTCAATAAATCTCTGATAAACTTCAACGGCACTTAGTGCGTCTGAGTAGCGACCAATCCAATTCGGCTTAGCCTCTCCGTCATTAGTTGTTGTTACTGAGTATAGGTATTCGTTCATTAGTTATTCTCCTTAGTTATAAATAGTTGGTGTGGGTTACAATCGCAAGACTCTGTATCAAAGTCCTCGCTATTGCCAAAGTATAGCCAACCTGTGCCATAGCATAGGTCGCAAGTAGTTATCTCTAAGTGCAATTCTTTCATTACTCCCATTAGATAGCCCCTTCCTGAAATAAGCCAATTTCTAGGTCTAGCAATTCGCTAGGTGTTGCATTGTCCAAGTCTATCCAACCTGCACCCTCATTGTCAATTCTAAAAATCTCTATGTATCCCATTAGTTATTTTCTACCTTTACTGCTACTGTGCGACATACGACTTTTCCAAAATTACTAGGGCGCACTTCCACTAGATAACTTTCGCAACCCTGATACCAAACTGCGTTAGGGTGTTTCTCTGCTGAGATAATTTCTCCCGATAGTGTTCGTGAGCGGTATTGTGTTCCTACAAGTAGGTGTTCTATTGTATAGACATTTGCTGACATTTGCCAACCTCTTTCTTTTTGTTGATAATTCTATCCTACCATAGGGGTCTGACATTTTCGGTTAGACACGCCGTAGTGGGATAGACTTTCTTTTATTTATTTTTACTTACTATGTAAGTCTAGCCTATTACTCACAAATTATCAAGTTACTAGCCAGTAAGTCCAAATACTGAGACGCTCAAGCCATGTGATAAATCTCACAGCGTGGCGACACGCCCGAACGCGACGTCCCGTTTTTCTACTCTTTTACAAATAAATAAAATCCACTTGCTAAGCAGATCATTGAAAACCAAAACAATGCGTTGCCACTTTCAAAAAAGGTTTGATAAAAACTCATTTTACTTTTCCTCAATTTCTGCGACATAAACATCGCTTCTGCGAATTCCACCATACTCTAAATTAGAGTCAAACATAGCAATAGCAGAGTCATAGTCTTCTGCTTCAACATTTATAAATGTTGTAAATTCAAATAGTGGCATTACTTATTCTCCTTGTATAGAAAATCCCAAGCCTTACGGCATAGAATGATTGACTTGCAGTTATCGCAACAGATTACTCCGTGAGGATTTAACTCAATGTCATAGATGTCAATTGTGGTAGTTACTGCACCACATACAGATTTAATTGGTACATAGGTACTCATTTATTCACTCCAACCATTTAGATTTTGAAATTCGGAATAAGGCAATTCAATTGTGAACACATTATTATTTTTATACACATTAGCATTTCTGCCTATTGTGTATTTTTCTAGGATTACAGTAGCGATACCGCTATCCTCATTTAAAGATACAATCTCCACGACTTTGTGGTTTATGTATTTTGAAGGGGGCAGAAAGAATTTATCTTTTGCGATTTTATTAGCAAGGGATAGACTCATTTGTATTCTCCTTTCTTTATTAGTTCATCTAGCATTTTTGCTAGTGGGTCTACTTGCTCGTCTGCAAGATAGTTTTCTAATTCTAATTGTTTTACGAAGTCTATCATTTAGATACCTTCCAATCTGTCCACATTGGTAGACGCTCAGGGTCGGTATCGTTATACCAACGCTCAATGTTATTTTCACAAATTTCACAAAAAGTAAATTGTGTATCTGCAACCTCTGAGATAGCAGACTTGAAGGGTGTGTGTTCTACACACTTGATAATTGTTGAATTCATTTGAATTCCTTTCTAGTTCAATCACCTTGATTGACTTTCTTTATACTAGTAAGTATAGCAGGGGGGTCTGACATCTACTGACCAGTAATGCCACAAATCGGACATTTTGAAATGTGATGTAGGTCATGTGGATAACTCACGCTCAATTCTGAATGTGATCTGCGTCATGTGGACGACACGCCCGAACGCGACGTCCCAAAATTTTGAGTGTGGAGCAGTTTTAAATCTTGCTCAGGATTTTTTTATTTAGTAAGTGTCTTTGTTACACGCTTCAAAAAATTTAGTTGAATCAAATCTTGGATTATCTGCTTCAAACATTGAACCAAATTCATCAACTAAGTCGTGAAAAGTAAATTCATCACCTATCAAATCTTTGAATGATGAAAGAATTTCAGCAGTTGCAACATAGTCCTTGCGTGTCATCATTACTCGGCCACCTTTAGAATTGCATAAGTGCCACGAGCATTTATTTCATCAAGTACAGGACCGAGGGCAGGCACTAGCAAATCTTTTAGCATTCCTTCAAGCATAGCAACCAAATCTGAGTGAGGGATAGATAGTGCTTGTAGTGCTACTGGGTGAGTTTCATCGAACTCGGTTACGAACTTTAGAGAGTGTTCTACTTTAGTCATTTATTTTATTTCCTATTCTTTAGTTTGATTTTGTAAGTGTAGAAGTGCCACGAAGTGTGCCACTAATTCCGAGGGTATCGCAAGCGATTTTTACAGCAACGCCAACAGGTAGTTGAGTTGGATAAGTTGAGATGAATTGAGCAACCGCACCCTTAGAGGCAAGGTTGATTTTTTTTGTAGAACCTGAAAAGGTTTCTAGTGTTATAGTGTAAGTCATTTTTAGACTTCCTTTCGTTTGTTTGATAAGACTATCTTACCATTGGGGGCTGACATTTCGGCTACTTATTCGCTAAGGCTCACTGTGATTTGTATCACATTTATTTGCTTAGGCTCATTAGCCAATTTGTCCTTTATTTAGTTTTTCTTATGTAGTAAGACTATCACACATACCCTGAAAAGTCAAGGCGACACGCCGTAGGCGTTGTGTGATTTACATCACTTTTTTAGAGATTCAGCGTAGGCTGGGTCTGATACGCTTTCAGCGCCAAACTCCTCATAGATTTCTAGATAAATTTCATCATAGTATTCGTTATAGTCCATTTGGACTCCTTTCAATTTGAGAACCTTTCTCAATTTTCTTTATACTAGAAGTATAGCAGAGAAATCTCAAAAAGTCAAGACGACACGCCGTATTTTGAATGTGATTCGCATCACACGGGACGTCCCAAAAAATCGCAGAGTTTTATTTCTGCGATCTTGGTTTTTATTTATTCGTTTTCTAAATACGATTCAAAATCATTTAGAAAAACACGATAAGCGATTGGGTCGCATTCTTTTAGAATGTCAGCAGGATAAAATAAAATTCCTGCAATCATTACTGGGTCATGCGAATCATTTATGTATTCATCAAATTGCTCTTGCAATTCTTGTTCTAATTCATAGTCGGTTTTTTCATCAACCTCATTTAGCAATTCTGCTAAAACTGGCTCAACTGCTTTTGCAGCAAGGTCTAATTTTTCTTGAAGTGTTTTCATTTATTCATTCTCCTCTAAATTGAAAGTGTTTTCCATTATGGCATTGGATTTGCGTAGAGCGTCTAACGCTATTGCTAAAGAGGTGAGGCGTTGAGCCTCTATCATTTGCTTGTATTCATCTAAGTTCATTTATTTTACTCCTTCGAATAATTCTTTACACTTGTTGGGGTTATCCCACCAAGGCTGACCTGCGTGATACTTAGCAGGTGCTAAGACTACCTGCCCACAAGGGCAGAGGTTCATTAGACCTTTAGGGTAATCGCTAACCTTAGCGAAACCTTGACCGAAAATACTGTTTGACATTTTATTGTCCTTTCTAGTTCAGAAACCTTTTCTGACTTTCTTTATACTAGTAAGTATAACAGGGGGGTCTGACATTTACGAGGGTATAAAAGGTATAAATTGGACATTGTGATGTAGCACACATGTGATGTATACCACTATAGTTATACACAGGTTATCCACAGGGCACGTCCTAGATAGGGGGTACCTGTATAGGGGGTAGATCATGCACGTCCCCATGTGACGCATATCACACACGACACGCCGTGCTAGGACTTGACTTTTAGGGGTAGATGTGTTATTATACTAGTATAAGAAAAATTAAATAGAGATAAAAGGTTATGAGCCTAGCAAATAAGATAACAAAAAGTTATATGAGCCTAGCAAATAAGTGACCTAAATCACATAGCCCAAGCGTCTCATTATATGAGAATACTGGCTAGTAAGTTGATATTTATTAGATTTTTTGCTAGACTTACATAGTAAGAAAAATTAAATAAAGAAAAATCCTAGTGAGCCTCTGAGCCTACCAAATAAACCGATTATCGGGTGAGCGTAGCAAATAAGAGCAAATAACCTAGGTCAAGGAAAAAGGTATCAAATAGATATCGCATTAAAAAGAAAGGTGGTCATCAAATGACTACATTAACACTAGAACAAAAAATAAATAAGGCTGCTCAATTAGTAGCCGAGGGTAAGGTAGTATCCTTTAGGGGTGCGTCTGCCGATACCTATAAAAAGGTTATTGCCCTTGCTAATCGCATTAAGCAAGATGCAGAATTCCCACAATGCCCATGTGAGGAGTGTATCTAATGAGCCTACCTATTATCATCCTAGTTTTGTCAGTGCTATGCACTATAATTGTACTAGTCCCCACCATGCTAGATAAGGAAAGTGAATTCTAATGCACCTATACCTATGCTCATCATGTAACACCCTAGCGGTAGTTACACAAAAAGGAAAACAAATAACAATCAACCCCTGCTCATGCACTACAGAAAAGAGATAAATAAATGAACACAAATACATGCAAGGTAATTAACTGCGACTCAACAGAGTTAGTCTATAGTGGAACAGATGCCTTTATGCTAGGCATCAACACAGAAACCTATTGCTATAAGTGTGCTAATGCTTATGCACAGATAGATAGAGTTATGTCTAAGGTACGCCAAGATTACCTAGACTCACTCACCCCCACATCAACACTCACTACATCAGACTAAGGAGAATAAATGTTTGATTTTATTTCTGCACCATTCGAGTGGTTTGCTAATGTAGTACAGTACTCACTTATTTTTATGGCTATCATGATGCTAGTGCTAACAATCGGTGCGGTGGTTGCAATTCCTTTAGGTCTAAAACTTTTAGGTGTTGCATTCGCTAAAACTATTGTAGTAGAAACTAGCAAGGTAGTTAGAGATTTAGGTATTACTAACATAGACATCAAGCAAAAGAAAGATACCGAAAAGATGAAAAACTTTTTGGATCGCAAGGTGGTACCCATACTAAGTAAGTCGGGGTAGTACCCAGATCACTTTGCGGGTGGTGGTGTGATTAAATAAATACACATCATCACCTGTAAAAGTGCTCACTATATTTTTATGTTTTATTTTTTTATTTCTTGTATCATACATCTAGTAAAAATATTCAGATTTATGGTAGAATGAGATATGGGAATTTTGGACAATCTAGAAAATGCCTGGGACAGTGAATTCCAGTTCGAATCAAAAGCAATGCCTAACACTGACTCCATGGGTAGAGAACAATTTTGGGAAGACCTAGGTAGGCCTGATCCAGAAAACCTGTCTGTAAAAATTTTTTCAGAAACGGTATGTAAGGATTGCAACAAAAAAGACTTATATCATAATCAGATCCTAAACGCAGTACTAACAAACACTGGAACAGTTCTAAGAGGGGCTATCCCAAAAGACATGCTTCCATATTGGGAAGAATTCTTAAATAACGTAAACTCCTGTGCACATGATGATGATCCAATGTTTAGAAATGAAGCATTTGAGAAGGCTGGCAAGAAGGTTATAGGTATTTTACAATTTTGGGGGGAATTCAATTTAGTATCGCCTAAGACATCCGATCACTATAGAAACAAAGACTTCTATATTAGAGAATTGACAGAAATCTATGATGGCGAACTAACAGACATTAATTCTGTATTTTCTGTAACCGATTGGGACAAGTCTTCAACAAGGCATAGAGATAACGCTGATGTGCTTAACCTTCAGTGTTTGGGCAAAACAAGATGGCGTACATCAGAAGCGTATGATTCAGAACCTACAGAGTTTATCCTAGAGCCAGGAGATGTAATCTTTATACCTAAAGAACTATGGCATGAAGTGTCTGCTATAGGGCCTAGAGCAAACCTTATATTTGGTTTTGAAGCCAATAAACCTGGTTCTAGAGAAACTATTGTCGACTAAGTTTTAGTCTACATTAATAAGGTTGTTTGCCTTTAGCGCATCAACTAAAATACCATTGATGAAATTAAGTTCATCCTGATGCTGGGCAATCGAATTACGAATCTGCATTTCGTCAACACCATCTTGCATGGCTTTCTGAAAATTTAGATCATTGATGACATTTGTCATTAAGTTAACTACATCTTGTTTTTGTGGCATTGTATTATTCCTTTTCCTCTAAGTCAAACCAGTAAAATACTGGCATGGTATATCTGTTTGCTTTTTCTTTTCCTTTAAGTGGAAGTACTTGTAGAACTTCATGCATATATTGGCAGGGAAACAAAATTAAATCTCCAGGTTGGGGATCTAACTTAAAATCATAATCTGGAAAGTTAATCTCTCCGCCTGCATAGTCTTTATTGATATATATAAGAGATCCAATTGTAAATTGTGGCAGTGTTAATGGATAAGGAGATCCATCTGCAAGTCTCCAGTCTGAATGAGGAGCAAGGTGTGACATAGCACTCCATCTAACAAGTTCCAACTCTCTATTTCCATTATCTCTGATGACACTTAACTCTGATTCGGGGAAATAGACTTCTGTTATGTATTTGTTAGTTCGTGTATTTAATTCACGCATAACCTTTTCTACGTTTGGATCATCAATTTTATACTCTGGCAAATGCTCGGCTTCAATAAAATCTAGCCATGAGACTGATTTTGTATGAAAATCTGGAAGTGACTTTAAGTAGTCATCTAGGATAGACAACTCATCTGGCGTAGCAAAATTATGAACAACTCTGATAAGGTGTTTTCCCCATGTAAACATATTACTTCCATTCCGTCTCTTGGTCATAGGTAACAGAGTATTCTCCTGTAAAGATCTCTGCGTAAGATATGATATCTCTATTATACCGCATAACGGTTTCTTTGCCAACTTTGTCGCAGATGTACTTGCTACCCCTGGTAAGTGGTTCAAACTTCATCCCCTGGCCTTCTAGGGCCTTATTAAGGGTATCCAGATATCTTGCCTTGCCGTATCTTTTAGATGTAAATGATTGGTCTACATAATCAAACCTTGCTTGTGCATCATTTCTTTTTGCAATGTCCGAATTGTCCACTATGTACTTAACTGCAGGATGATCCATCCGTGTAGACCAATTTCGCATGTTGTCGCTATATTTTTCCATATTGCGTAATGTAGAATCAGCGAAAGCCATGCGGATAAGGTCTTCTTCGGAGGTTTGGGCCTCTGTTGCGAACGAAATTAAAAACGCAGTGGCGAAGGGAAACTTGTCGCTATATATCGAAACGCCGAAGTGCACATTTGGATTAAATGATTCAACCGACATATTGTCCTCAAGCAAGCGCATATGATTTCCGAGAGAAACATACTCTTGCCTATTCATATCGCAATCGACGAACAAGCATTCCTCTGGGTTGATCCCGTCGGCGAGACATAAAAGATTCTTATCATAAGAACCTACTATTTTCGAACCGTTAAAACGCTCTAATAATTTTGCCGTCATAAACCCATCCATATCGGGGGATATGATAAGTTGTTTTGAATACTCGATAGTGTCTAATATATCTTGAATCATTAGAAACCTAACTCTTTTAGTTTATTGGTAAATGATTGAGCAAACATAAGATTGTCTCTTTCTCCGTAATGGACACCATCTCTTGCATATTCCCAGTAATGAGGATACTTGCTATTTTTCTTTGAAAAAAGTTTTAGATCTATATCAATGTTTTCATATATATCAAATCCATTTTCCAAGAAAGACTTTTCTGTTAACTTCTTTATTACCTTAGCAGTATGTGGCTGCCAACTAGAATAGACCAAGGGTATCCCATTTGCTTTGCATATCATTTCTAAATTTTTAAAAGAAAGATAGTCTTTAAATATTGCATCTTCTATTCTATCAACATTTTTATCATATTCTCTTGGATCTAGCCAGTCTGTTGTTATTGTGTCATGCTTTATTTCTGTAACCCTGTAGTGATCTGGGAATAAAGCAATAATTGCCTTAGGTTTTCCAAACAAGTCAATGTAGTGAACTATATTGCTAACTATTGCATCAATGGCAAGACCAACTCCAGATATGTTAATATACTTATTTTTATCAAAATTAGAATTAACTTTGTTAGCCCAACTTAACTCTAGTGGTAGCCCTAATGTGACAGTTTGTGAGCATCCAGCAAATAAAAAGTTATCTCCAGAATCTTCTTTGCAAAAATCATCAGATCTAAAAAGATAATTATTTAGTTTATACTCAATATCGTCTTTTGTTTTTTTACTTGGCTGGTCATTAATATAGTAAGAATAAGACTCGCCTTTAATATATTCTAAATTGCTACTTGATATGCTATTGATAAATGGTTTTTCTCTAAAAAGAAATGCTGCTGAAGAGAACTCAGTTCTATTTTTCACAAAACACCCCTTATAATAATCTAGTTATGACAATCCAAGACTGGGCTTCCCTAATTGTAGCCATACTTACAATTGTATCATCTATTGCTTTTGCAATCAAGTGGCTAGTCAAACATTATTTGGCAGAACTTAAACCCAATTCTGGATCATCGATGAAGGATCAAATTTCGAGACTAGAAATGAGAATTAACGAAGCCGATGCTACTAGAACTCAGATGAAAGAAGATCATAAGGTTATGAAGAATAAACTTGACCATATGTATGATATTCTGATTGAGTATATTGCCAAACCAAAGTAACTCTATATACTATATATAAGATATCTTCTATATACAAACCTTCAAGATAGTTCTTTTTTCTTATATATATTTAGTATACACTACGAAGATCCTGACCTTTAAGACTTTTTATGACAAAACGGACATTGTCTATTATAACGATTTGATAACTTTAAATATAATCTCTTAATTCTATGACTTTTACGCTGACTCTAAATATTTGTTTTTTTATGGTATAATCTTATTACTATGACTCTTTGTGCACCTGAGATTTTTGGAGCAGACCCTGCTCGTATCAAATGGAATATCGTTAGAGGAGATACCTCTCCGCTTCGTGTTGAATTCTTGCAGGATGACGAAGCAACATATTTTGATACCTCCGATTGGACCTATGAGGCTACCTCTTATGATCCTCAGTCTGATTTTCTTGATTCCCTGGAAATTACACCAGGAGTTGGATATGTCGACATTATGGCCCCAGCATCAATTACTCAGTTTTGGGGTATTGGATTTAAATCAGTTGTAACAGAATTAACTTTTGATCTTCAAGTAACCATTGATGGAGAAACAATCTGGACACCTTTGATTGGAACTATTTCGGTCATTGGTGATATTACAGGAAGTCTATAATGGCTGTAGTAAAAGTTACAACTCCTAGACCTGAGTTGCCACCAGTAATTAAAATCAAAGATAAAGTTTTTAAAGTAAATAAATAAAATAGTGAGATAATGCTGTTATGGCCTCTTCTAAATCTATGGACTTTCCAAACGCAAGAAAATCCTCATATGCTGCACAAGTTCAACAGATGCAGGCAACTGAAAATTCAGAAAGCAATCAAGTATTTCTTCCACTTCCAGGACCAGAAGGTCCAAGGGGTGAGCCAGGAAAGCAGGGGCCAGAAGGACCTCAAGGACCTAGGGGAGAACAAGGGCCCAAAGGAAAAGACGGAGCATCATCAGTGTCTTCTTCTGGACAGCAGTCTGGTTGGGCAAGTTACTACTCAGGACAAGGAAAAGAAATACGCTTGGGGGCAGACAAAGGTGTAGACGGTTGGGTAGATGTATTTTTGTCAAATCAAAAGGAAGCAGATGAAAAATTTTTGCCAAAAGGATGCACTAGTCTTTGGAATCAAGATTCAAGAAGAATTAATTTTCTTGGGCTTAACGTAGGAGCACAAGTTTTTGTTACATATAATTTTGAGGTAACTACCTTTCAAACAGGAACAGAATTGTGGGCAAGGACATATTCTTCAAAATCAAAACAGAATATTTGTCAATTTTTGGGATCCTTTAAATATCAAACTACCTACCCAATGTCAGTAACCCAGCAAATATTTATAGAAGATAAGTGGTCTTGGAGCGAAGGGGCTATTCCTCAGTTTAGAACTGATCACGAATCATCAATTATCCTCAATTCTATTTATGTCGGCGTGGTATAATAAAGTATGGCATTTCCAGGAGAACTAAACTTAACATACTACAAGGGTGATACTCAAGATTTTTCTATCTACCCAAAACAAAGCGATGGATCCGCTTTTATCATGTCTGGCTACACAATCAAGTTTTCGATATCTACACAAAGAGGATCTGGAACAACTCCAGTAGAGTGCTACGCTGTAGTCAGTGCAGATGACCCTACAAAAGCAATCTGTGCGATTAGACCAGCAGATGGAGCACAATTAACTGCTGGTACACAGTATGTTTATGATATTCAGATTAGCAAAAGCGCAACGCCATACCCACTTGTATATACAATCCTAACTGGAACAGTTACTGTTACAGCAGACGTAACTCAAGGAGTCTAAATATGCCTGAGATTTATTCTACAGACGATATAACTGTTTTAGGTGGTCCTTCTAAAATTTCAGTAGATCTTGATATTGGTCCAACAGGGAAAAGAGGAAGTTATTGGTTTGTTGGAAATGGTTTTCCAAATACAGCAGAACTAAGTCCAAACCTTTTAGACATGTATATAAATGTAGATCCACAAGATGAGTCTTACCTGTTTTTGTACCAGTATCAGAATGCTGATGGAGTAAACAGTTGGAGACAGATCTTAAAGATTATCCCAAACTTTACTAGTAAGAGCGTTGTTTCTGACTTTATAGGCGGTAATGCTCAGATTATTATTCCACTTATTAGCATTGTCCCAGAAGACCTTGTTGCAACCGTCACTATTGATAAGATCAATGTTCAAAAGTCTATTGTCAATGATTTGCCAATCATAACTACCGTGAAATCTTTAGAGATCATTACAGACAATCAGGTCAGAGCGCTTAAGATTATTGTCAATGCAATCGAACTAAACAACTCCAACTGGGTAGAAGTGGTCGGACAGAAAGTAGTAGAACTACTTATTTCTGTGGTATAATTTTGGGGGAGATGAATAATGGCAGATAATATCAATCTTAACGGACCTTATGACACTAAAGTGCCATCCTACAATGAGTCTGCAGATATTCAAGAGGCTTTAAAATTATTTTTATATGGAACCACAACACCACCTTCTAATCAGTCAGAGATATTATCAACTTCTTTGGCTGGTAACTTAAAAAGAATTGAAGCAGATATTACTGTTATTAACAATCGTGGACTTGGATCCACCGTTTCAACAACCCAGCCAACTGGTATTGGAAATGGGTATGTTTGGCTAGACTCAGATTCTGGCATCTCTGCATCAGTTCAATATGCTCAAGCACAATATTCTACAACATCTCCTGCATCTCCATCAACTGGTACATTATGGGTTGACTCAGATTCTTCTCCACTTAAAATATATGTTTACAGTGGAACCGAGTGGAAAGAGATTGGTGCATAATGGCTAAAAAAGAAAAGACAATAGATCAAGAATTTAAGGAAAATGCTATTGCAAAATTTGTTGCACTAGGTTTTACAGAAGCAGAACTAAGAGCATTGGGGATAACTTCAGATGGCAACAATTAATACTGATGGAAAGAATGCTTATATATACAACGAATCTGACGATACTTGGTACGCTATTGGTGGATCAGTAAATACAAATCAAGAATATACTTGGTCAGCCGAGCAAACATTCTCCGCAGCAACTACATTTAATAATGTTATTAAAGCCAAGGGCGGAATTAATAATTTTCAAAACCCAACAGCAAGAGACGCTGTTTTAACATCTCCAACAGCAGGCTTAGTTTGTTTTGTTAGACAAGAAGATGATGGAACACCAATAGACCAAGTCCAGTATTATTCTGGATCTGCTTGGAGATATGTAAACGATTCTGCAACATTTGTTACAAAGACTTCTGACTATACCGTTGCAAAATCTGATTCAGGAAAAACTATTTCTGTAGAGTCTTCTTCAGATATTGTTATAACCATTCCATTAAACAGTGTTGCAGCCTTTTCTATAGGGCAAAAAATTGAGTTTATTCGGTATGGAACTGGGGCAGTTTCTTTTGCAGGTGCAACACCAGGTGTAATTATTAACAGCAAAAACTCAAACAAAAAGATATCCTCTAGGTACTCTGGTGCAGTTCTTACAAAAGTTGACACTAACACCTGGCTACTTCTTGGTGACCTGACGGCTTAGGTTAAAGATGCTAAATTTTGGTTTTTGGTCATCTTTAAAGGGTATGGTAAAAGTACCTAATCTTTCTGGTTTGACTAGAACAACTGCCTCATCATCAATTGTTAGTAATGGACTTGTTCCACTGGAGACTGGTTCAACAGATACGGCAGATGATTCTTTAAATCAAAAAATTGCATCTCAAAATCCATCATTTGATTCTCTTGTAGACTACGAAACAAATGTTTCTTATACATACTATAATTTTTCTTTTACTCCTTATTCTTTTACTCCTTATTCTTTTACTCCAACTGCATACACATTTACTCCAACCGCATATACATTTACTCCAACCGCATATACATTTACTCCATACTCATTTACTCCATACTCATTTACTCCAGTTGCCGCAACTGGTGTATGGTACACACACTGTTCCAACCCAGCATCTGGTGCAGATGGATCAGTGGTTGGTCCTTACTTCTGGCCAAATAAGACTTGTTCACAAGTTCAGCAATTGCTTACACAAATGGGAGAACTTGGTCCTGGAAACAACTTTAATTGTGCACCAGGTCCAGAAGAAGGCCCATCCCCAATTGCTGCAGCAACTTGTAGTCCAGTTTATTCATTTACTCCGTATTCATTTACTCCAACACCTGCTTACACATTTACTCCAACTGCCTATACCTTTACACCAACAGCACCTACTTACACATTCACACCAACACCTGCGTATACATTTACTCCTTATACTTTTACTCCTTACTCCTTTACACCAACATACTCCTTCGTACCACTCACAGTATGTATTGATGAAGATACACTTATTCAGATTGTTGGATATGAAAACTCTGTTGAGTTTAAGGCAGCAAAAGATATTGTCCTTGGAGATAAAATTTGGTCTATCACTTGGGATGGACTACTTGATGATCTGCAAGACCCTGGAGCATCAACAATTTACCCAGAAAATCTTAAAAATGTTAAAAGGGTTCAATCTGAAATTGTACAGATTAGCCCATCAACAAAAGATACAACCTTATACTTTAATGGTGATAAAACAAAGAGATTTACCCCAGAAGAAAAAGTTCTTATTAAACGCCTAGATTCACATATATTTGTTGAGGCAAAAACAGTGACAGAAAATGACTTTATTTTTGAGCCAACAGATTCTGGAATGGTAGCAACTCCAGTATCTTCACTTGACTATATTGAAGAAATAAGAAATGTCTTTAAGTTTAACGCTTTCCCAGTAGACACTATTATTGCTGGAAATATGGTAGTACACAACTCTAAGGTCTAGTTGTGATAAAATTGTAGTATGGAAGAAAACTCAGATGAAAAAATATGGGACAGATTTAGAAAAAATATGGGAGAAGTTAAGCCTTGGGACATCATAAAGCCTGGAAACAGAGTATCTGAAGACATTGCTTTTGAAAGACTAGATATTTGCAAATCTTGTCCAGAATTAATAAAATTAACAGCAACATGTAAACAGTGTGGCTGCTTCATGAAACTAAAGACACACTTAAAGTATGCAGAATGTCCAATTAAAAAATGGTAAAAAAATAAGGGGCCAATAAAGGCCCCCTATCTTTTAATAAACTACTTAGGAAATTTAGCCATCCAGGATTTGGTTCTTGGAGTAATGCCTTTCCATGAGGACCAATCTTCTCCACCGTTAGTCATGTAGTATGCAATCTCTGCGTTTTTGACGGGATTGAATAGTTCAGCGTTAGAGTCAAGATCAAACTTGGTTCTACGATCAGGACCAAGGGTATCAATCATATTGATTTGGAACATACCATAAGATGAGTCACCAGTCTTGTGATTGCCATTAAAAGCCAATGGTCGCCCATTGGACTCTTTCTTAGCCACTGCCCAAGCAACAACAAGGTCTTTGCCCTTGAAGCCTACTAGCGAAAGTAGTTCTTTTAGTTCTAAATCAGTTAGAGAAACCTTATTCTCAAAACTCTCTAGTTTTTTTGTCTTAGAAACCAAAAAAACCTCTTTCGAGGCGGTTTCCGATGTCTGAGCCTGTTCAAGGCTAAGATTATTTTTCGTATTTAGTTCTGGAGCAGCATTAGCAGCATTAGAAGATATCGCTACTAACAATACAATACTGAGTGTGCTAATGATCTCTTTGTTTCTTTCGATAAATTTAATCATAGTTTCCTCCTTAGAAAACAATAACACCCTGGTAGGTGTCTACACCTAGTATAACACAAAATTTTACCAAAAGTCAACTTTAGAAGGTGGTATAATAAATATACTATGGCTACTGGAAATACTAATGATGCGTTATTTAAATTACCATACCCGCTTGCAAATGACCCAGTAAATGTACACGAGGATATTGAATCACTTGTAGATAGATTAATGGTTATCTTGCCACCACTTGGATTATCTCAATTTCAACTTGGAATTTTAAATAATAGCGGAGAAAATTTACCTGCAGGAACACCAGTATATGCGACTGGTCATACAACAAAAACTACAATTGCAAAGGCACTGCCTTTGACCGAATCTCCAATATTGGGATTATTAAAAACTCCAGTAGCAAACGGATCTGATGGGATTGCAGTAGTTGCAGGGGTTATGGAAAATATAAATACATCTGGATTTGAAAATGGTGATGTGCTGTATGTTGGAACATCTGGTGGGTTAACAAATGTTAGACCTACAGGTGGCTCAGGGGCAGTTGGAGTTGTTGCACATGCATCAAACACAGGAGTAATTATTGTAGAGGCAAAAGGAAACGGAACATGGGGAGCACTTAAAGACGGTTTGTCTTAATAGTGATATAATAAAACAATGGCAACTTTAAGAGGATCTCAAACATCATACGACATAGGAAATAAACCTCCTACAGTTATTTGGACTGTTGTTCGTGGAGACACGTCTGGATTTAAAGTTTATGTAACAGATGATGCAAAGCAGCCTTTAGTTCTAAAAGGCGAAGGATCTGAGTGGGACATTGCTATGAAAATTAAAAGACCCACATCAAAGCCTGGAGTTATTACAGATGACGCTACAACAATTATGGCTCTGCATCCAGTTGCAGATGAAGATGACCTAGTCGGAGAGTTTACGGTTTGGCTTACAGCAGAAGAATCTAATGTTTTACAGACAGGAGACATCTTTGATATCCAGGTTAGTGATCCAACAAGAGTATGGACAGTTTGCCAGGGTAGCATGAAGATTCTTGAAGATGTAACAGATTAATGGCCACAGCATTAATTCTTGATGAACTAAACAATAAAACAGAGCGAATCTTTCCAATAGAATACTCATTGGTTAAGATAGAAGATATAGCAATAAATACTTTAATAACTGAAATACTTCCTTTTAGGGTTAAGTTTACAGCCATTCAGATTCAGGCTATTGGTTTAGGAAATACCCCCGCAATTCCACTTCAGGTTATTGGCTACAGCAACTATATTCTCTAATTATCCTATTAAAAAGCATGTTATAATTACAGCATGGCCAAACTCACAATTCCGAATGTTAAGTTAAAGTTTCAAACTGGTGATCGTCCTACCCAAGAAGATTACGTAGATCTCATCGACACTCTGTCATCCCAAGCAACAGATTTGGGTACAGCAGGTAATAACGAAACAACAGTAAACGGAATTGAGATGACTACAGTCGTTGACAACTTCGATGCAACGGTTTTTCGTATGGTCAAGTATATTGTTTCAATATCAAAGACATCGCAAGGCGATAATAAATTTTATGCAACAGAATTAACTGTTCTTGTTGACGGTACAAACATAAATGTAACCGAATACGGAACAGTCGACACTGATGGGAATATTGGCACCATTAATGTCTCCCGCTCTGGAAATACCGTGGCTTTATCAGTCACTCCAGTAGGCGGTTTAACACCTATAACAGTTCGTTTTGCACGAATTGGACTAAAGGCTTAAGGAGATATAAAAAATGGCAACAGTAAATAAAAACTTTAAGGTCAAAAATGGCCTGGTAGTTGAAGGATCAATCGCTACAGTAGCAGGAAAGCAAATACTTACAGAGGATACATCAGATCAATATATTATTAATTTGATTGGTGGAGAAACACTTGTAACATCTGTTGAAGCAACACAGATGGAAGTTATTGCTGGCGAACTAAATATTAAGTCAGGCGTATTTGATGAATCAGGCGCAGCAGCAGCAGCACAGACTGCAGCACAAGATTTTGCTACAGCAGCAGATACATCTTTGTACACCACAGTAACATCAGACATTGCAACAGCAAAGTCTCAGGCAATTTCTGCAGCAGCAACAGATGCAACATCTAAAGCAGATGCAGCAGAGGCTTCAGCAAACTCATACACAGACGATGAAGTATCATTACTCGATCTTTCACTTAAGGCTTATGCTGATCAAGCAGAAGCAGATGCTATAACTACAGCAGCAGCAGACGCTACTTCAAAGGCAAATGCTGCACAATCTGCAGCAGAAGCAACCGCTTCAGCAGATGCTACTTCAAAGGCAAATGCAGCCCAAGCAGCAGCAGAGTTGACTGCATCAAATGCAAACTCAACACTTTATACAACAGTAACTGGAGATATCTCTACAGCAAAGGCAGAAGCAATCTCTGCAGCAGAAGGATATACAGACTCTGCAGTGTCAGCACTTGTTAATGGAGCACCAGAACTTCTAAATACTCTTGATGAGTTGGCACAAGCACTTGGTGATGCACCAGATACAATTACAAACCTTACAACTCTTGTTGGAACAAAGGCTGCTACATCATATGTTGACTCAGAAATTTCTGATCTTGACACAGCAGCACAGGGATACGCTTCAGCAGCACAGACTGCAGCCGAAGCAACAGCCTCAGCAGATGCAACTTCAAAGGCAAATGCTGCACGAGCAGCAGCAGAAGCAACCGCAGCCCTTGATGCGACATCTAAGGCGAATGCAGCAGAAGCAGCATCAAACCTTGCTACAGATGGAAAGATTACACAAGAAGTAGCAGATAGAAACTCTGCAATTTCAACTGCTATCGATACAGAAGTTACAAACCGTAACACTGCAATCGGAGCAGCAATTACTCAAGAAGTAGCAGATAGAAACTCTGCAATTACATCTGCGGTAAATGACATAAGCACAACAGACATTGAAGAAGGAACAAACCTATACTTCACTAACCAGCGAGCAATTGATGCTGTGGGTGGAACAATTGGGGATCAGATAAACCTTCTTGATACAGATGATATTGAAGAAGGTTCAAACCTTTACTTCACAAACCAAAGAGCACTTGATGCAACATCAGCAGCATACGATATGTATGGTGCAGCAGCAGCAGCACAAGAAGCAGCAGAAGACTACGCAGACGGCCTTGCAATCAACTACGATGCAGCAGGTTCAGCAAACACAGCATACTCAGATGCAGTCGCAGCAGCAGCGTCAGATGCCACAACTAAGGCTAATAACGCTAAGTCAGGTGCAGAAGCAACTGCCTCAGCAGATGCTACTTCAAAGGCAAATGCTGCACAAGCAGCAGCAGAAGCAACTGCAGCAGGAGCACTTTCAACTGCAATCTCAACAGAGGTTACAGATCGTAACTCTGCTATTGCAACCGCAAAGTCAGAGGCAATTTCAGCAGCAGAGGATTACACAGATACTGCAGTTGGAAACCTTGTTGGTTCAGCACCAGAACTTTTGAATACACTTCAGGAGTTGGCAGCAGCACTTGACAATGACCCAGATGCACTTAACTCACTTCAGGGTATTGCAGCAGGAAAGCAAGATGCACTAACTGCAGGATCAAACATTGACATTACAGGGGCAACAATCTCTGTAACTGGTCTTGATGCAGCAGATATCTCAGACTTTAATGCAGCAGCAGTATCAGCAACCGCAGCATCATACGATGCAGCAGGTTCAGCATCAACTGCCCAGTCAGCAGCAGAGGCCACAGCCCAAGAAGCACTTGATGATGTTCTTGCTGGAACAACAGCATTTACAGAAATAAATGTAAACTCTGAGGCTAAGCAGATTGCAGCAACTTCTTCATCACTTGGATCAGTTGTAGTAACTGCATATTCATGGCCAAAGGCTGACTATCGTTCAGCAAAACTAATGGTTAAGATTGACAACGCAACAGATAATGAAGTTTCTGAAATACTTCTTACTCTAGACTCATCAGACAACATTGCAATCACAGAATATGCAATCGTTGGAACAAATGGTACAAGAGGAAGCATTACAGCACGAGTATCTGGTGCAAATGTAGAAGTAAGAGTAGATCCAGTAAATGATTCAACAATCAAGGTAACTGGAACACTTCTTAAGTAATAAAAATTTGTGTGGAAAAGGGAGCAATAAATGACAACAGAGAATAAAGACTTCAAGGTCAAGAATGGCTTAGTCGTAACTAACGGCGGTACATTCGGAGATGCAGTGACAGTAGGAACACCTACAACAAACTCACATGCAGCAACTAAGGAGTATGTTGATTCAAGATCAATGACTGTTGACTCAATTGCTCCCTCTTCACCAACAAACGGAACACAGTGGTTAGACACCGTAACAAATAGAGTTAATTTCTATTACAATGGATCTTGGTATACCCAAGCAACTATTGATGATACAAATAATTTACCACAGCACATTCACGATACCGCAATTGATGGAACTGGTTTCATTGTATCTCAGTTCTATGAAGGTGGATCATTCAACAGCCCATTGGGTGTAGGTTTAGATGCAGGTGGCCCAGACACATCAGTTTGGACAGTTGTATTTGATGGCGGTAGTGTAGTAGATAATTTCAATTAAAAAATTGATGTTATAATAAGATAAATGGGCAGCACCCATAAGGAGAAATAAAATATGGCAACAAGAATGCAACAGCGCAGAGGAACTGCACAGCAGTGGACTACTGCAAACCCAATTCTAGCAGCAGGAGAAATTGGCTTTGAAAGCGGAACAAACAAGTTTAAGATTGGTGACGGAGTAAACACATGGTCTTCTCTGACATATTATGCTTCTGCATCTGAGATTGCTGCCCTTGTAGACGGTGCTCCAGAACTACTTAATACTTTAAACGAATTGGCAGCAGCAATTGGCGACGACGCCAATTTTGGAACAGCCATAGAAATGTCAATTAATACATCAGTTGACGAATCAAACACTTTTACAACAACAGCAATTAACACACACAATCTAGACACAACAAATGTTCATGGGATTGTAGATACTTCACTACTTGCAACCACAGCAAACATTTCAACACATAATTCAGACACAACAGATGTGCATGGTATTGCAGATACAAGCCTTTTGGTAACACAGACAGTTTTAGATGGTCACACAGGTGACACTACTGGCGTTCACGGCATTGCAGATACATCACTTCTTGCTACTAAGCAATATTCTGATAACGCAGTAGACACACATAGTGCAGACACGACAAGTGTTCACGGAATTCAAGATACAAGTCTTCTAGTTACCACAACAATGCTAGATACTCATAACACAGACACAACAAATGTACATGGGATTGCAGACACAGCACTTCTAGCAACACAGTCATATGCAAGTGGTTTAGTATCAACACATAATGATGATACAACAAATGTTCACGGAATTGTTGACACAGCACTTCTAGCAACAAAAGCGTATGCAGATGATGCAGCAGATGCAGCAGAAACAGCAGCAATCACTGCAGCAGGACTAGCAGCAGATACAAAGATATCTACACAGAATGCAATAACAACAAATGTTCACGGAATTGCAGATACTTCTCTACTTGCAACTACAGCAGATGTAGCAGCAGTTACAAAGACTTCACTTGGTCTTGGAAATGTTGATAACACAGCAGATGCATCAAAGCCAGTATCAACAGCACAGTCTACAGCAATCGCAACAGCAAAGGCAGAAGCAATTGCAGATGCAACATCACAGGTAAACGCACTTCTAACTGGTGCTCCAGCAGCACTTAATACCCTTGATGAACTTGCTGCAGCACTTGGTGATGACGCAAACTTTGCAGCATCAGTAACAACAAACCTTGGACTAAAGGTAGATTCTTTAACACCAATTTCACAAAAGACAGCATCATACACACTTTCATCACTAACCGAAAGAGATGATTTAATTGAGATGGGTTCAGCATCAGCAATGACACTAACAATCCCAACAGATGCAACACTGGATTTCCCAATCGGAACATCTATTGACATTCTTCAAACAGGAGCGGGACAAGTAACAATCGCCCCAGTATCAGGAACAGTCACAGTAAATGCAACACCTGGCTTGAAACTTCGTACAACCTGGTCATCTTGTACTCTCTTTAAGAGAGCAGCAAATACATGGGTTGTCTACGGCGACTTGACAGCGTAATACAAAATTCAATAAGAAATTAGGAGATAGACATGGCAGCAGGTAAGAAGATAGGTAAGAAGTCTCAAGCGTCAAATGACTTTTTGGAGCCATTAGCACCAACAGGTGTTACTGGAACAAACGTAGGAACAGGACGGGCTTTTAATAATGGTGCAGTTTCTGTAGCATTTGCCTTACCAGCACTATCGCCTGCTGCCACATCTTATACAGTAACAGCAAGCACAGGACAGACAGCAACTGGAGCATCCTCTCCAATTATTGTGACTGGCATTGCATCAGAAGCAACACCAACATTTACAGTTCGGGCAACAAATGCTGCAGGCATATCTCCTGTATCTACTGCCTCTGCTTCTGTGACTGTAACAACAGTTCCTGCAGCGCCTGCTGCTCCGTCAGTATCATCCCCAACACCTTCTGCTGGTGCTAACGTAGCGGGATCAACAACAGACTCTGTATCTTGGACTGCACCAGCAAATGGTGGATCTGCAATTACTTCTTATACTTGGGCATCTTCAGATGGAAAGGGTGCAACACAAGCAGGAACATCTGTTTCAGTATCACAAGAAGGCGGAACAGCACAAACATATACAGTTTATGCAACAAATGCTAATGGTAACTCTGCAGTTTCTTCTCCATCTGCATCAGTAACAACATTCTCATTTACACCGTTTTCATTTGTACCATTCTCATTTACACCTTATTCATTCGTACCCTATTCATTTACACCAGTATATTCATTCGTACCTTACTCATTCGTGCCATATTCATTTGTACCGTATTCATTTACACCAACATATTCATTTACACCTTATTCTTTTACACCATATTCTTTTACACCAACATATTCATTCACACCAACATTTTCATTTACACCAGGACCTTACTCATTCGTACCACTGAGATATTGTATTGATGAAGACACACTGATTCAAGTTATTGGTGAAGATAATTCAATAGAGTTTAAGGCAGCAAAAGACATTGTTGTTGGAGAAAAAATCTGGTCTATCAGTTGGGATGGATTGCTAGATGAATCAGTTGATCCATCAGCATCAACAATTTACCCAGCAGTTCTTGAACAAGTCTCAAGAGTTAACTCAGAAATTATCGCTATCGAGCCATCTGTTAAAGAAAAAACACTATTCTTTAACGGTGACAAGGGCAAGAGATTTACTGAAGGAGAAAAGGTTCTTATTAAGAGAGACAATACTCATATGTTCCTTGAGGCAGAAAAGGTATTGACAAGTGACTTTATCTTTGAAGCAGAAGAATTTGGCATGACAGCAACACCTGTAACAAGCGTAGAATATATCGAAGAAACAAGAAATGTATTCAAGTTTAATGCATTCCCTGTCGATACTATTATCGCTGGTAACATGGTAGTCCACAACTCCAAGGTATAATATTTTGCAAGAACTATCCATTAGTGATATACTTGTATTATGAAAAAAATACCATTTAATAAAATTAAGTTTCTTCAGGCATACCCTCATCTAGTAGATGTGTTTCCTTTGCCAGAACCAGGAACTAAAAATGTTCCAGACTGGTATAGACATCAACCAAGTATTACTGGCCCAAATCCAGAAATTCCAGAAAATGGTAGTTTTAGACTTACAGTAAAAAAGTGTCAGGCTTTCTTTGACTCCATGTCTATGGGATATATGCTAAAGGTTCCTGTAGATATATATATTGATACCACAGAAGGAAGATTTGATGTTCAACTTCCAGCAGAAATGCAAAGATTTAAAGCAGAATTAATTGCTCATCACTCAACAGAACAAGTTTCTCATTTGCCATTAGATCAAAATCTTTACTGTAATCAGATATTAAGAATTCATCCAACATGGATGGTCAGCACTCCAGAAGGCTTTAGTACTTTATTTATGCAACCAATTCATCAACCACCTTCGCCACTCAGAGCAGTTGAAGCAATTATTGATACTGATAAGTTTTGGTCCGATGGTCATCTATCATTTTTTATACAGAAAAACTTTAAAGGCATAATTAAACAAGGAACTCCATTAGCACAAGTATTTCCTTTTAGGCGTGATGAGTGGGAAATGGAAATTGACAAAGAGTTTGATCCAGAAAAAACCAATCTACAAAGAAGAGTTGTTAGGTCAATGTTTCAGAATGGATATAGACTAAAATTCTGGCAAAAAAAAGTTTTTAAGTAATACTATTTATAAAAAACAACAACTATCAACTAATACTTTAGGTAGAGTTTTACTTTTTATAAAACTCTGCTATACTTAACGCTTAATCCGTTTTTGAAAGGACGATACATATTATGTCAGATTTCTTTAGTTTTAAACTTCCAGAGGACTTCGTAGAAAAGTACAAGAGCCAAGAAAGCCCATTTGGGTTTAAGGATGCAGCAGAAAACTCACTTGGAGAAATTACTTTTATTCGAACATATTCCCGTATGAAGGAAGATGGAACTAAGGAAAGGTGGCACGAAGTTTGTCGTCGTGTAATCGAGGGTATGTATTCAGTTCAAAAGAATCATGCTAAAGAAAACCGTTTGCCATGGAATGACTACAAGGCTCAGAAGTCAGCACAAGAAGCATTCCAAAGAATGTTTGAATTGAAGTGGACACCACCAGGTCGAGGCATGTGGGCATTTGGAACCCCTATGACCATGGAGAAGAAGAACTCAGCAGCACTACAAAACTGTGCAATGGTTTCAACAAAGGACCTTGACAAAAATGATCCAGGAGCCCTTTTTGCTTGGGTGATGGATGCATTAATGCTTGGCATTGGTGTAGGGTTTGATACAGTGGGACAGGATAAGAATTTCTCAATCTATACCCCTACAGAACCAGAACAGGTGTTCGAAATTCCAGACACTCGTGAAGGCTGGGTAGAGTCAGTACGACTTTTAATTAATTCTTACTTGAGAGCAAACCAGAGTATTCAGAAGTTTAACTACGATTTAATTAGACCTCTTGGAGCCCCTATCAAGGGCTTTGGAGGCGTTGCTTCAGGACCTGCACCTCTTATTAAGTTACACGACCAGATAGACCGTGTAATCGGCTCCAGAGGCGGAGAAACACTAGATTCTCGTGCTATCGTAGACCTTGTAAACCTTATTGGTACCTGCGTAGTATCAGGCAACGTAAGACGATCAGCGACTCTTGCTTTGGGTAATGCAGGGGATGAAACATTTATGAATCTAAAGAACTCAGAGATGTTCCCAGAGCGTAACTCATTTGATCCAGAGAATCCAGGTTGGGCTTGGATGTCTAATAATTCTATTTCAGCAGAAGTAGGAACAAGGTACGAAGACTATGTAGATTTAATTACAGAAAACGGAGAACCAGGTTTTATCTGGCTTGATGTTGCTCGTAATTATGGACGACTAAAGGATGCGCCAGACGGTAAGGATTATCGTGTGATGGGATTCAACCCATGTGCGGAGCAGCCATTGGAATCATACGAATTATGCACACTTGTAGAAGTGCACTTGAATCGTCATGAATCTAAGGAGGACTTCCTGCGTACCCTTAAGTTTGCATACCTTTATGGAAAGACTGTAACACTTGTTCCAACACACTGGCCACAAACAAACGGTATCATGCAACGCAACCGTCGTATTGGTACATCACTTACTGGTATTGCATCTTTTGCAGATCAAAAGGGTTTGCCAGTAGTTCGTGAGTGGATGGATGAAGGGTATAACAAGATTCGTCACTATGACCACCAGTACTCTGAGTGGCTATGTGTTCGTGAATCAATTCGTGTAACAACAGTTAAGCCATCAGGATCAGTTTCAATCTTGTCTGGTGCAACTCCTGGAGTTCACTGGGGACCTGGAGGAAACTTCTTCCTTCGTGCAGTTCGATTTGGAAATACAGATCCAATGATGCATTTGTTCAAAGCAGCAGGGTACACAATTGAAGACGATGTGGTATCAGCAAACACATCAGTTGTATATTTCCCAATCAAGTCAGGCCATCCAAGATCTGAAAAGGATGTTACATTGTTTGAAAAGATTGCACTTGCTGCAACTGCTCAGAAGTACTGGTCTGATAATGGTGTTTCTGTAACACTTTCATTTGACAAGGAAACAGAGTCAAAGCATGTTGTTCCTGCACTTCACATGTACGAGGGGCAACTAAAGGCAGTCTCATTCCTACCAATGGGAAATCACACATATCCACAACAGCCATATACTCAGATCACTGAAGAGCAATATGAGTCATATATTGGTAAGTTAAAGCACATTGATTTTGCTGCCATTTACGACGGTGTAGATAATCTTGAGGCTCAGGGCGAAGCATACTGCACAACAGACTACTGTGAAATAAAAATAAACAAGTAGTCTTCTGTGGTAAAATAGACTTATAATGTCTACTTCATCAAATCTGTATGCAGAAAAAGTGTTTTCAGAACACCCCATTGCTCTTTGGGCACTGGATGATAAAGCAGACTACCTTTCTCTAATTACAGAAAGCCAAAGATCTTCTGCAAATTGGCCAACACCAATTGGGGCTGTGGCAGAACAAATATTTTTAAAAACCTCTCCATTTCCAAATAGTGTAACAAACATTCTTAATGCAAGAATTAGCAATGAAGCATTTAGTGAAATTGTTTGTGTGACTGACGACATCATTAACTTTTCTGAAATGAATCAAGACCTAAAAACATTTTCTATTGGGTCATATTTTTATTCAAACACAGCAGCAATCTCTGGAATTAAGATTGGGTATGAATATTACGATACTTCTTCTGGAAAAACAATACAGCACCTAAAATCTTTCTTATCTCCAGTAAGCAAAGAATGGAGTTTTATATCAGAGACATTTGACATACCAAAACAAAATACCACAATGAGAATTGTTATTAAGATAAACTATTTCTTTACTGACGACTTTGAAAATGAGTATAACTTTAGTCTTAACGGTTTAACTGTTGGTCAGTGGTCAGAGGAATTCAATTCTACATCTTTAGGTGTTTCAAAAGTTCCAGTACCTATTTTGCCAGGCAAGTATGGAGTAGCAGCAGACTCTTATGGACTAACAAGCGACTATGGATACTACATTATAAATAATGGATCCCTTATGGCTAAGAATACTGGAATACCGTTAGTATACGGTGCAAGTGGTATAACTAAACTAATTGACAACAATGGAGAACCGTGTTTAGTAATACCAGCAAAAGGATTTCTACATGAAAGTGGAAAATACAAAGATTATACTTTTGAAATGTGGTTAAGGGTAAATAGCGACTCAGTTTCCCCAAGAAAGATTTTAGGAAAGCCCAATTCTGATGATGGTTTGTGGATTGATGGCACATCACTTATTTTAAAAATTAATAATAATATTGCTACACATTATGTTGGAGAATGGGGCAAGCCCATGCTAATAGATATTGTGTATGGATCAAAAGGTGCAAGTCTTCTGATCAACGGAGAAGAGGTTTGCTCTATATCATTTGATGCCTATGAACTAGACTTCCCACAATCTGGGAGCGATGAAATTTTATGTTTTTATTCTTATGAGGATGTGTCACCAATAGAAATTGATGCAGTCGCAATATACTCTTATAAAGTTCCATCAGTAGTAGCAAAAAGAAGATTTATTTATGGTCAGGGAGTAGACTTTCCAGAAAATATAAATACAGCATATAGTGGTTCGTCTGTATTCATTGATTACAACTATGCAGACTATACAAATAATTACACATACCCAGATCTTGGAAAATGGAATCAGGGAGTTCTAAACAACTTAATAGTTAAAAACAATAAGTTATCTGTTCCTGACTATAAGGTTCCAGAACTTGTTATAAATAATTCAACAGCAAAATCTTTAACTGACATTGTTTTTTCTTCTGAATTTCAAACAGAGGCAGATAACTTCTTTACTTTCAAGCCATCAAATTCTTGGTCTAATAACGGATATTTAAAGTTTGACGGTTTTAATCTGCTACAAGAAGATTTAAAGGCTTTTTATCTTGTTATAAAGCCAACAGTTCTTCCTTCTGTAGATGAAACAATCCTTTATATTGAGCAAGAGAACACTTCAAACTATTTTTCAATTATTCTCAATGGATCAAATATAAAATATAATTTATTCTATAATGGAGAACTAGAAACAATATATTCTATGCAAGGGATTCAGGTTGGAGAATCTTTCCCTGTAGGAATGGACATAGAAAGATTTACAGACTTCTTTGGCAGAAACAGTCTATCATTTTTTGGTAATAGGTCTTCCTTAAAATTGTATATAGGTGGAACAAAAGATTTTGCAAAAAGTTTCCATGGAAAAATTTATAAAGTTGGTCTTTGCAATGCAACCAATTTAGAGTCAATAAAAACACTATTTAATTTTAAAGGATGTTTCTTAGAATACGAGGATGTTTTTGATTTATATTATTCAAACATAGATATTGACGCTGGAGAGTATACTGGAAATGATGAAAATTTCTGGCAATACTTTTTAGATGGCGGGACCCCAAACGGATATCCAGTTTACAGAATGGTAAACCATATAGCAAGTTATACCCTTATTGTTAAAGAATATTTCAATAATTACTATTTTGATATTGCTGTAAAGTCCTCATGGAAAGACTATTTGCCACTATCGTATTTATCAGAATATGTTAAAGATGCAAACGACGAAGATTACTATGACCTAGACTTTATCCAGTTTAATATTGATTACCCAGCACCATCTAGGTATCTAGAAGTTCCAGCAGTTCCAGTGTCTTGGAAATATGGTGTGCCAACTGTAATCAATCCTGGACAAAGCAATGAAGAAGTTATTCCATCTCTTTCTGGAGAGTATTCTTATCCAATACAGCGAAATTATGATGCACTAGGTAACCAACTTTTTACTGGATACAACGATTACGAAGATTTAAAAAACAAGGTCTCTAAGACTTACAAGTTTGACACATCTTCTTCATACGTAAAATCTTACATTAACTTTGAGTATGTTTCTTCTGGTATAAATACTTCAGATTTATATTTTACAAAGTTTGTTCCTGCATCAACTGATGGGGTTGTATCTCCAGCATCAGATTGGCTAAGGACAAAGTATGAGGTTGTAGATAGTATGGTTATTTATCCACCACAGGAAGACACTTCAAAGATTGCAATGGTGACAAGGCTAGAGTTTGAGATTGACGGAATTTTAACACACGATGTTAAAATAAAAACTTTAGAATATTCTTCGCAAGCATTTAACGATACATCTCCAAACCCAGTTGGTACAAGATTTGGAACATCCATTTACCCATATAGAAAATCAGGATACTATTATAATTACAAAGCAAAAAATCCTTTCTCAATATACAAGAAGAGCAGCCCTTACTTATTCTTAACTCGAAATAGCGGAATTACACTTAAGGGAACGTTTAACTCAGCAGTAAACCGTGGACTATCTATTCCAATTAATCAAGGTCTTTCAGATAAGTATAGCGTTATAGCAATGCAATCAGCAGTTCGTTTTGATCAAGACTTTTTCCCATACAGCCCAACACCAATATTTGAAGTAGAGTCTAAAGATCAGTATCTTAAATTTTTTATTGTGGCAAACAGTTCAGACGGTAAGCGAGGAACTATCTATGCTATCAATGCAAAAACTGGACAATACGAAAACGGAATTTTATTCTATTTTAATGGCAAAATAGTAAAGGATCCAGTATTGACTGTAAAAGAATGGGCATTCTTAGGAATATCCTTCTCAAGAGTATTAAACTTTAATAACACTTCTGGGGCGATAAGAATTACAGGACCCCTGACATTTAATGTTATCTCATATTATCAATCAACAAGCCTACAAGAGATTCAGCAAACATCTTTTAGAAAGTGGTTCAGAGTTAAGTATGCTGGATCAGACACACTTGATTGGGACTTTTGGACACCAGCCTATCGCTGGGGAGGTATGCTGGTCTTGTCAACCAAGAGTTTTTATGGGGTAGATCCAGACACAATTTACAAGAGTTATACTGGAACTAATAAGATAATCATTGATACAGATAAAAAAGTTACTCTAAAAGGATATGAATATAATTTTTATCAGGCAATCGGCTGGCAACAAAGCACCGCCACACCAGTATAATATGGTATACTTATGGTTATGAATATGGAAAATCCAAAGAAAAAGCGTAAGGCTCTTCCAAAAATGAAGGGTCAAGTAGGCGAATCCCGTGCAAAGATTATTGAAAAGCATTATGAGTGGGGCCTATATGTTTATAAAAAGTCTAATGGGAAATGGTTTACAGATGGAACTGGCTCTGTTTTAAACATTGAATCTATGCGTGGCGACATTATGCAGATATCCAAACTAAAAGAAGCAGCAAAATATTACGGGGATGAAGGAGATGGCGAATGCATCTTCGTACCAGGATTAACTAGAATCTCAGAAGAAGAATATTCAGAACAAAAGCAAAGACTAGCAGAGGGACTGATCCCTTCAATGAACGACCTTGGAGCAGTGCAGGCAGCCAAGGATACTATTGCAAAGTATGGAAGTGATGACTAATGTCAGACCACGAATACAGAATTCCAGCAAGAATTGATGAACTTGCACCAGCAGATGATACTTTTTCTAAACAAGATCCATTTAATAAGTCTTGGGATGATCTCAAAGTTTTTGAGGGATTAGAAAATAACTTTAAGCGTAGAGCAAACAGAATATCAAAGACAGAAGTAACACAAGGATACATTGACTCATCTAGAGCAGAGAGTACTGGTATTAATGGTGCAAGATCAAAAGAAATCAACCCAGGAACAGTCTATCGAAATGGCTATGGACTATTTGATGTTATCACTCCACCATGGAACCTATATGAATTAGCAAGTTACTATGACACATCATTTGCTAACCATGCAGCCATTGATGCTAAGGTCGAAAACATTGTTGGTCTTGGATATGACTTTGAGGTATCTGCAAGAACAATGCTGAAGTTAGAATCATCTTCAGATAATGATGCAATTGGTAGAGCAAGAAAAAGAATTGAAAGAGCAAAGATTGAAGTTAGAGATTGGTTAGAGTCTTTAAATACAGAAGATTCTTTTACATCTACAATGGAAAAAATCTATACAGATCTTCAGTCTACTGGAAATGCATATCTAGAGGTTGGAAGAACTATCAAGGGAGAGATTGGTTACGTTGGCCACATCCCATCAACAACAATTAGAATAAGAAGACTGCGTGATGGCTTTGTTCAGGTAATTGGAAACAAGGTTATTTATTTCCGTAACTTCGGAGCAACAAACCCTAACCCACTTGGAACTGATCCAAGACCAAACGAGATTATTCACTTTAAGTCATACTCTCCACTAAATACTTTCTATGGAGTACCTGACATTCTTGCAGCAATAAACTCTCTTTATGGTGACGCACTTGCATCACAATATAATATTGATTTCTTTAGTAACAAGGCTGTTCCAAGATATGTTGTAACTCTTAAGGGTGCAAAGTTATCTTCAGAGGCAGAAGACAAGATGTTTAGATTCTTGCAGACAGGCCTAAAGGGACAAAACCACAGAACTCTTTACATCCCATTGCCAGGAGATTCAGATGGTAACAAGGTTGAGTTTAAGATGGAACCAATTGAGAATGGAATTCAGGAAGGCTCATTTAAAGAGTACCGTAAGCAAAACCGTGATGACATTTTAGTTGCTCACCAGGTTCCACTTTCTAAACTTGGCGGTGGAGATTCATCAAACATCGCAGCAGCATTAGCACAAGACAGAACATTTAAAGAACAGGTATCAAGACCAGCACAAGATAAGTTGAACAAGATGATCAACAAGATCATTCGTGAAAAGACAGATATCCTAGATTTCAAGTTCAACGAACTTACACTGACAGATGAAATTGCTCAGTCTCAGATTATTGAAAGATATATCAAGTCTCAGGTCATGCTTCCTAATGAGGCAAGAACAATCTTGGGAATGCCACAACGAGAAGGTGGAGATGAGATTTTTTCAGCAAAGCCAGAGCAAGAAAACAATCCAGCAGAACGACAGAGGGATACAGAAAGAGTTAACAATCAGTCAGATGGTTCTGCAACCGTCTCTGGAAGGAATCCAAAAGGCGAAGGGCGATCATCTCAATAATTGAGATATGTTCAAAAAAGGGCATATAATATATACTACCATGACTATCTCTAAAGCAAATTGGAATTCCGAAGGCGACAACATCAGATTTTCTCTGCCTTTCAGTAAGGTAGATAAAGAGCGTCGTACCGTATCTGGTTTTGCATCCCTTGACAACCTAGACAAGCAGATGGACATTGTTACAGCAGAAGCCTCAATGGAAGCATTTGCAAAATTCCGAGGGAATATTAGAGAAATGCACCAACCATTAGCAGTTGGTAAGATGGTTAATTTTAAAGCAGAGAAGTACTTTGATCCAGAATCAAAGAAGTTTTATAATGGAGTATATGTATCTGCATATGTTTCAAAGGGCGCACAGGATACTTGGGAGAAGGTTCTAGATGGAACTCTTACAGGTTTTTCTATTGGCGGAAGAATGAACAAGTGGGATGACGGTTACGATGAGAAGTCAGATACACAAATTAGAATTATTAAAGAATACGATTTAGTTGAGTTGAGTCTTGTAGATTCCCCAGCAAATCAGTTTGCAAATATTATTTCCGTAGAAAAAGTTGATGGTGTAAGTATGGTTAAAGGTGACAACACAATAATTGAAAATGTTTTTTGGGATACAGAGTCTGGAATTGTTACTGTATCAGAAAATGAATCCGAGAATAGCCCAATCTCAGGAGAGCCAATGAAAAATATAGGGTTCGTTGAAAAAACGGATAGTGAAAAAACAACAATGATAAAATTCTTAGTTGATAGTGCTAAAGGCATTAATACTTCTAAGATTAACAAGGAGGTACAACCTATGACAGAAAACACAGAAGCAGTTGCAGAAGTTATTGAAACAGAAGCATCAGTAGAAGTAACAAAGTCAGAGGTCGCTCCAGAGGCAGATGTGAAAGCAGATGCAGTAGAAACTGCAGTAGAAGAAACTGAAACAGAGAAGGCTGCGAAAGCACCAGTCGCTGAAGAAGAAGATACTGAAGAAGATGCTGCAGAAACTCCAGCCGATGAAGAGGCAGAGGCTAAGAAAAAGCCTATGGCTCCAAAGTCAGATGAAGTAATTCAAGAGTCAGTCACAGAAACAAATGACGATCTTGAAAAAGCCTTTAGCGATCTAGTATTAACAGTTAAGTCTTTGCAGGCAGAAGTAGAAATGCTTAAGTCTTCAAAGGTTGACATTGAAGTAGTAAAAGAGTCATTCACAGAAGTAGCAAAAGATATTGCTGCAGCAAAGAATGAATTTGATAAGTTTGGAAAGAGAGTTGACGCTGTGGAAGCCGATACTGCTTTCCGAAAGTCTGGCGATCTCGGCGAGATTGTACAGGATCAACCTGAAATGGTTGAAAAATCCCTATGGGGCGGTAGTTTCCTCAAAACAGCCGATCTATTAAGTTAGAAAATCACAGGAGGTGACAATATGTCGGAACAAAATATAGAAAAGAACCAGCCAGGTACCTCAGGTAACCTTGGTGGAACAGCACCAGGACTCTATCAGGGTCAGGGCGCATTCGCATCTGGATCAGATGCAGGTTCAAACGTACCAGGTAATTATACCGATGGTGGTGTATTGGGAAATATCCCAACAGCCCTATCAGGTGTTAACTCTGGACCAAATGCAGTAAATCCTTCAGGTGAGGCTGGCAGCGGAATTCTCCGCCCAGAGCAAGCACGTCGTTTTATCGACTACGTGTGGGATGCTACAATCCTCGCCAAAGATGGCCGTCGCGTTACTATGAGAGCCAATACAATGGAACTCGAAAAGGTAAACGTCGGAGAGCGTGTAATCCGTGCAGCAGCGCAAGCAGTTGGCGATTACACAAACGCAGGTGCAACATTCTCAAAGGTTGAATTGACTACAAAGAAGATTCGTCTTGACTGGGAAGTATCTGCAGAATCACTAGAAGATAATATCGAAGGTGCAGCACTAGAAGATCACATTGTACGCTTGATGACAAACGCTTTCGGTAATGATATCGAAGACCTTGCAATCAACGGCGATGGAGCAACTGGTTCATTCCTTTCAATTATGGACGGATTCGTAAACCGTGTAAAGACAGACGGAGATGCTCATGAGTCAGTTGTAACAGTCGCTAATAACGCCTGGACAACAGATGTAATGCAGAACATCATCCTTGCAATGCCACGTAAGTATCGTGCTATCAAGTCTAACTTGAAGTTCTATGCTGGTACAGACGCATTCCAGGGAATCGTTAAGAATAACGGTACTCTAGCAGACGCAGTCGCAGAAGCATTCGCTTCTCAGGCTGGCGGTACTCCAACAAATCGTCAAGCATATCTTGACGGTGGAGCACAGACATTCGGTGGAGCACGTACAACTCGTGTCCTAGGAATCGACGTACAAGAAGTTCCTTACTACCCTGCAGGATATGTCGACTTGACATTCCCACAGAACCGTGTATGGGGCTTCCAGCGTGATATCACTGTAAACCGTGAATACAAGCCAAAGAAGGATACTGTAGAATACACAGTCTTCGTTCGCTTCGGTATTCAATGGGAAGAGCAAGATGCTATCGCATACGCTGACGCTGCATCAGATGCATAATCTGTAACAGTAAAATTTAGGGGGAGTGGGAGTTAGTTCTCCTACTCCCCTTATAAATTTATAATGATATAATACTAACAAGGAGGAATCATGGAAAATATGAATAATAATCCAATTGAAGAAGAAACAGTATTTGAAGCACCAGTTTACGAGGCACCAGTTGTCGAAGAGCCAGTTGAAGAAACTATTGTAGAAACTCCAGTTGTAGAAGAGCCTGTTCAGGCAGTAGTTGAAGCGCCTGCATACGAGGCACCTGAAGAAGTTCAGGCACTTGGATCAGTAGCAGACGGAGTCATTGGTGCTACTACAGCAGCAAAGGCTTCTCCAAGAAAGAAGAGCGCAAAGCCAGAAGAAAAGAAAGAAACAGTTGCGATTTACTCAACAAAGAATGTTACATGGCCAGAAGTAGGTAAGGTATACCGTGGCTATAACATTGTTGAAAAGGATGCAGCAGAAAAGTGGCTAACTCGTTCGCACATACGCTCAGCAAGCCCAGAAGAAGTTGCCAAGGAATTCGGTAAGTAATTCATGGAGATATTGAGAGTTCCGCCATATGATGACATCATAGTAAATTTTGTTGTTCCTTCAGGATACAGCGATGCAGATATCTATGCAAGAGTAACAGATATGGCGGACCTTTCAGTAGAGGTTTTAGAATTTTTAGAATGGTCTACAGGAGATAATATTAATATTCAACTTCCTGGAAGATACGACAACAACTACAGAGTTGAGATTTTTACAATTAGCGAGGGTGAAGAATTAATTCACGAAGAATACTACGAACTAATTAGACCATATGTAGACCCAAACACATTAGGAACAACAGCATCAGATATTTCAGAGTACACAGTTTTAGAGTTAGTGGCAAGATCAATTATTGATACATTCGTAGCAGAAGGTTTTTACAATAAAAAGATTACAATCGTAGGCACTGGAAATGGTTCAGACTATTTTTCTTTATGGGACAAAGCCTACAGAGTATTTAAGGTATATGAGAATAACGAACTGGTCTATGACAGATCGACTCCAAATACAAACAAATACGAATATGTAATAACAGCAGACAAGACTGCAATTCAAAAAGTTTATCCTGGACAACTAAATAGATATGAGTCAACAGGTCCAAACCTCATTGCTGGAAGAGGAGATCTTGGATACTACGGATACGAAGGAACAGGGTTTCCATCAAACTATGATTATACAATTGTAGTAGATCAAGGATACTTAACAGTTCCTGCAGACATTGAGTATGCATCAAAACTTTTAATTGAAGATCTTAAGTGCGGTAAGTTAGACTACTACAAGAGATATGTAACTGCATATAATACAGATCAATTTAGAATTCAGTTTGATAAGACAATGTTCAACGGTACTGGTAACTTCTTGGTAGATAAGATACTGGAGAAGTATGTTAAGACTATTACCAAGCCAGGGATAATTTAATGATATGCGAAGAGCCAGACTTCATCTTCCCAATGCAAGCAGATGTATATTACCCAGTCGTTGATCAGGGTGTTTACGGTAATGTCAAAAAGACTTGGATATTAGATAAAACTATTGCTGGTAACTTTAACTCAGTAGGTGGCGCTGGTAAAGAAGAAGTAACACCAAATGTTAACATAACCCAGAAGACATCTCTTATCGGAAGAGTAAAGACAGACATAAGAATTTCAAGTTTAGACGCACAGAACTCCGTAACAAATATTCTTATAACTAATATTCGTGACAAGAACTGCAATCATATTTATACAGAAACAGCAGGACCAAGAGCAGGCAAGTCCACTATATTCGAAATTGCTACACAGGAGCCATTCGTAGGACCATTCGGCGGTATCGAATATTACAATCTTGTAATCCGTAGATCTGAGAATCAGGCGGTAGATGTATGATTAAAGTAAGAATGGATAGTGTAAAGTTTCGTAAAGACATGGAAAACATTATGGAATATTCTTTTGGCTTTGTAGATGGAGTGCAGGCTGGTAAGACTGCTTTCTTTAAGAATGTTGGTCCAACAGTAGCAGAGCAAGCGTCACAGTTTATTGATGCAAACGCAAGAGTAGGTTACGATACACTTCATCATGTTTATGAATGGGGTCAATCAGGAAGTTCCTCAGCAAGACTGTTTGATATTAAATTTACTATAAGTAATCTTGGTCTATCGTTTATGTCAGACTTTAAGCAGTCAAGAACTATTCAGGATGGTTCTAGAGTTCCTTTTGAAAACAAAGCAAAAGTTATGGAACTAGGGCAGCCAGTTGTTATTAAGCCAATTAATGGAGAGACTTTAAGGTTTGAGGTTGGCGGACAAGTTGTGTATACAAAGAGACCAGTATTAGTTGAAAACCCTGGAGGAAATACACAGGGACAGTTTGAGAATGTATGGGATATGTTCTTTGGAAGATATTTTACTCAAGCATTTTTAAGATCAAGTGGTATTGACAAACATTTTGCTAATCCAACAGTATATAAGAGAAACTTGGCTGCTGGCAAAAAGGCTGGTAGATCAAAGGGAATGTCTGTTGGATCTCGCTGGGTAGCAAGTGCGGGGATGATATCATAATGTCAACATCAACATTGAACACTCCAGGTCTATGGATAAATAAGTATTTGCAGGAAAAAATTTATGCAGGTGCAGAGATTGCTATACCATTTTTCCCTACGCTCCCAAACACATTAGATGATTTAACAGATCAGTGGGTTACTATCAATGATGAAAGAGCCTCATATCAAGGAGTCGTTGCAGTGTATGATAGATTAATTAGAATGAGAAGATCTCCCTTCCCACACATCAAGTGTGAACAACTTTTATATTATTTCTATGCTACTCAAAACAATGTAACAGAAAGCATGATAGAGGTTCAAGAAGCAGTTCTAAGGCTCATGGATCGTGGAGACGAGACTGCTGAAGACATAAACATATGGGCTAGAAACCACGAACCAATTGGTGGCATGACCTGTAAGTTCTACTTCCATAACTTTAAGATATATCAACTAGAAGAAGTTAGAGATATTGTCGATTTTGGAACAGCACGAACTTACGGCGGTAACAAGATAATCATAGACTACGACTACCACCAGATGCAAGACATTATTGAGTCAATAGCCCCCTAAAAAGGGATGATATAATTATCATGAGGAAACAAGCCCTTTAATCTACATAAAGAAAAAAGAGGTGAAATACATGGCATATACACGTGGTAGTTCTAACGATATTATCGTTGGAGCAGCAGCACTCTTCACATACGAAGATGGCGCACTAACAGATGCAGCACTACCAGCATACGTATCAGGAACATCATACAAGGAAACCCTTGCAGGTGAAACTCCAGAATTTCGTAATGTTGGATACACAATGAATGGTTTGGAAATTCAATTCCAGCCAGATTTCGGTGAAGTTGCAGTAGATCAGGTTCTTGACGTTGCTAAGTTGTTTAAGCAAGGCATGCAGGTAAACCTAAATACTACATTCGCAGAATCAACACTAGAGAATCTCCTATTTGCATTAGCAGGTAAGGATTCATCTCTAGCAACAACAGCAGGAAACCCAACACTTAATCTTTCAGCAGGCGATATTGGCGATGTGCCAGTAGAGCGTGGTTTGGTTGCAGTTGGTCCAGGAACTGGAGACGCTACAGAAAATATTGAGCGTGTCTACGTTGCATACCGTGCACTTTCAATTGAGAGCGTATCAGTATCAGCAAAGCGTGACGAAGCGACAATGTTCGAAGTATCATTCCGTCTTCTTCCAAACGACAATGCATCATACGGTAAGATCGTAGATCGTACTGTTGGCGTTGGCGCATAATACAACTAAATATAAGATTAGCCCAGACCCTTGAAAGTCTGGGCTTTTCTGTTTCTATTTGATATACTTGTATAATGGCTACAGAAATATACAACACTGGAATTATTTATTTAGTTGACGGGACTGAGTTAGAAATATCTCCTCTTAAGATTAAATATTTAAGAAAGTTTATGAATGACTTTGAAGGTGTCAGAAACGCTAAAGGGGACATTGAGGCTATATCTGCTCTTGCTATTTGCGGAATGAATTGCATGAAACAGTATATGCCAAAGATTTCAAAATCAATTGAAGATTTTGAAGATGCAATAGATTTAAAAAATATCTATAGACTATTAGATTATGCTGCAGGAATTAAAGTAGATGCAAAATCTGATGAAGGTGTAAAAGATCAAGCAGTTAAGTCTGGTGCGACTTGGGAAGATCTTGATTTGGCAAAACTAGAGTCAGAAGTTTTTTTGCTGGGTATTTGGAAAGACTTTGATGAACTAGAACGATCTTTGTCAATGCAAGAAATAACTGCAATACTAAATATAAAAAGAGAAGAAGATTACGCTAAGAAAAAATTTATGGCAGCAATGCAGGGAGTCGACCTAGACAAGAATGCTCAAAAGAGTAATGCCTGGGAAGATATGAAGGCCAGAGTGTTTAGTCGTGGGCAAGCAAATAACTCAAGAGATATTCTTGCTCTTCAAGGTCAGAATGCATCAAGTGCTGGATTTGGTATTGGAATGGGTCTAGACTACGAAAAAATAGACTAAAATACGCCTATCGCTATGGTATAATTAATTAACAAACCTATTGGAGGAAAGAATGTCAGAACAAACAACTAAAAAGATTACTCTCATCGATGGCACAACCATTGATGTTAGACCGCTAAAGATTTCTTTGCTTAAGCCTTTTATGAAGAGGTTCCAGGAACTTTCAGATGTGTCAGACAATAACGATGAGTCAATGAACGTACTTCTAGACTGTGTTGAAATTGCATTTAAGCAGTACGTAAAGGAAGAAGTTACTCGTGAGCAATTAGAAGATAATATCGACTTGCCTACAGTATACGCAGTAATCGATGCAGCATCTGGTATCCAACTTACAGATCCTACAGCATTGCTTACATCAAAATAATAAAAAATGAATAGGGGTGTCATGAACAGTGTCTGATGTAAATGCTAATATTGGTATACATTTTGACACTAGTGATGCTCTCGCTCAACTAAGAAGGCTTCAGGCTGGACTTAGTAAATTCAATCAAGCCTTAACAGAAGGCAATGTTGCTGCAGCAAATGCACAAAAAGGTTTAAACTCACAACTTATCCAGTCTATTAATTCGACTGGAAAGTTTGTGGCATCACAAAAGACAATTGCTACAAGCACTACATCATTTACTAATGCTCTAGAAAAGAACAAGTTGAGCATGGGTCAGTACTTTAGGTATACCGCTGCTGCTGCCACACTAAATAGCAAAACCTTAAAAGGTCTTTTTGCACAAGAAAAAGATGTTTTAAAGAGAGCAATGAAGGATAGAGTTAAAACTCTACAAACTCAATACGTTCAACTAACAAATGCTAGTGGCGAATTTGTCAAGGTTTTGCAGGTAGTTCCAAAACATCTTAAGATGGTAAATGGTCAGTACGCTGACTACGCAACAAGAACACAAATGGCTGCTCAAAGACAGCAGTTCCTTAATCAACTTCTCAAGCAAGGCTCTACTCAACTTCTAAATTTTGGTAAGAACACTCAGTGGGCAGGTCGCCAGTTGATGGTTGGTTTAACCATTCCTCTTTCAATCCTTGGATCAACAGCAGCCAAGGTCTTTAGGGAAATGGAAGAGGCTACTGTAAGATTTACAAGAGTTTATGGAGACATGACTACTACTGTTGGAGATACTGACAAGGCAGTTGCAGAAATTCAGTTGCTTGCAAAAGAGTTTACAAAATTTGGTATTGCTGCTAAAGACACAATGGAAATGGCAGCCAAGGCTGCAGCAATGGGTCTTACTGGCGCTGACCTTCAAGCACAAGTTACAAATGCAACAAGACTTGCCGTACTTGGTCAGGTAGAACAACAGCAAGCACTTGAAACGACTATATCTCTTCAGAATGCTTTTGGTATTTCTGCAGATCAACTTGCAGCAAAGATTAACTATCTTAACGCAGTAGAAAACCAAACCGTTCTATCTATTGAAGATTTGACAATTGCTATTCCAAAGGCTGGCCCAGTTGTAAAACAACTTGGTGGATCTGTAGAAGATCTTGCATTCTTTATGACAGCAATGAAGGAAGGTGGAATCAACGCATCAGAAGGTGCTAACGCACTTAAGTCTGGTCTTGCTTCTATGATCAACCCTTCAAAGAAAGCAAGTGAATTTTTAGCGGGACTTGGAATTAATATTAAGGGAATTGTTAATGCTAATGCTGGAGATCTAAAGGCAACCATAATAGGATTTTCAAGAGCACTTGATACACTAGATCCGCTTAACCGTGCTAGAGCAATTGAGCAGATGTTTGGTAAGTTCCAGTTTGCTCGTCTATCTACACTATTTCAAAATGTTTCAAAAGATGGAAGTCAAGCATCTAGAGCGCTTGGTCTTGCAGGTGCATCAGTTGAAGAATTAGCAATCTTATCTGAGCGAGAACTTGGAAAAGTAGAAAATGCGGTTGGCGTAAAATTCCAGAAGCAACTTGAGAACTTAAAAATACAACTTATGCCAATTGGAAAAGCATTTCTAGAAGCAATAACTCCAGTTGTTCAGTTTGCTGCAAAGATGCTAGAAAAGTTTAACAACCTTAGCGATGGAACAAAAAAGTTTGTGGTTGGATTTGTTGGAGTTATTGGTGGAATTGCCCCAGTAGTTCTTATGACAGTTGGTCTTGTTGCTAACGGTGTTGCAAACCTTATTGCTTTCTTTGCAAAACTTCGTGGTGGTATTGCCAAACTTAATGGACAGAACAATGTTCTTGGCGGTGGATTTGATTATTTAACTCAGGCAGAGACAGAAAATCTTGCACAGACTAACGCACTCCATGTGTCACACACAGACCTAATATCAACATTTAATGTTGAAAAAACATCTGTAGATCTTTTGGCAGCAGCATACCAGAATGCAGCATCACAGGCTAGAGCACTTGCATCAGGTTCACCAGCACTGTTTAATGCTGTTCCAGGACCAAAGGGTGCAGTATCTGGTTTGCCAAAATTTGCAGATGGAAAAGTTCCAGGTAACGAATCTGAAGGAGATAGCATCCTTGCACTAGTTGCACCAGGAGAAACAATTGTCCCTACAGCACTTTCAAAGAAATATGCTCCACTTTTGAAAGCAATCATGGGAGACAATCTTCCAGGATTTATAAAAGGAAAAAGATCTCTTACTGCTGACCAAGACTCATTTGTTACACAAACATCAAGAATTACTCCATCGCAACCAGGCGTTGCTGATGAAATGGCTAAGCAGTTAGAATTTATTAATAAGACTTCTTCAGAAAACCTACTTGCATATGCAAGAGCAACAGGAAGAACAGTAACAGATGCTAGTGAAGAATCACTTGCAGAAATAAGAAGATCTCTTGTAGCAAGCGTAAAAGAAATATTTACCACTGTTGCAACCGCAGCAAGAGAAAAAGGAAAAACATTAACTGTTGCTGCAGTAAAGGCTGCAACTAAAAAAGAAGGAACTGCTGGTCCAGATTCGAGTGTTCACGAGTTCTATAATCCTAGAGCAAAACAACAACTAGGATCACAATTTGCACATGCAGAAACATCTAGTTCTGTACCAATTGACCAACTCTCTAAAACAGTAACAATCACACATGAAAAAACACAGTCAGACCTTTTAAATATTCAAAGAGCAATTGATGCAAGCAATAAAAAGAATGGAACAAATGTTCCAATGCCTACAGCATCCCCAGTTAGTGGATTTGGTTATTCTCTTCAAGGCCAAGTAAATAAAGCCATGGCTGACGGTGCTCCAGAGATTGAAAACTTTAAGGGAGAAAAGGGTAGAACAGTTTCAACTGTTGACGCATTTCTTGAAGATTTTCAAGACAAGGGTGTTACAAAATGGGCAGACTCAGTTAAAATTGGCGGTGGAAATTTTGAAAGATTATCTGGAGCAATTAAAGAGTATGATGATCGTCTACTATCAGCAGTTCAAGAATGGAAGCAAAATAATCCAGGAAAAACATTTACAGATGCAGACTTTCAGTCTATCGAACAGACTGTGCGTACTCAAGTTGCTGGAATAGATACTGAACTTGGTCAAGTTCTTGCAAAGGCAAAAGAGGTCGTTACAGGAATTAGACTACATATGACTCAAGAGCAGAGAGATATCGCTAATGCAGATGCTGTAGCAAGAGGAGAAAAGAACTCTAAGGGTGTGGCCTATAGTGCTGAAAATCCAAAGTATGATGAAGGCCGTTCGACATATCAGGCAGGCGGTACAGAAAGAAGAACACCAGAAGGATTGGGAAGATTCTCTGAAACAGTATCAGATGATTTAACAGAAGCAGAAACAATTGCAGAAACAAAGTCTCCATCAAAGAGAACTGAAAGGCTTGGAGTCAATATTGGAGAAGGACTAAGAATTGGTCTTGAAAGAAAAACAAAAGAAGTAAAGTCTCAAGCAGACCAACTTGCAGAGGCATCAATTCCAAAGGTAGATACTGCTAATCAGGCAAAGTATGATGCTCTAAAGAATGACCCAGAACAAAGACAAATCCAGAAGTCTATTGACAGACACTATAGAGATAAGTTTGGTTCTAAGAAGGTTTCAGTTCCAACCGCAAGTGAATCAACAGAGACATCTTTAACAGTAGATGTTGATCCTAAGGCACTTATGTCTGATATGTCTGCAGTAAAGGCTGCTCGCCAGAAAGCAAAACAATTAGAAAAAGAAGCAGCAGATGCTGAGGCAGCAGCAGCAAAGATTAGAACTGAAGCAGCAAAATGGGAAGAAATTGCTGCCCGTGAAAAAGGCAAGAACATGCAAACTGCCGAGAATGCGAAAGACCTTAAAAAATTGGCTGATGAAGCAGAAATTAGAGCAGCAGAAGCAAGAATAAAAGCAGCAGATGCAGAACTTGCAGCAGCAGAACTTGAAGGAAAGACTCTTGTTATTTCTGACGAAGATGTCAAAACTCCAGGTAAAGTTCAAAAGATTCAAGATGATGTTCAAGAGGAAATTGTTAGTGGTACTCAAGAACAAGGCGATGGTCTAAGAAGAATTGTTGAAGGAACAGAAGATACCGTAGACTCAACTGTTTTAGTTGCAGATAAAACAGATGAACTTGCAACAGTAATTGGAGAAGGTATTCCAGTACAAACAGACAACTTGGATAACGTAATAACAACAGCAAACCTAAATGATGCAATTGTGGGAGCCACTGGAGACATACACGGATCTACAATAGATACAGCAATGTCTCAAGAAGATATAAATGAACTACAAGAACAAGAAAAGTTTTTAAGAGAGCAACTAAATAGTAACCTTGCAAAACAAAATTCTGCTCTTGCAGCAGGTAGCGATCTTAGCCAAACAGGTAAGAAGAGATATACCGAAAAACAAGCACTTGCTGAAGCATACGGTGATGGAACAGCAGAAAACCCAGGGTATACAATGGACAAGAATGGGCACTTACTATTTGATCCAGAGTTAGATGAAAACGGTAAGAAGCAACCAACAACCATGACTGAGAAACAGATTAAAAAGAAGAAGCGTGGTATGCGTAGAGAAAAGGTTTCAAAGTATTCTGGTAAAGCAACTGGCGCTCTTGGAGTTGCAACGATGGCAGCAGGAGCCCTAGGAGCACCACCACAGGTAACAGCAGCACTGGGTACAGCAACTACGGTAGCACAATTTGCTCCAATGCTTGCAGGTATGGGTCCAGTTGGTTGGGCAGCAGCAGGAATCATGGCAGTAGGCGCTGGAGCATACATGCTTAATAAGCACTTTGGTGATATGGCTAAGGCTGCAGGAAAGTTTGCAATTCAAACATCGGCTACAAGAGAAAGCATGAAGAAGATGGGAGAACTAACTGGAAAAGTTGGTGCCTCTCAGATTATGGACAGGAGAAGACAGGGATCTCAGTATAACAAATATAATGAGTCATATAAAACACCAAGCACATTTGGTAAAAAGTTTATGTCTTCAGATCTTGGAAAAGAAGCAAAGAAAACATTTAAAGAAAATATTGAAAAGTTTGGTGATCAAAAAGCCGTTGATGATCTTGCGCTAAAGTTAGCAACACAAGTGGCAGATGGTGTATTGACTGGAGATCAAGCAGACAGCATTGCTCAAGCCCTAGGAATTTCACTAGGCAAGCAAAGTGTTGGAGTCCAAGTAATTGGACAAATGAAAACCATGATTGGTCCAAATGGAGAAAATCTTAAAAAAGAACCAGTAAAGGCAAGGCTTTTATTGTTGGCAAATGCAAGAAACAGAAGCATGAAAGCAAGCAAGAGCGCTGAATCAAAGGACACATCTTTTACCCAAAGAAGAAAAGATATTGCTGCTCTAGCAGCATACAACATAAACAATGTTGAAATGGCAAGTATGCTGGCAGATCAAGTTGCTATAGAGTACGAAACACAAAAGAAAAAACTAGAAGCAGAGATAGCATCTACTACAAACCTAGAGAAAAAATTAAAACTACAAACTCAACTTGGCATACTAAAGGATAAGGAAAAAGTAGATACAGAGGTAATGAACAATGCTATAGTTAATGAAATATTTGCAGCACAAGCAGACTTTAAGAAAAACTATAGTAGCCTTTCATTTGGTACTGGAGCAGAAAAAGAAGATGCATTTTTTGATTCATCAAGAGCAGTTGTTCAGAATGCATACAAAGGAACAGGACAAGAAAAGGCTTCAGAAGATTTCTTAAATAGAACAGAAGCATTTGGTGATCTTGGATCTACCGATAAAGAAACTGGCTTATTTAAATCAAATGGCCTTGAAGGACAATTCCAAGCGCAAGAACTACAAGCAACCATGGAACTTCTTGTTGGAGGAAAAGTTCTTTCACCAGATGAGGCAAACTCAATGCTTGATCTATTTGGATCAAGGCTTGGAGAATTAACTCAAGTTTTAACTTTGTCAATTAAAGAACATGGAACTGGAAAAACAAAAGAGTTATTTAATATGTTTACACAGTTTAAAGACAAAGATCTAGGTGCAGATCTTGTTCGCTATGTTGTTTTAAATAAAAAAGACCCAGCAAAGTTTGATGCTATTATGGAGACTATTTCAAACATTAAGTCTCTAGACGGTCTGTCAATTGATATGGAACTTTTATTAAAGGGTGGTGGACCAGTACTAGAAGAAATAGCAAGAAGAGTTGAGGCTATTGAAGGAATTAAAGCAGATATAGAAAAGCAAGACAAACAAGACAAAAAAGATAAAAAGAAGCCAAAGACTGAGGAAGAATCAGCAAATGATGTTTTGGATAGGGCAAGCAAGGCCGACTCTGCATCAAAGAATGCATTTGATGCGCTAAGAAACGATCCCGTTGCAATGGCAGAATTTGTTAAAATGTCAAGAGAATCGCAAATAGAATATGTACAAGATTTAGTTATAACCTATGCACAACAAAATACTATAACAGACGATCAACTTAAAGCACAAAGAGATGCCTGGGTTAATCTACAACTTATGACTAGTGAAGATACAAGAATGTTGGATAGTCGATCAAAAGAATATATTGCTGCAAAAGCAGAATTTGAAAGACTTTATGGCCTTAAAACTTCAGGACAAAGATCAGTAGACCTTCTTCCACGAGTAGTTCCAGACCCAATAGTTGTTAATGATGGAACAGGTGATGGCGATGGAACTAAAAAAGAAAGAGACGCAACATATGATGAACTAAACAAGCGTCTTAGAAATGTTCGTAACTCTGCAATTGATGCAGCAGGGGGATTAAAAGAACTACAAAGGGCCATCGCAGCAACTGGAAGCAAGGCTATTGGAAACAAGTTTAAAGGTCTTGAGCAGCAGTTAATTAATATGGGCCAGACTAGCCAATTCACAGATTATCTTTCAGGCCTTGATACAAAAGAACTAAAGAAGTTTGCTTATACAGCAACTGCTGCGGATGTAAAAAAGAAAAAGGGTAAGCAAAAATACACTCAGGTAGATCCCGAAACTGGAAAGATGGTTACCAAGTATCAAAAGTTTAAGGCAGGAGACACTGTCCTTACTCAAACTGGTAGGGATATGGAGCAGGGATACAAGAAGGCTATTATTGGAGATTACAATAAGGAGCAACTTAAGTCTGTTACTCTTGCTAAACAAGAAATTGCAGCAAGAGGAAAACTCCTTGCCCTTGGATTTGATGAAGTAGATATTAAGACAATGCTTGCAGATGAAAACTATAAAACTCTTATTGCCACAGGCAAGGTAACAAAGCAAGAACTAGAAACAAATGCTGCCCTTACAAAACAACAAAGAATTAGAAACCAGATTAATGGGGCCGTTGCAGGACAAAAGGATTTGCAAAAGATTACAGCAAATCAAAAGAGAATTCCAGAAGTTGTAGCAATGATGCAACAAGGTGGCATGAGCGCAGAAGCAATTCGTGCAGCAATATCTGACCCAGAAATGCTAGATACATTAATTAATGGTATGGACAACTTTAGTACTCTTGCAAAAGATGCCCAGGATGAGTTTAACCATTTGCTTTCACAGATTAATGAAATACCAGAAAGAAAAATTATTGAAATTGTATTTACTCAAACAAAGGAAGAAAAAAACATTAAGGCTGCTGATGCTGCACTTGAAATGCTTGATGTTTACAAAGAGATTGACGAAAATACTTTAAAAAATAAAGAAGGAAATACTTTTGCTGGTCTTCAAGTAATGATAGAAGATCTAAATAATGATGCCAAGATTGCACAAAATGCTATTAATCAAACTCAATCTCAAATCGATACGATGCAAAAAGAAGTTGATGCAGACCAAAGGGCCATTGAAACAAACTTTACTAGACCAATAGAAAAGAAACAAAGAGATATTGAAAAGTTAACAAGAAGTGCTGAACTTAACTTTACTAGACCAATCCAGGCATTACAAGAAAGATCTGCTGTACTATCCCATGACTTAGAGGTTATGAATAAGGCTGCAGAAGCAATCAATGAGAAATATGATAAGCAGCAAGAAGCGCTTACAAAGGTTGCGGAAATAAATCAGCAGATTATCAATCAACAGCAGCAGCAACTTGGTTTAGCAGATGCGCTTTCTCAGGGAGATATTTCAGCAGCAGCCAAGGCAGTTCAAGATATTCGATCCACCAACGCAGCAAACTACGCCACCAGCGCCCAGGACGCTTTACAAAAAGCAAGAGAAAACGAAGTAGGGGGTCTTCGTGGAGGAGTAAGTGGAAAGTCTCAGAAAGAAATTGAAGCAGAGCAATGGGATATTAGTCAAAAAACTTATGACCTTGAACTTAAAAAGGCTGCGGTAGATAAAGAAATACTTGGAATACAAGATTCAATATATGCTCTAGAACAACTTAAGATAGCAGCAACTGACGCAATTCAAGTTAAGACAGATGCAATTGCTAAGATTACTTTTGGAACATTACTAGATCAACAAAATGATCTTAAAGCAATTCAAGACAAAATTCTTCCATTACAAACACAAAGTGATTTGCTTGCTAAACTAATTAAGGCAAATGACAGCAATAGAATAATTGGTGAAAAGACTAGAAAAGATTGGGAGTTAACAAAGAAAGAAGCAGAGGCTCTTCAAAAACTTGCAGCAGGAGATTTAGCCCTAGCAATCGCTGCAGCAAGCACTGAATCTGCAAAGATGAAGGGCTCATGGGAAAAGATAAGAGAAGCCTATGACGCAATTAAAACTAAGTCTATTCAAATAACTGAATATATTAATAGAGTCTATAGCCCTATGCCAGCAGGAGCAGATGATCCAGGGGCAGATGATCCAGGAGCAGATCCAGACGCAGCCAAGGCTGCAAGAGATGCAGCCATAGCAGCAGCCCTTAGAAAGTTAACATCTGGACAAGCAATGACTGATGAAGAAAGAGCATTGCTTGGAATGGGACCAAACCCTAAGCCTGGAAATGGCAGCACTGGCAGCACTGGCAGCACTGGCAGCACTGGTAATAGTACTAGTGGAACAGGTAATTCAAATACAACAACAACCGCAGCCTCAGCAGATGCTGCAAGAGCAGCAGCAGAAGCAAAAGCAGCAGCAGCAGCCAAGGCTGCAGCCCAAGCAAAGATTGATGCAGCAAATGCAAATAACAGAAAACTTTTAGCAGAGTTGCAGGCAAGAGCAGCAGCAATTCCAAAATCAAGAACAAAGCCAGGAACGGGTATGTATCTTGGATCAATGTTCATTCCTCCAGTAACTCAAAGACTGGTTGCAGGAACTGGTGTTGTAGTTAACGGAAGACTTGTAGACCCAGTCTACAAATATTCTGGAGGTATGATTGGAATGAGGCCAGGCGGATCAGATACTGTACCAGCAATGCTAACTCCTGGAGAATTTGTAATGAGTCGATACGCAGTAAATACCCACGGCACAGATAAAATGAAGGCAATTAATTCAGGAGCAAGCGTAGGAGATTCAGTGTATAATTATAACCTAAGTGTTAATGTTAAGTCTGATGCAAATCCAAATGAAATTGCCAAGACCATTATGGCACAAATTAAGCAGATAGACTCACAAAGAATGAGGGGGACTAGAATCTAATGGCTACTTCAGCATACATGACAGGAAGACGAAAGTATAATCGTCCACAGGCTGTTCTATTCTCTAATAATCCTGGCACTCTTGTTAATGGTCTTTATGTTCCGAATGGTTTTGAAATTGGTCAAGACCCAGGGTCTACAATTGACCCATCGATATTAGATGAATTTTTAATTCTTTCAGACCACAATAGATCTGAGATTAAGGTTACCCCAAACCGAATAGAAAAAAGAGAAAGAATGATTAATGGGCATATGCGTTCATACCATATTGCTGATAAAATGAACTTTGATTTTTCATGGGACGAACTGCCATCAAGGGCTTTTGCATTGAGGCCAGACTTTAACACCAGTACAGGGAAAAGTACGCTTATAGGGCCATCAGGGACCCCATCAGCACCACCGCAGCAGTACACCGTGGATGGCGGGGCAGGCGGAGGAGAACTTCTTGACTGGTATGAAAACCATACTGGATCATTCTGGATGTTCTTAGCCTACGACAAGTATAATAATTTTGGTAGTGATAATGCAGCCTATGGACACCTAAATCAATACAATGAAATTGTAGAAGTATATATTTCAAAGTTTGACTATACAATTGCAAAAAGAGGACAGAAGCATGATTTCTGGAATGTATCTCTTTCTTTGGAAGAAGTATAATGTTCAAAAATGAAGAACTCCAGAAACACCTAGAAGAGTCTCAAACAATCAGAAGCCGTTCTGCAGTGATTGCTGAATGGAATATGAACATACCTGAGAACATAGAAAAAATTGGAAACTATAGATACAGACCCACACAGCCAGAATCAAAGTTCTTTTTACTACCAAACACATTTGATATGAATGATGATGGTCAATATTACACAGGGGCAACTGACTCAGATGTAAAAATTGATGGTGGGCTAGATGAAGAGAATGAGAACATTCCAACAACTATCTTAACAAAGAAAGAAAAATTTAATACTATATATTCTTTAGAAGATTGTTTCAAGCAATTTAGACCAAGGTCTGGAATCAATAAAGCACGATTTATTGGAAAGTCCTATACTCATCACGCAAATGTGACGATGGCTAACAGACCAAGATATTACATGGCGGATAGAAAAGATCCATTTAAGTATTGGACATCCTACAGAAAAGAAGATAGCATAGAGTATGGAGTTGCAAACAAACTAGTTAATAGTCAAAACTCTATAGAAGATACAGTTCCATTTGTGGTTTATAAAAAAGATATTCCAACCAATAGAATTGTTATTAAGATGCAAACACATACGGGAGATGTAAACCTAGGCTCATTTACTTGGGATGGCAAAACATTCTTAGACCCATTTTACGGTGATTCAAATAAAGCAACTCCCAAGAAGTGGAAGATTCAAACATTAAAAAATAATAACTGGGTAGACACAATTTCTTTTAATGCAAACTCTACAAGGCCAGATGGAACTCCGATCATTGGTTCTGACGGTTATGTAGAATTAATGTATGGTCTAAAGGTGCCAGATAAATACAAAAAGATATTTTCTTTTGCTGAGACAATATCATCTACAGTTGTTCTTCCAGATAAAAATATTGATGGATATGCCTATCTTCTTATTGAGAATGAAAATGAAATTGGAAGGTTCTATATTTGGAATGATGGGATATACGAAACATTTGTTCCAACCTATGGATGGCAACTTGCAGAAGAGGAAACATCAAGGCTGACAAATTTTGTTACAGACTTTACCAACCCAAGTTTTTATAATTCTGCATCAGAAGGTGTTAAGAAGTTCCGTGAATTTGAAAATGTTCGTGGTATCAGAATTGTTGTAGATACCATGACAAAAGTAGACACAACCTTTGACCTAATTGAAATATCTCCTAGACTTGCATCAAACATTACTAATATGGTAATGGATTTCTCAGTTACAAAGAGTGCATCAGATCTGGGCATTAGCGGATTACCCGTAGGACAACTTCTGGCATCTACAGGAAAGATTAAGATATTTGACTATGATGATTCTTTTTCTGAGATAAATCCAAACAGTATAATTAGAAATTATCTTTCTAGAAATATTCAGTTTAAGTTCTATGATATTGTTGTTGACTTGGGTGGATATGACTATTACATACCAATCAAAACAATGTACTCAGAGTCATCTCCAGAAGTTTCAAACTCAGACAAGATTGCAGATATTAGTCTTAGAGACATGTTCTTTCATTTAGAGTCTTCTATTGCTCCAGAAATGTTATTGACAAATGTTTCTACAAGTTCTGCAATCTCCCTGCTTTTAGATTCTACTGGATTTTCGAACTATACATTTAAAAGAATTCCTGGAGAAAAAGAAATGACCATTCCATATTTCTTTATTCCACCAGACACGAGTGTTGCAGAAGTATTAGAAGACATAGCAATATCCACACAAACAGCAATGTTCTTTGATGAGTACAATAATTTTATAACAATGAGTAAAAATTACATTATGCCATCTCTGACTGAAAGAGAGACAGATATAACTCTGTATGGCACAAAAGATCAAACAAAAAGCGGTATTGTAAATAATTTCCATACAAACAACAAACTTGCCAATATCATTGAATTTACTACCAACGATACTAAGCCATATAACGATGGAAAGATTACCTATACATCAAGATCAATTCAAAGATCTATAGCATCTACTAGCCAGGCAATGCTTATTGATAATGATAGAACATATATATATAAGCCAGTTCTTTTATGGGAAGTTACTGGAGAGGATAATCTAAAGTCTTCAAATGGTCAGGTTGGAAACCAGTCAAACTATCTTCTATCTGCTATACCGCTAAACTCTAATCTTTCAGCATCAGTTCCAACAGTTGTTAACAATGTTTTACAAAATAACACAATGAATTTTGGAGAGGCCGTATATTGGCTATCAAGGTACAATGGATACTTCTATGCGGGTGGAGAAATAGTAAAGTATGACGCAATAGAATACAGTGTTGCTGGAGTTGGAAATGTTTGGATTACAGATGTTCAGGAGTATTCTTCTTACCTTTCCAAGGTTCCTTTTAATGGAAAAATGTATCCTACAGGGTCTGTAAGAATCTATGCTGAGCCAAACTATGAGGAAGTAAGTGGAGTTTTAAGATTAAAGAATGGAGCAGTAGCAAAGCACGGAAGAGGTCAATTTGGAACACCAGTTGTTGCTCATAGTGCAGGACTAAGCCCCTACTGGTCTGACAACGCAAATCTTCGTGGAGTAACTATGAAGTCAGATGTCTTGTTTAATTCATCCGCCTCAGAACTTCCAACTAGCGCAGCAGGTTTGTCACAAGGTGCTGCAGGTCTAACTGCATTTGTTAATCTTGGAACACCCCCAGTTGAGACACCATTGACAAGTAATGAACTTGCTAAAAAAACAACAAGAAATGGAATCATTAGAAACTTCTTGGCATCTACCTATCTAGATCAATCCACCACAAATACCCTACAAAGCACACAGGCTGGAGCAGTTCAGTCTTCAGCCCTAGTTGTTAGTGGGCCAGTTCTTACAACCTATCCAACTGCAAACCAGTTTGTTTCTTATGTATATAAAAAACTATCAAACAAATTCACACACTTTGGAACAAGAGTAAGGATTGTTGGTAAGATAGAAAATAACACTGACTCTGGGCAAAGCGCTGTTGGAAATTCGACATACTATGTTATCCCAGGAGATGATCCTTCAAAAAGCATAAGCATCGCAGGTGGCGGTGGAGGCATGGCAGTATTGATAAACCCAGAAACAAACAATGGTTATTATTTTGAGATTGCTGCATTGGGATCTTCTGGACTTACTAACAAAGAAAATTCAAATGTAAACAATGTTTTCTTTTATAAAATATTAAAAGACAATTTAAACAATGCCGTACCAGTAAAACTTTGGGAGGGGCTAACAAGTATAACTGTAGACGACGGAAACTTTGTTGGTCAATACAGAGTTGCAGCAGAAGAAAATCCAACAGTATACGATCTTTCTGTAGAGTATCAAGATATTGGATCAATCAGAAGATTTTTCCTATATATCAACAACACACTAATTAAAACTGTAGACGACATATCTCCTCTTCCAATCTATAACAATATGGCACTCTTTGTGCGAGGTGGATCAAGATTGATGTTTGAGAATGTGTTTGCTATTTCAAATAATTATTCAAAAAACACAGCCTATGCGCTAAGCACACCAGTAAACTCAATCTTTGATGATGGAGAAATAACGGTAAATGAATCTTTTAGAAAATATTCTATGAGTGGAATTGTTCAGTCAACATATTTATCTGGGATAGAATCTTCAGACTCTCCATCCCACAATATATATTTTGAAGAATTCGGAACAATTATGCGTGAAGCATCCTTGTTTAATGTAAGATATGACAAGGCTTGGCCTGCACTATACGCAAAGATGTCTCCAACATTTAATAGTTTAAAGGGATACACGGTCTCTGGATTTAGAGCAGGTTCTTATGGAGCAGAGTTTATGATATTTAATTCAACAGATACAGCGCTTAGTCTTTCATCTGAGTCTGGAAACTATTTAAGAATTCAGGGTGTAACATTTACGCAGCAGTCGGAAGGCTCCTTGAGTGTAGACGAATATTTTTCTAAAGTTTCTAATCTAGCAGATCCAAATATTAGTAATGGTGTAGTCATTACTTCTCCACTTAAAGCAAAGAAAGACTATGAAGACATAAAAGTTAGTCGACTTACCTATGGTAATAAGGATTTTAATTTAAATGTTCCTTATGTTCAAACAGAAGACGATGCTAATGATTTAATGAAATGGACAATATCAAAAATAATGAAACCAAGAAGAAGTATTGGTGTGAAGGTTTTTGCATTGCCAACAGTTCAACTTGGAGATATTGTCAAAGTTGAATATTTTGAAAATGGAATTAACAAGGGTGGAAATAATAGATTTATTGTTTACAGCATCCAGTATTCAAAATCAGATAAGGGTCCAGATATGACACTATACTTAAGTGAGGTGGTCTAATGTCAACAGAAGCAACTTCTCCACAACCATCAAATAACAGTACTTCAACAGCGTATCCAGCAGTCAAGGTGGCAACCCCAGACTTATTTATTTTTAAGGATGATGTTATCCCTGAACAGTTAATGATAGATTTAATATTTGAAGACATCGGGGGACATGAACTAATTACCTTATCTAGAAATGATTTAATCTCTGGTCAAACAATTTCATACCAACCAATTAAAAACATAAGTAGCCTTTACCTACAATACAATCCACAAAACATTCTAAACCTACAGGATACATCAGTTACGATATTTAAGAATTTTCCTATTAAGATTGAAAAGTCTTTGCCTGCAGTAGGAACTGGTCCTGGTGGAAAAACTGTATATATAAACGCTGATGGGGATCTTGTGATAGAGGTAGTAAATCTTGAGCCAGACGAACAACTAGATGTGCAGATTTTGATTTCTGGAGAACGACTTAATGGTACAATATATGAGGGGACAATTTAATGATTACAGAAAAAGGAAAGTCTATTATAGCCAAATATCTTATTGGCCAGGCTCCTGCATACGCATCTTATATTGCTGTAGGCTGTGGGGCTAAACCACTTGATCAGTCAACTGGAGTATTTGGAGACTATTCAGAACAAAAATCTCTTGATTTCGAGATGCTAAGAGTTCCTATTATTTCCAGGGGATTTGTCAACGAAGATGGCGATGATAAGATTGTCCTAACAGCAGAACTACCATCTGATGAAAGATATGAAATTACAGAGGTTGGAGTTTACTCAGCAGGATCAAACTCATCTGCAGGATCGCTAGACAGTAGAGCGCTATTTTCTTTTACCCAAACAGAGAACTGGGAATATCATAAAGAGACAGCAGCAACATCTATTAAGATTGTTTATGATCCACTAGATGGAAACGACGCAGACAATGTTATTAATGAGACAGAAAATGTTTTTCAGACAAATGCAGACAACAGAGTCTTTACGGACGACACGAGACTTGACAGAAACGAAAGATGTAGATTTTTAAATAATATAATTCTTATGTCTGGAAACTCTTCAAAAATTCAATCAACAAGCGGAAAACTATCTATTCTTCCACAGTGGACAGTAGGTCAAACAACATACAAGTCCGAGCACATACACTTAAACGGTAATAACATTGATCTAAATAGACAGTCACCAAAGGATGAGTTAAGACTAGCATTCTCAGTAGTAAATAGAGATGGAAATGCTTCAGTCAATCCAAAAAGGGTTATGCTTCTTTTAGAGTTTGACTCTGCAGATGCTCACAATACTGGTCAGTACGCTAGGTTTGAGGTAGATATAACACACGCAGCAGGACATGCTTCTAACGATTTTACTACCAATAGATATTTTGTTATTAATAAAAAACTTGAAGAATTAACAAAGGCTACATCTTTTTCTTGGAGCGCAGTTAACACTGTTAAGATCAGCGTTTGTATCCTTGATCAAAACGATAATCCATCATCTGATTTTTTTGTAGCCCTAGATGCATTAAGAATTGAAAATACAGACGATCTCAATATCCTTTATGGTTTGGTAGGATATTCTGTTATAAAAAATGTACAAGCCAGACCAATTTTAAAATCTGCTAACAGCACAAACTTTGTTGAGTTTAGGTTTAATATTGGTGTTGTGTAATGGCAACAGAAAAAATAAAAAGAGTAATTATTCCAAAGTCAAAACTTCCTGCATATAGTGGAAATGATCAGGCATATGTTGTAAGATACAGGATAGTATCAGAAGATAGAAACAGAAACTCTCACTGGTCTCCACAGTATAAGTTGCCAATCCCTGCTTATATAGATAATGATACTCCAGCAGTAAATTTTGCCATAGGGCTAGATGCAACTAAGAAAATTATATCTATAGCGTGGACTCCAACACCAGATATCAATAATGAGTTTGATGTATACCTAAAGTGGGATAGTGCTGATTGGGTATTTGAAAAGAGAGTTTTAACTCCATCATATACAGTATTGGCAAAGGCTGGAGCAACATCTGTAAAGGTTTGTGTTCAGATTCCAACATTCCCAAACAAGAAGTTTGAGCATGCCAAAATTTTTGAATCTAATTCGATTAGCCTAGTGGTATAATAGTAGTATGACTATTCCATTACCTGAGCGTGGCCAACCACTAGATGTTGGATACATATACACAATTGTAGAGTCTTTAAATAAATTAATTGCACAGACACCACTATCTACATCAAAATATGTAACAATAGATGTTCCAGGAATTGGTCAGCAAAGCGTTAGAACATCTGATGCGAAGATTATTGGTGGCTACAAGGAGATCGTAAATAGCGCAAGTAAGACAAAGGGAGACTCGGTTGCATTCTCTTATGACTTTAACACTAGTTTTAAATATACACCTATCGCTGTTGCTACACCGCTAAACATTGCCAATACCTCTGCTGGAAAGAATGTTTCAGTTGTTCTAAAAACTGTGACTACTTCAAAAGTTGAGGGTGTAGTAATTTTTAATGAAACTGGAGATGTAACCGTTGCATTAAATATTATAGTGGTAGGAATTCCTAACTAATGCTTAGATGCTCAAGATGCAAGGGAAGAATGTTTGTTGATAGACAGTATAGTTCTCCTATGCATTTAGAAACATATTGCATGCTTTGCGGAAATAGAAAATTTTTTAATCCACCAAACGATTCATTGGAGGGGAAATGGCTTTTAAAAAAGGAAGCATTGAAAGCGAAGGCTACAATCTCGCCCCTGTAATTCCTGGTAACAAAAAAGTTTGGTTTTTAAATGGTGATCTTGTAAGAGTTCATCACCTCAATCGTTCTAATGGAATCATGTCTGTATACAATATAACTCAGGACAGAATAGAAAGTTGTCTAATCGGTGACTTTAAAAAGAAAAGGCAGAGAGCCTATACTGTTAGAGAGACTGCTGATTTAGTTAATCGTCATAAAAAATATATGCCATCATTAATGAAACGAGGAGTCATTCCATTTCCAACGGGATCTCAAAAAGGTGGGGCAAGAGGATTTCAAGTAAGATCATATTATTCAGAATCGCAAGTAAAAGAGATCCGTGATATACTTGCTACATACCATATTGGAAGACCAAGAAAAGACAATTTAATAACAAATGATATGACACCAAGCGCTCAAGAGTTGACAAGGCGAATGGGAGACGGTATACTTACATATGTAAAGACTGAAGATGGGAGATTTGTTCCAGTGTGGGGCGAATCTATTTAACGAAAGGCATCAAATGGAAGAAACAAAGGTATCAGTAACATTGGGATACACGCTTAACCTAGGAAATTTTCAATCTCTTCGATTGGATCTTGGAGTAGTTGATTCAAAGCGTGATGGAGAAAATACAGATCAGGCATTTGAGAGGGTCTATAAGTTTGTTGAAGATAAACTTGCTCAGAAAATTAACGAAGCAAAGTCTGAAATAAACGAGTAATGGCCGAACGCAAAGACCGTATGGCTTTGCTTTCAAGATACAGCAAGTATCATACCGCAAGGTACGAATCAAAGCCATCCCTTAATCTAAATGTAGAACAGTGGGCATCCGATGCTCTTGTTGAATCATATACTTTGTCTGGGTGTTACGATATACTTGAATATTACTTTAAGGTTGCAGAGAATCCTTCTTGGAACCACTTTGCATATAACGCAGAAAAAATATTGCAGGCACAAAAAGATAAAAAGAAAGACGACGAAGAGAGAGCAGAGCGTAGACAAATGGCTAAGGAGTGGCTAAGTGAATAACACTGAGGCAAAGGTAATATCTGCAGTCTTGCAAGATAAGCAGGTGCATGTTCTTCTCCAAGCAAATATTGATAATCTTCTTAGAACTCATACAGATCTTTGGGAGTTCATCAGAAATTACTTTGAGCACAACAGTTCTGTTCCTCCAGTAAATCTTGTTGTTGAAAAGTTTCGTGACTTTGAACCAGTAGCAGGAGTTGGTTCAACAAAGCACCACCTTGAAGAGTTGCAGACTGAATACTTAAATGATAGCCTTAAGGATATTCTTAGATCAGCAGCAGGAGATGTTCAGCAGGGACAAGGCAACAAGGCGTTAGATAATCTAATTACTCAGACATCAGAGTTAAAGAAAAACACTTCAGCAATTCGTGATATTGATGTAACTGATCTTGAGTCAGCAGTTGCATACTTTGAGAATTTAAAAATTCAGCAAGCAGCAGGTCATGTTGGAATCAAAACCAATCTTCCAGGTTTTGATAACTATCTTCCTTCTGGAATTATGCCAGGGCACTTGGGAGTCTTTCTAGCATACCCAGGTATAGGAAAGTCTTGGATGGCTCTATACTTTGCTGTACAGGCCTGGAAACAGGGCAAGAGCCCACTTGTAATCTCACTTGAGATGTCAGAAACAGAAGTTCGTAATCGTGTATTCACAATTATGGGTGAGGGGCTTTGGTCACATAGAAAACTCAGTAATGGTGAAGTTGAAATGGAAACCCTAAAGATGTGGCATGCAAAGCATCTACAAGGTAAGCCAGAGTTCCACATCATCTCAAATGATCAGGGTGGAGAAATTAATCCATCAGTGCTTCGTGGAAAGATTGACCAGTACAAGCCAGACTTTGTAATTGTCGACTATCTACAATTGATGGCTCCTAACCAGAAGTCAGACAATGAAACGGTACGAATGAAGAACCTTTCAAGAGAACTTAAACTAATGGCTATTGGTGAAGAGGTTCCTATTATTGCTATTTCATCTGCAACACCAGATGATGTTAATGATCTTAGCGGAGTTCCTACTCTGGGGCAAACCGCTTGGTCTAGACAGATCGCATATGATGCAGACTGGGTTTTAGCACTTGGCCGTGCTACAAATAGTGATATCATTGAATGCGCTTTTAGAAAGAACCGTAATGGTTTTATGGGAGACTTCTTAGTCCAGTGTGATTTTGACAAGGGATATTATAGATACAAAGATTTTGAAGATAAGTAGGTATAATATGAATTATGGTTCGTTATCATCACAAGCAGATAAAGAAGTTCAATTTAGATGGGGTCATCCACGATGAATCAGCCATAGGCAGGCTAAAGACTGAATACATCAGGCTGGTTGTCTCAGAAATGAAGATCAGTGGGTGTGTTCCAAGATTTGACATAGAGCCAGATTTTACGATAGACTATAATGAAAAGAAGAAGTACTTTGAGTTCGAATTAACAATATACGGAATATATGTAGGGAAAAGGAAAAGCGAATGGATAGCAGGAATAGACGGAACCAAACCAATAGGTATACCAAAGAACAGATCAAGAGAGTTCTCACAGGAGCAGGTATAGATGTTGAGTCAGAAATTGATTCCGATTATATAATTTTTTGTCCATATCACAACAACACCCGAACACCAGCAGGAGAAATAGACAAGTATAGCGGGACATTCTTTTGTTTTTCTTGTCAGCATGTTTCAAATTTAACAGAGTTCGTAATGCATGTTTCTGGAAGAACCTACTTTGAGTCTGAAAGATTTATTAAGAGCAAAGAGTCAGAAGGAAACCTAGAGCAAGATATTAATAAGGCTCTCTATCAAAAGCCAGAGTTTGTTTTATTTGATGAACTTATTCTTAAGCGCTTGCATAATAATCTTGTTTCATCAGACAGAGCAAAAGATTATTTTAGGTATCGTAAAATTGAACTTTCTTCTTGGTCAAAATTTTCTTTGGGCTACTCAGAAAAACAAGACATGGTAACTGTTCCAGTTCATAGCCCAGATGGAATTCCAATCGGGTTTGTAGGAAGATCCATTGAGGGAAAAGAGTTTAAGAATACTCCTGGACTTCCAAAATCAAAAACTCTTTTTAATTTAAACAGAGTAAAAATGTTGGATAGCGTGTATGTAGTTGAGTCTTCATTTGATGCTATCAGACTGGATCAAGTTGGTCTTTCGGCTGTTGCTACGCTAGGTGCCAATGTATCAAACACACAAATAGAATTGCTTCAGAAATACTTCAATAACATTATTGTTATTGCTGATAATGATGAGGCAGGAGGAAATATGAAATCTAAGATAGTTGAAAAACTAGGATCTCGTGTCTCCGTTATCAAACTAGATAAACAATATAAAGACATAGGCGATATGGATGATAAATCAATTAAGGAACTTGACTTCTCGTTTGACAAATCCATATACTCTATGCTAAACTAATATAACAACACAAAGGAGAAATATATGAGCGTAGTAAAGGGACTAAAAGCAATCAATGCCCTGCTCGACAAACCAAAATCAGATGGACCAAAGGTTCGTTGGCTAAAGTTAGCAGACGGACAATCAGCAAAGATTCGTTTTATTGAAGAACTTGACGAAGACTCTGCAAACTATAACGAAGGTCGTGGACTTGCACTAGTTGTCAAGGAACACACAAACCCAAAGGACTACAAGCGTAAGGCTGTAGACACAATGGATACAGAAGGTCGTGACTGGGCAGAAGAGATGCACCGCAAAGATCCAAAGGCTGGCTGGAGAGCCCGTCTTCGTTTCTACTGCAATGTACTTGTAGACGATGGCCTAGAGCCACCATATGTTGCTATCTGGTCAATGGGTATCAGCAAGCAATCATCATTTAACACAATCAAGGAATACGCAATGGAGACTGGAAGCATTTCAAATGTTGTCTGGAAGTTAAAGCGTAATGGTCAGGGAACTGAAACCAACTACACACTTATTCCATCTGCACCAGACAAGGAGCCATTTGATTGGACAGGCACAGAGCCATATCCACTAGAGTCTGCTCTTCGTAAGGTTCCTTATGCAGAACAAGAAGCGTTCTACCTTGGCTTTGACAGCCCATCCGTTACCAGCACAAATACTGACTGGTAATAGATGAATTACGTAGGCTTACATGTCCACACCCATTTTAGTTTATTTGATGGGATTGCTACTCCAGAAGAATACGTTGACCGTGCAGTTGAGTTAGGGATGCCAGCAATTGCCATCACTGACCACGGTACTTTATCTGGGCATAGGGAACTGCACCGTATTGCAAAAGCAAAGGGCATTAAGCCAATTCTAGGTCTAGAAGGATA